ATCAGGAACTAGTGGTACTTCAGGTTCATCAGGAACAAGTGGAACATCTGGTTCAAGTGGTACAGACGGTACTTCAGGAACAAGTGGTTCATCAGGAACTAGCGGAACATCAGGTTCTTCAGGAACATCAGGAACTAGTGGTTCAAGTGGAACTAGCGGGACCTCAGGTTCAAGTGGCACAGATGGAACTTCAGGAACAAGCGGTTCAAGTGGAACATCAGGAACAAGTGGTACTAGTGGAACATCTGGTTCATCAGGAACTAGCGGAACCTCAGGATCAAGTGGCACAGATGGAACATCAGGAACAAGTGGTTCATCAGGAACTAGTGGTACCTCAGGTTCATCAGGAACAAGTGGAACATCTGGTTCATCAGGAACTAGCGGAACCTCAGGATCAAGTGGCACAGATGGAACATCAGGAACAAGTGGTTCATCAGGAACTAGTGGTACCTCAGGTTCATCAGGAACAAGTGGAACATCTGGTTCATCAGGAACTAGCGGAACCTCAGGTTCAAGTGGCACAGATGGAACATCAGGAACAAGCGGTTCATCAGGAACTAGTGGTACCTCAGGTTCATCAGGAACAAGTGGAACATCTGGTTCAAGTGGAACTAGCGGAACCTCAGGTTCAAGTGGCACAGATGGAACATCAGGAACAAGTGGTTCAAGCGGTTCATCAGGAACTAGTGGAACTTCAGGGTCTTCTGGAACATCAGGAACAAGTGGTTCATCAGGTTCAAGTGGTACAGATGGAACTTCAGGAACATCAGGTTCATCAGGAACTAGTGGAACATCAGGAACAAGTGGTTCATCAGGAACTAGTGGTACTTCAGGTTCATCAGGAACAAGTGGAACATCTGGTTCAAGTGGTACAGACGGTACTTCAGGAACAAGTGGTTCATCAGGAACTAGCGGAACATCAGGTTCTTCAGGAACAAGTGGTACTAGTGGTACCTCAGGTTCATCAGGAACAAGTGGTTCATCAGGTTCAAGCGGAACTAGCGGAACCTCAGGTTCATCAGGTTCAAGTGGTTCATCAGGTTCAAGTGGAACAAGCGGAACATCAGGTTCGTCTGGATCGAGTGGTTCATCAGGTTCAAGTGGAACTTCAGGAACAAGTGGTTCATCAGGTTCAAGTGGTTCATCAGGTTCAAGTGGAACAAGCGGAACATCAGGGTCAAGTGGTTCATCAGGATTAGGAACAATTAACAATAATACAAATGATTTTGTCCTTACTGCAACAGGAACCGCGGGAACCATTAATGGTGAAGCTAACTTTACCTTTGATGGTACTACAGCATACATAAACGGAGCATTAGGAGTTGGAACAAATACACCAACAACTACTGGTTTGATTAGAGCAACCAATGACGTTGTAGCGTTCTACGGTTCAGATAGGAGACTGAAAGAAAACATCTCACCAATAACTAATCCTATTGATAAAATTAATCAAATAGGCGGATATGAATATGATTGGATTCCTATGGAAGGAATACATGAAAACGAAGGTCATGATATTGGAGTGATTGCTCAGGAAATTCAAGAAGTTTTACCTGAAATTGTTACACGAAGAGAAAATGGTTACTTGGCGGTCAAATATGAAAGAATTGTAGCTCTATTGATTGAGTGTGTTAAAGAACAACAAGTTCAAATTGATGAACTAAAAAATATAATAAAAAAATAGAATCAAAAATACAATTAAGTCCCTATCTGATATATAATTATTAGATAGGGACTATACTTAAAAATAATAATAATAATAATTAAAAATGGGATTAACTCCGGCCACAGGATCTGAAATTGCAATGTCGTGTGTCTATGACGCATTTGGGTTTCCAATTCCAACAATAAATATATCACTTAATGCGACATTAGGGTCTTTGAGGCAACCTCCTCAAGCACTCGGGGTAACTGCAATCCCTTCAGGTACTACAACAACACTTTCTGCAGATATGGGAGGATTAACCACACCTGATGATTATATCTGTTAACATAATGCCTTCATAACAATAATTAAAAATGGGATTAACTCCGGCCACAGGATCTGAAATTGCAATGTCGTGTGTCTATGACGCATTCGGATTCCCACTTCCAACGTTTAATATTTCACTTAATGGAATATTAGGAGCCCTTAGAGAACCTCCTCAAGCTCTTGGGGTTTCAGCAATTCCTGCAAGTAGTCAGACAACTTTATCTGCTGACATGGGAGGATTAACTACCATTGATGATTATACTTGTGATGGGCTTACATTCACAGCATTGATTTTAGGTACTTCTAATGGAGTGTCAGGATTCACATCAGATACTAATTTTTGTACGGGAACTACTACTTCTAGAACTGTTTATGTTCCACAGTCGGGTATAATTTCATTCCAAGAAGCGGCAGTAACTTATGGATTAGCAATATACAGTGCTACAACATTCATAAATGCAAACAAATATAATGGTGGTGACCAGTGGTATGGTTCAATTAGTAAGTCAGAAGTATTTCAAGTTGGAACTGACGGAGCAATGTCAGTATTCGGAGTATGTGCTTCACCAACACCAACTCCATCTGTAACTCCACCGTCAACACCAGCATCAACACCAGCATCAACACCAGCATCAACACCAGCATCAACACCAGCATCAACACCATCATCAACACCACCAGCATCAACACCAAGTTCAACTCCGTATCCAACAATTTATACTCACGGAGCGGTGAGAGCGACTTGTTCGGACTATTGTACTACGAACTATAATATAACGACCCTAACGAGTGCTGATGATACATACGCAGGACTTACCATAGGAGATTTTATTTATGGAATATCGGGAGCAGGGTTTATAGCGTATTCTAACGTATCGACCGATACTGCTACTGGACCATTCCAAATAGCGGAAATAAACTCGAGTGGAGAGATATTAGGTTTATACTTCTGTAATGGAAGTGTTTGCGACCCTTTATAATAATTTAATAAGATAAAAAAATATATTTATAAGTGATATGAGTTATATAATAATCTTAATCATCTGAAATATTTCATTATATTATCTCCACTAATCTTCAGAAAAGTAATTATATTTTGTATATTTTTATAAAAATATAATTATGAATTTTGATTACAAAAATTTTTTATCTGAGTATGAATTAAAACATATTGTGTGGTCAGGGATTGAATATGATAAGGAAAAATTGATAAACTTTATCGATAGATATAATCAATTAAAACACACACCAAAAACTAATGATTCAATTGAAGAAATTAGTATTATGGAAAATATTTTGAAAAAACAAGACAATGAAAATTTACAAAAGTTGTTGAATAATGATTCTGACTATAGTAGATGGGCAACTGTTGAAAAATTTTCAAGAAGAGCCGCGGTTGAAATACTTTTAGAAGGTAAATATTCCAAAGAAACTTTTTCAATTATTAGTAATTTACCGGTGGTAGATTTTAAGTTAGTGATGAAACGGACAAAAGAACTCATTAAAACTATTAATGAGACAATAACCGAATCTGAAATGGATACTTCTAAAATTTCTGGTGTGAAATGAGTGTCTACACAAATACAATATGGGAAGGAATACCTACATCGGTTTCCATATTGGTTCCAACGAGGGACACTGTGTATTCTCATTTTTCACTTTCACTTGGAAATTTAATAAAAACTACCACTCAGATGGGAATTGATGTACACCTTTTTTTTGACGCATCAACCATACTAATCAATCAAAGAGAGAACCTGATTGGTCAAGCCATTGCAATGAAATCTGAATGGGTACTTTGGTTGGACAGTGATATGATGTTCCCCCCAACAACTTTATTGAGGTTACTTGCACATAAACAAGATATTGTGGCTTGCAATTATATGAAAAGGGCTTCCCCATTCAAATCTGTTGCATTTACTGACACCAACGATTTTGAGAGTTGGATACCCATACAATCTGAAGATGATTTAGTTACAGTTGAAGCAATTGGAATGGGTTGTGTTTTAATGAAAACAGAACTGTTTAAAAAATTAGAAAAACCGTATTTTGAATATACCTACCAACCAAAGACTAATGACTGGGGAGGAGAAGATTTTACACTGTTTAAGAAATTGAATAAGGTTGGACATCAAGTCAAAGTGGATATGAACTTAAGTAATGAAATCTACCACATTGGAACCTATGCGTATGGTAAGAATTTGGAAGCAAACATTCAAAAAAAGAGTAAATAATCTTAATTATTTTCATGATTACAAATCAACCCTATATTGAAAAATACATAACCGCAAACGATGGAGAGTTAGTTCCATACCTATGGACGCATGGTGCAACTAAATCACATTTGGGGGATGGATTGATAGTATATTCTTTGATTCAACACATGAGGACAAAAGTTTGTGTTTGTATTGGTTCAGGTGGTGGATTTATACCAAGAATAATAACTCAAGCAAGGATTGATTTACATAATCAAAAAATATTCGAAGGAAATCCTGATTATAATTGGGGGGATATTGGGGTTACTTATTTAGTTGATGCTTGTAATGGGGTTGGAGGACCAACTGACATTGAAGATGAGAATTCATTTTTTAGAACCACATTTTATCCTCGTTTAATTAAATCTACATCGGTAGATGCTTACTATGATTTTTTTGTTAGACAAGATATCAAAATAGATTTTTTATTCATTGATGGAGATCATTCATATGAAGGGGTTAAAACAGATTTCGAATTATATTCAAAAATTATTTCCGATAACGGAGTGATAGTTTTACACGATACTGATGAAAACTATGAAAAAAGTTTGATTGTTTCAGAGGATTCAAAAAAAGACCATCATTCATTTGATGGGCCATCTAAATTGGTTCAAGAGTTACAACAAAGTCCTGAATGGAACTTGATAAATCTACATAATTTCCGTATATTAAAAGATAAGCCTTCTTCGAGTGGAATAACAATAATAAATAAAAAAATATGAAAGTATTAATTACAGGAGTTGCCGGTCTTTTAGGGTCTAGACTTGCTGATTGGATAATTGAAAATAAATCAGATGTTGAAATAATAGGTGTAGATAACTTAAGTGGGGGATACATTGAAAATGTTCATTCAAACGTTAAATTTTTTAATATTGATTGTAAATCTGATGAATTATCAGAAATTTTTAAAACATTTAAACCAGATTTTGTATATCATCTTGCCGCCTATGCTGCTGAAGGACTATCTCCATTCATCAGAAAATATAATTATGAAAATAACTTAGTTGCGACTGCAAATGTTATTAATGAATGTATTAAACATGATGTAAAGCGTTTAATTTTTACATCTACTCTTGCAGTATACGGACACGGATATGGTGGGATTTTTGATGAAAATCAAGTACCAAAACCAATTGACCCATATGGAGTTGCAAAGTATGGATGTGAAATGGACATTCAAATTGCTGGAGAGCAACATGGATTAGATTGGTGTATTATTCGTCCACATAATGTTTATGGTGTTAAACAAAACATTTGGGATAAATACCGAAATGTATTAGGTATTTGGATGTATCAACATATGATTGGGAAACCAATGACCATTTTTGGTGATGGTGAACAAACTCGGGCATTCTCTTTCATTGATGATTCTCTTGAACCATTATGGAATGCTGCGGTAAGACCCGAAGCATCAAAGGAGATTATTAACTTGGGTGGGGTAGAAGAAATATCGATTAAAGATGTTTCTAAAATTTTACGAGAAGTTATAGGGGATGGGGATATTGCCCACTTGGAGGGTAGACATGAAGTCAAACATTCAATACCAACATTTCAAAAGTCTGTGGACATTTTAGGATTCAAACATGAAACTTCTTTGAAAGAAGGATTAACTAAAATGTGGGATTGGGCACAGAAACAACCAATGAGAGAGAGATTTATTTGGAGTGATTATGAATTAGATAAGGGAATTTATAGTTTTTGGAAAAAATGATAAGATTGGTTACAGTCATAGGACATGGGATTAATTTACTACCACATTTTATTAAACATTATCAAAAGTATGTAGATGAGATTCAGATTGTTTGTTACAATTCAGATTTACATTCAAACATAAGTGATGAAGTAAAGAATCTTATAGTAGGGTATGAAAATGTTAGTGTTGTAAAGGAAGTTTTCCATCATAATTTTGATTGGGAGATGGTAACTAACCTGTACAATGAAGTTAAATCAACATATAAAAATGATTGGTGGGTCGTTGCAGACATAGATGAATTTCACTTGTATCCAAAAGATAATTTACAAAGACTTATATTAGATTGTGAGTTTAACGGATGGGATATTGTCCGAGGTGGTTTCATAGACAGAATTGGTAATGGAGGAACATTCCCAAAAATCGATGAAAATGAAAGTATTTGGGAACAATTTCCTGTTATGGGATTTTTTAGATACCCGATGAGTTATGCTTGTCCAAATAAAGTTTGTGTTATGAGAGGATGGGTAACGGTAACCAACGGACAACATTATGCCAAAATTGACGAACATACTACTTGGAGATGGCAAGGATGGGGACACCCGTTAATTGCTCCAATTAATACTCATTCAGTACAAGTTCATCATTTTAAGTGGGATGAAACCTCAATAGATAGAATAAAAAAAGTTGCAGATACCAATAAAGATTATTCATATTCAGATGAGTACATGAGAATGTATAAAGAGTTGGAAAAATCTAAATTTTTAATAGATTTGAATAATGAAGAGTTTATGATTGAAGAATCATCAGGATACGATGAATTCAAAAGATATAGAAAATGGAATAATTTAATAAACAAAATAACTTCGATATGACAGAATTAGATAAAGAAAAAGAAAAATTGTTATTAGAACAACGTAAAGTTAAAGCCTTAGAAAAAATTGCAAACACATTGGACGCTTTAACTGTTTGGGTAGAAGAAATTGAAAAAGATGAGTGGAGTCAAAGACTACAATACTATTTGGCAGAATTTCATAATACAATCAAACCAAAAGACCCAACCATAGATGGATAATCACAAGTTAGGAATAATTGTGCCCTATCGGGATAGATATTTTGACTTGGTAAAATTCAAAAGTCATATTACTGAATATCTGTCTGAATCTGGTATTGACTATTCTCTAATTATTGTGGAACAAGATAATGAAAAGAGTTTTAATAGGGGAAAATTATTAAATGTCGGTGCAATTTATGCGAAGAAACTTGGATGTGATTATGTTGTTTTTCATGATTTAGATATGTTGCCTGAGAAAGTGGATTATTCATACAGTGATATTCCTCTTCATTTGGCGACCAATCTTATAGGAACTGAAGATTTTAATAGAATTGTATTCGACCAATATTTTGGTGGTGTAACCTTATTTCCCATAAAAACATTTGAAGAAATTAACGGTTATTCTAACAATTATTGGGGGTGGGGGTACGAAGACGATGATTTATTGTATAGATGCGAACAATCCAAAGTTCCTTTAAATAGTAAACAAATCAGATTGGATGGAGGAAACACCGCGGCTTTGAAGTTCAATGGTAAAAATGCGTATGTTAAATCACCAAATATTTTTGATTTCATAAATCAAACAAGTTATAATCCTGACGGAAAAATAACAATTTTTGTTTCTTTTTGCCCCGATGATTTGGAATTGGACAAAGATAAAGATGAAGATATTATGTCAGTATTTTCTATACCTGGTTATGATTGTACCATAACTTATAATTCATATAGGAGGTATACTTTTCAAATATTCACTGACAATAAGAGAGTAGTTTTCATTCACAGTGACATCTTACCCAATTTCAAAACAAACATCACGATTACTATAGATAAGAATGAAAAAGAATTTTCAATGTATCAAAATGGAAAACTTGTTGGAGCAAAAAGAATTGGAACTTTTTATGACTATTCGAAAGAGTCTCATTTTTATTTAGGTTGTGGAAATCCACACAGAGAAAAAGATAATAACTATTTCAAAGGGACGATAAGTTCTTTTGCGGTATTCAATGACATCTTGGAGGAAGATGAAATCGAAGAAATATCCAAAAATCAATTTTTTGGATTGGCACAAAATTTCGGAAACTATAGATCTGACTATAAACTAATTTCATATTATGATGCTAAATTCATAAAAGGCTATCAATTGATAGATTTGAGTGAAAAAAGAAATAATGGATGGATTTATAATTGTGAAATAGTTGGAATTACATTCGACAACTACAAAGAAATTAAGATTCCACACCGTAGAGAATCTACGTTTAAACTATTGCCACATCAGGAAAATGGATATGAAAACGGTGGATGGAAAAGCCAAACTACAAGATTCAATCAGTTACGGTTTCATAATGAAGTTTTGATTAACAGTAATAAAATCGAAAGTAATGGTCTTTCGACTTGTAAATTTAGAGAATTCGGTAAGGAAACTGTCGATAATATTATACACATTAACGTAGGAATATGAAACCAAAATTAGGAATCTGTATACCATACAGAAATAGAAAAGAACACATCGAAGAGTTAATACCTCGCCTAACAGAACACCTAAATAAAATGGATATCCCTCATAAGTTTTATGTGGGTCATCAAGTTGATGATAAGTTGTTCAACAGAGGATCGATGAAAAATATTGCGGCACATCAGGCCTTTGAAGATGGTTGTGATTATATCGCTTGGCATGATGTCGATATGGTTCCTCATGATGATAATTGTGACTACTCTTATCCAGGTGATAATCCTGTCCACATTGCAACCAAATTATCAAAATACGAATATAAACTTGGATACGAACAATATTTTGGAGGAGTAATTTTATTCACTAAAGACCAAGTTGAAAAAACAAACGGATATTCAAATGACTATTGGGATTGGGGTCAAGAAGATGATGATTTGTTTTGGAGGGCATACTATGAAGGATTAACAACATATAAAATCTTCAAAAAATCTGAAAATAGAAGAGTTGCAGAATTCAACGGACAAGATTCATTTTTGGCATTAAGGACAAATCGAGAAATTAGTTCTTGTTTACACCAAGACCACACCATATCAATCTTATTTAATGCCGATCAACAACCCGAAAAAGTACCAATTTGGTTGGTTGGAGATGAAGAAAAAAAGTTTATTGAATACCCATTGATTAGAAAAGATGGTAGTCACAATTGGGGTATTTCTTTTAATAACTCAAGGGCAGTAACTTCAATAGTTTATGATAGGGACGATAAACATCATTATAATTACGCAAAAAGATTTGAGAATGAATGGACATGGGTAACTGTGACATATGACTCAGAAAATGGAGATTCATACCTTTACATTAATAATGACTTAAATTACAACGTAAATGGAGTTAAAGAATCAATACCATTACACATTGATAAAAAATTAAAGACTCATGATGCAGTCAAAGCAATACTCCTTGGAGTGTGTACTCTCACTGGTGTTTTCTTAAAAGGTAAGATTGCCGAAGTCAAAATCTACAATAGGTTTTTTGATGACGTAAATTCAATTTTTGAAGATAATAATGATTTAGTGCTTCATTATAATTTCAATGTATCGGATAAAGATTTAGTGAATGAGTGTGAATTATACAATAATAATACTATATTTGTAAATGAAGATATTGAAGTAAAAGATTTAGTTTTACCTTATCGGAGAGAATGTTCTTTTGATTGTATATACCATGATGACGAAGGGTATGTTAATGGTAAATGGGCTAAAGGTGAAACTACCGCAAGGAATGAAAGAAGATTTGTTACGGAAATGCAACAAAAGAAAATAAATTATAAAGAAGAAGGGTATAATAAAATATTAAACGTAACTGAGTTAGTGAATGTTGATGAGTCATTATATCCAAATACAAGGTTTATAAACGTAATAATGAAGTGATGAAAATAGAGTATGAAAAACCTTGGTTTGTAAAACCAAAATTAGGTGAAGAACAAACTAATATTATTATGAATCCATCATACACTATTAGTTTATCTTTTAGTGTAGGCCAAAATTATAAGAGGGATAACAAAATAGGTTTTTTTGGAGTTCCAGGTAAAAACTTTGGTATAAGTTATGACTATGTAAAAAAATTATTTGTTTTTGAATTTTGGACTAAAGGTGCAAACGGAAACCCTGTTTTTAATTGTTATACATATGGGTCAATTACTGAAAAAATGTATGATAAAAAAACCAATATAACACTAACTTATAATGGTTCCGAATACAAAATATTTTTTGATTTCAAATTATTAGATATAATCGAGTCTAATTCAGTATTAATTGATGACTATATTAATGAACCAATTTACATTGGTTGTCATAATATTGATAGTATAAATCAGTCACATAGAAATTTGACCGAAATGGATGTATTTCACTTCTCAACGTTCAAAAAATCTTTACCGATTAACGAAGTTAAAATGTTTGTTAACCAAACAAACCGCAACTTAGAAAAGTTTAGTGATAATCTTTTGTGTCTTTTTGATTTTGAATCTCAAAATGGGGATGAATTTATTATCTTGGACGAGTATAAAGACAAGTATTTTTTGAAGAAAAAGAATAAAAATTCTAGTATAGGATTTGAAATTTCTAAAAAGAAATTGGATGCAGTTGGTTGTGGATTCTGTTTGGCAAAATGGACTCAGGTGACTATGCATTTACATAATGGTACAACCCATTCTTGTCACCACCCTGAACCACATAAGGTTAGTTTAGAAGAACTTTCACGTAATCCAACTGCGTTACATAATAGTAAAGTTAAAAAAATGGCGCGCAAAGAAATGTTAGAGAATAAACGTCCGTCGGAATGTTCTTACTGTTGGAATGTAGAAGATAATTCAACCTCATTTTCTGATAGAGTATTTAAATCCTCTGAACCGTGGTCAGAACCTTATTTTGATGAAATTTCCAAATCTGATTGGAGAGATAACTTTAATCCAAAATATGTTGAAGTTAGTTTTTCAAACACTTGTAATTTCAAGTGTGCATATTGTGGGCCAGAATATTCTTCAAAGTGGATGGAAGAAATAAACGACCACGGACCATACAAACTTTCATTTGATTACAATGGAACACAACGTATGGAAGAACGTAATACTAAACCATATAAACATTCTGAAGATAACCCATACGTCAACAGTTTTTGGGAATGGTTTCCAGAACTTTATAAAAGTATGGATACGTTCAGAATTACTGGAGGGGAACCTTTATTATCAAAAGATACTTGGAAAGTTTTAGATTTTATTTTACAAACAGATGAACCGAATAGAAATCTTAAATTATCAATAAATAGTAATTTAGGGGTTCCTGATAATTTGATAGATAGATTAATAGAAAAAATAGACAATATAGTCAAAAATGATTTAGTTAAAGAAATAATCATATTTACCTCTTGTGATGGATATGGAATTCAGTCTGAATATACAAGATATGGAATGAATTTTGAAAAATTGTTTAATAATATAGATAAAGTGTTAACCAGTTTACCAAAAGTCACGATAGTTGTAATGTCGACTTTTAATATTTTTAGTGTGTTTTCTTATGAGGATTTAATTAGAAAAATACATGAGTTAAAAATTAAACATTTCAATCCGCACCGATATTGGAGTTCTTCAATTATATTGGATACATCTTATTTGAGACAACCTTCATTTATGAGTTTTAGGTTGTTAAAAGGATATATTAGCGAAGATTTTTTCGATAGATGGATAAAATATATGAAGTTTAATTCTACTTACAGAAGTTTGAATTTTCTTCAAATGCAAAATGTGAAAGATGTTGGATTTTCAACTCAAGAAATAGAAAAGGTTTCTAGATTAAAAGACATTTTTACATCAGACAAAGACTTCGATGATTCAACTTTACTACAACATAAAATAGACCTTAACACCTTTGTTAAACAATATGAATCAAGAAGGGGTTTAAAAGTTTTAGAAGTTTATCCTGAGTTGGAATCCTTTTTTGAAAAAATTGAAAATGAAAATAGAATATAGACAACCTTATTGGATAAAATTTGAATGGGATATTAAAGAACATCCTGATGATCAATATGTTACTGAGTTCAATAAACACAATAACAACGAGTTTACTAATTTTTTATATAACAAAAAATTTGTAATAAGTTCTACATTCAAAATAGAAAAAACATTTGAAAGAGATGACATATCAATGGTTTATGGAAAACCTGGTAAGCCTATTGGACTTTCGTATAATACGTCAACTCAGTCTGCAGCATTTGAATATTGGGTTACTGCCGATGGTATAGATAAGTTCAGATATTTCCATATGAAGGATGTAAATGCTGATGACATTGAAACTGGTGTTACGATTACAATTATTAGAGATGGGGATATTTTAATTGCTTATAAAAATTTTGTTGAAATAAACAGAATGGACATGGAGGGTGAGTTTGTTCAAGACTATAGAATACCTGAGGTATTCTTGGGATGTGCTAGTCCTCAGTCATATGAAAAAAAACACAGATATCACTGCGAAGTTGATTATACTTTTTTTTCAATAATTAAAAACACTAGTGATATTGAAGAAGTTAAATTCATTCATAATTTAAAAAATGAGAAATTAATAAATGAAAAATATTATAACAATATCCTTTGTTTGTACGATTTTAAAACCATTAATAATATTGGAATAGTTTACGATGAATCAAAAAACACAAATTTTTTGGAGAGGGTTCCGAGTGAATTTGTACTATAATTAAAAAAAAATAATATATATATATTAAACAAAAAGAAAATGTCAGAGCAGTTAGCAAATTGGAGAGATAAACATTTAAATTCTGTGAGTTGTAGCTTTTGTGCTGCAAAATGGTATAACGTAAGTTTACACTTAGGCCATGGATTCACAAATTCTTGTCATCTTCCACTACCACATCCTATTGATTTGGAAAAAATCAAAACAAACCCATCCGCATTACATAATACTGATTTCAAAAAAGAGATTAGGAAAATGATGTTGGAGGGTACTAAACCCGCTGAATGTTCATACTGTTGGAAGATTGAAGATATTGGTAGAAATAATATTTCTGACCGTGTATACAAAAGCCAAATTTATACTGAAGAGGAAATCGAAGAGCTTAAGCATCTTCCTTGGGATGCGGATATTACACCAAAGACAATCGAGGTTAGTTTTGACCGTACTTGTAATTTTGCGTGTTCATACTGTAACTCAGGTTATTCAACAACTTGGGGAAAAGACATCAAAAAAAATGGGGCTTATCAAAAGTTTAAGACGACAAGTGCGGGGGCATACTACGCTGACGGGTCTTGGTCTGAAATCTATGGTAAACGCAATGAAAATAATCCATATGTTACGGCATTTTTAGAATGGTGGCCTGATATTACAAAAACCTTACAAGAAATCAGAGTCACTGGTGGAGAACCTTGTTTGAGTCACAATTTTTGGCAGTTTATGGAAGAGGTTAAAAAATACCCTTCACCAAACCTAAGAGTTGCGGTCAATTCAAACTTGGGTGTGAATCAAGAAATTATTGATAAGTTAATTAATATAACTCAGGAAATTGATGTCAAAGAATTTGATATATATACCAGTTGTGAAGCTTACGGAGAACAAGCTGAGTATATTAGAGACGGTTTGAATTACGAAGTTTGGAGAAAAAATTTGGTTCAAGTTATTGAAAGCGCAAAAATTAGACAAGTCGTCATAATGATGACAATTAATAGTTTATGTTTATTCAGTATTACCGAATTTTTGGACGACATGTTGGAATTAAAGACTAAGTATGGGAGTCACAAACCTATTGTTGACTTTAACATTCTTAGATGGCCGGCATTTATGTCTCCATTAACTTTACCTGATGACATCAAACACGACTTACATGGTAAATTATCGATGTGGTGGAGAAAAAACAAAAAAAATCCATTGATTAATATGCATGAAGGTGCCCAAATTCAACGTCTGATTGATTATATTGAGGTTGTAAACCGAGGACATAATACAACTGAAATGGACATGCAAATGCAATTCCATGACTTCAAAAGTTTTTATGTACAATATGATAAAAGAAGAAATAAAAGTTTTGTCGAAACTTTTCCTGAGTTAGAAGATTGGTATAATTCCCTTGTTGTTGATGAAACAATACCTAATGTAAAGGTAACTGATGGTCGAATCACACATTATGAACCAGGTGAATATATTTCAGATAAGGATAATTACAACAGATAATTAGGTGGCAGAATACGAAAGAACATTAAGGTGGTTAGAGCCGTTTGGGGGTTGGGACGAATTTACAGCAGATACTGGTCTGTGTAATAGAATATTTCATTGGGAGCTGGCCTATGAAATTAATAAACAAAATGATTTTAAATATTTTATTTTATTAGAAAAAAAATACTGGCCAGAACATAAATTATTGGATTTACCGACAACGAAAATAATATCAAATGTTGAAGGTGACTCATATGAAGTTGAAAAATTAAAATTTATTGCCGTGTATGATACAATTAATAAAAAGATAAACACAGCAATTCCATTACCCACCGATAACATAGAAAAAATGTTTAAATACAGTAACCTAAAACTTGAAGATAAGGGGCATTATTATAGTAATTTTGGGTATAGAGAATTATCAAATCTATATTTACAGAAAGATTTTGAAAGTATTGAAAGACCGTTATCGAAGATAAAACTAAAACATAAGAGTGTCGAAGAGTCGATTATACATGAAATGAAAAATGTTGTTGGTATTCATATTAGAAGAGGTAATGGTATACCATATACTATAGATGATTTGAATAGTCTTCCTGAAAATAAAAGAGATAAATTTAGTTTAATTAAAAGAACAATATCAAAACAATCACATTCAGCATATTCATTTCATAAAGATAATTTATATTTTAACATTATGGATAATATGTTAAAAATAAATCCAAATCAAAAATTTTATATTAGCACGGATGTTTCAAATGATATTATGGATTATTTTTATAACAAATATAAAAATAATTTAATAGATAAGACTTTTGTATTAAATGTTGTTTATGATTATATTTTAAATTCAGGATTTAAAAAAAGTGATTTTGCTTATGGTAATGTTGTAGAAAATTTAGTCGATTTATTTTCTTTGTCATACACTTCTTTTTTGGTGAAGGTACCAACATCAACATGGTCAATTTTTGCCGAAAATTATACAAATAAAGAAAGTGTGTTTGTTACAGATGATTGGGAAAAAACAATTAGGGAGAAATATCTTAAAACACTAAAAATAATTTAGAATGTACAAAGAATGGCCATTAGGGCAATTACCCGAAGAATTAGAAAGACCTGAATTAAAAGAAATTTTAAAAATAGGTTATCATTGGAATAACCCAAATGAAATAGTTACTATTTTTGAATCTAAGATTGCTGATTTTTGTGGGTCGAAATACGCGGTTGCGGTTGATTGTTGTAGTAATGCTCTATTTCTCATTTTAAAATATATAAATAAACCACAAAAATTAAAAATACCGTATTACACATATGCATCGGTACCGATGCAAATTTTACATGCGGGCTATGAATTTGAATTCATCGAAAACGAGTGGTCAGGAGTCTATAAATTAGAACCACTTGACGTTTGGGACGGAGCAGGAAGGTGGACAAAAGGTATGTACCAAGGAGGATTTCAATCATTATCATTTCAAATGAAAAAAAGACTACCAATTGGAAGAGGTGGGGCAATTTTGTGTGATGATTACGAGGCATATAAATGGTTCAAAAGGGCTTGTTATGATGGCCGTAATTTAGAAAAAAACTATATGAATGATGATATTGAATTTTGTGGTTGGCACATGTATATGACACCAGAAGACGCCGCGAGGGGTCTAATCCTTATGAGTAAAATATCTGAAATTAATGATGATTCCCACAGTTATAAAAGTTATAAAGATTTAAGATTGAATACTGTTTTTATAAATGAATAATTTACTATTGGTACAGGTCGTTGATAAGTACGGGCCTAATAGTTTTTTGCCACTTGCTATCAGTTATCAATGGATGTACGCGCAGACAAGTGAAATAGTAAAAAACAATTTCAGGGTTTCGGATGTAATCATTGAAAAAAAAACTCCAAAAAAATACGTTGAAAGTATAGATTTTGAACCACATGTTGTTGCCCTTAGTAGCTATGTTTGGAATTGGAATTACAATCGAGAACTATCAAAAGAAATAAAGAAAAAATATCCTAATTGTTTAATTATAACAGGAGGACCAAACGTCGATAAAAGAGATGTGGATTTCTTTAAGAAAAATGAAATGTTTGATATCGCGGTTCTTGGTGAGGGTGAAATTGCATTTAAAGAAATCTTAGAAAGATATCTAAAAAATGAAAATTATGATAATATACCACATGTGTTTCCAAAAAGTGGAAAATTATGTGAGCAGCCATCAAGATTAAATAATTTAGAAATAATACCAAGTCCAATACTTTCTGGATTTTATGATTGGATTATTGAAAAAGTAGAAAAAGAAATTGGGGATCAAATATGGCAGGTGACATATGAAACACTGAGGGGGTGTCCATATAAATGTGCTTTCTGTGATATTGGTGATGAATATTGGCAAAAAATCAAAACATTTGATTTAGAGAGAGTGTATAAAGAAATAGATTGGATGTCCGATAAAAAAATTGAATATGTCAGTGTTTGTGATTCAAATTGGGGGATGATGGAAAGAGACAAAGACATTACAAAATATGTCATTCAAAAAAAGTTAGAGACTGGATACCCTAAATTTTGGGATGTAACGTGGGCTAAATCAAATGTTGAACAAATATATGAAATTGCCACTATGGATAATGATGCTAAAAGCAGACTTTTTAAGGGAATTACATTTGCGATGCAAAGTTTCAACACTGACACATTACTAGCAACGAATAGATTTAATTTAAAACAAGATAAAGTGTACTCTTATTTACAAAAATATAGGGAACAAAATATTTCGACGTACAGTGAATTAATTTGGCCAATGCCGAACGAAACCTATGATACATTAAAAATAGGAATCCAAAAATTAATTGATTTAGGACAAAAAGATTTTTTAATGGTTCATCCATTAGTGTTAACGTACAACGCCACAATGGGTCAACCATGGTATATGGAAAAACATGGTTTAAAATATGAAACGGTTCCTTTAGACACGTTTTATTTAAGTGTTGAAGATTTGGAAAACTACATTGTAGAACATACTTGGGGGGTAAAAGCAACTAGTACTGCAAGTGAAGAGGATGTTTTTAAAGGACACTCATTTTCACATTTATTAATTGTTTTATATTATTACGGGTGGGGGCATTATCTATTAGAATATCTTTTTAATAAATATGAATACAAACATATTGATGTGATTGAAAAAATGTTATTATATTTTACTAATAATCCCGAAACTTTAATAGGGTCTGAAATAAAAAAAACAGATGAATCTTTGAAATCTGTGTTCTATAATAATGGGTTTTGGGGTAGACAAGTATCAGGTGAAAATGACATATTTTGGGAGTACAAAAGCGCCACAAGTATTGTTTTCCATCAAAACAGGGAAACCTTACGTCAAGAATTTTTAAAATTTATTAATGATGAGTTTAATATGGACTTAGAAGACGTAATTCAATTAAATATGGACATGTGTTTTGATTATAGAATTTCATATCCCATGGCCAAAAAGTACTCAAAAGATACTTTAAAGTATTGTTTAAATTTAGAAGAAAATTTATTATATTTAAATCACTATGATAGTGGGGTAAAATTTGATGAAAAAACTTTTTATCATACATCATATCATTATCAAAGAAAAAATAGATATTGGAGATGTCAGTTTTCAGAATTACAAATGAAGCCCCTATAATAAAGAATTTTGGTTTATCTAACCAAAAAAAGTACTTTCATGCAACAGATTATGAAGAACTTTATCAAAAAAACAAAAACGAAAAAGGGTCCGATTGGTATTATTATGACAATGAAATTGAATATAAATTCAATTCATGGGGATATAGGACAAAAGAATTTGATGACTTAGACAAAGATTATCTATTAACATTTGGGTGTTCATATACAGAAGGTATTGGGTTACATTATGATGATATGTGGTCTACTAAGTTGTCTAAGACTTTAAATTTAGATATTTTTAATTTGGGGGCGGGAGGAACAAGTGCTGATTTTCAAATGTATAACACAATTTTATTTTTTAATCATGTTTCAAAATTAAATAAACTACCTAAGCTAGCGGTTTATCAATGGCCTGAAATACACAGAATAGTATACGCATTTAAAACAAATAACTATAATGGGATAGAATTTGAATCATTTTCGGGAGCATTGCCTGAAGACTGGCATCCACAAAATTCATTAGAATATGGTAAATGGTATTATCATAGTTATTTAGAAAATCGTGGGGAATTGATAAAAAATACTAATTTTTGTCCAATGACGGTAGATGCTCTTTGGAAATCCGTGGGAGTCAAAGTTTTACATTGGACTTATTCTACTGATTTTGAAATGATACATAAGGAATCTTTTATTTCTAATAATGTTGATTTAATAAATGTAATTGATGATAGTCAAGGTAAAGCCAGAGATTGTGGGCATAATGGTAAAGATTCACAAGACATAGTAATAAAACATCTGATAAAAAAATTAAATTCGAATGGTCTCGGTTAATAATGAATGGGGTAAATTAAAAGAAATAATTGTTGGAACAATTGATAATGCAAACATGCCTACTCACGGTAAAGATTTGCATTGTATTAATTATGCGACTGAAACTGAGATACCAAATGACGAAATTGGTTTTTGGGATAAACAGGTTTATGACGAAACACAAGAGGATTTAGAAAATCTTTCCAGTTTACTAACTAATATTGGGGTAAAGGTTCATAGACCATCCCCGATTGACACACAAAAAGTTGTTTCCAACGGTTATTGGGAAACAACACAGTATTATACATTTTGCCCACGAGACACTGTAACCGTAATTGGTAATAATATATTAGAATCTCCTATGTCTCTCAGATCGAGACAATTCGAAACCGATTGTTTTAGGGACATTTTTATAGAAAAAATGGAAGAGGGAGCCAATTGGGTTAGTGCCCCCAAACCAAGATTGTTAGATTCAATGTATCAAAGAGAAGATTTATCTAAAATTACTTTGAATAACCACGAACCCGTATTTGATGCTGCTAATATACTTAGGTGTAATAATGATATATTGTATTTGGTGTCTAATACTGGGAATTTAAAGGGAGCCAAATGGTTACAAAATTTTTTAGGGAAAGAATATAGAGTACATACTATCGAAAACGTATATTCTTATATTCACATAGATTCAACAATTGCATTATTACGTGAAGGGCTTTGTTTACTAAATCCTGAAAGAGTAAATGAAAATAATATACCTGATTTTTTAAAATCATGGGATAAAATATGGTGTCCGCCTATGGTTGACATTGGGTATCATAAAACAATAAGAGCATCTGTTTGGATTGGTGTTAATTTATTATCTATTGATGAGAATACTGTAATTGTGGACAACAGACAAATAGATTTAATAAAAGAATTAAAAAAATATAATATTGACACATTGGATTGTAAAATAAGACACTCTAGAACTTTGGGTGGGTCATTTCATTGTGTAACAACAGAATTATCAAGAGATTAATATGAAATTTTTATTATTAGGAGGCGGTGGTTACCTCGGTAGTGTATTGTCCGAATTAATTTCGGAAAGAAGACAGGAAGTCATTGTGTATGATACTTTTAAGTATTGGAATGTGAAGGATAATCCGCAAAATGTAACATATATTAAGGATGACCTCACAAACATAACAAATCATTTGGATAAACTTCAAAATATCGATTGTGTTTTGTATATGGCATCACCAAGATTTAGTGAAATTAGGGACGACTTACACATTGCCTCCGAGATTTTATTAATGGATAACACATTGAAATGTGTTAGAAAGGTATCACCTAATTACAAGTTAATATTCTTCAGTAGTTGTAGTGTTTATGGTAATACCAATGAGGTTGTTGATGAAAACACCGAATTAATACCAACGACAATGTACTCTAAATTAAAAATAGAAGGAGAAAAACAAATTTTAAACTCGGGTATTGAAAATTATTTAATTGTAAGATTATCAACATTATATGGTGTAGGAATTATTGAAAGGGATGATTTGTTAATAAATAATATAGTAAACGATGTCAAAAATAATAAAAAGATTCAGATATATGAGCCAGAAGCTTATCGGCCAAATTTAAATGTTAGAGATTGTTCAGAAATTATTTTTAGATTATGTACACAAAATATAGAAAATAAAGTAATAAATGTCGGTTATACTAAATTTAATATAACTAAAAGACAATTAATAAATAAAATTGAACAATCAATAGATAAAAAAATTGATATAGATTTTGTGGATGATGGACTAGAATTTAGATCTTATTATGTAAGTTTTGATAATTTAGAAAAATATATTTTAAACTTTTCACCAAAATTATTGGAAAGGGGTATATATGAGATATTCTTTAAAGAAAAACTTGTTTTCGGGTTAGAAGAATACGATTCGATATTAGGTTGCCCAAGGCCAAATGGGTCAAGTAGAACTTGGTATTTGGAAGAAGAGGGGAGACTAGATATACCCAAAATGTGGGGGGCATGGAATTTGATGGATGTGAATAGTAACTATAAACTTTTCGGATATAATACATATAAAGACCAAGTAGCGCCAAATTTTTATGAAGAATTTGTAGATTTTAGACAAGCGGAACCTCAGGTTCAAGTGGTACAGACGGCACTTCAGGAACAAGTGGTTCATCAGGAACTAGTGGAACATATGGTTCATCAGGAACTAGCGGAACATCAGGTTCATCAGGAACTAAAGGAAAAAATAAATGATGAAACATACATTTATCTTATAAATGTTTTTCACCCTAATTTTTTTGTAAGAAACGAAAAAATTGGATTCAAGTGTATTTCAGAAAAATATATAAAAGATATAAAATCAGGATTATGTAAATTAGTTTTAGTAAACGGTTTGGAAGGTTATATTGGATCTGAAAATAATAATGATTTAGAAATATTAAATTCTTGGATAAAAGAATTAGATATTCCATCAAAATTTGTTTTCTTATTAAGTGGTAATTTAATTATTGAAGAAATTGCAAAAAGCAAAGGAATGGACTTTAAATGTATTCCGATTTCAATTTTTGATAATTGGGTTAATTATCATGTGATGAGAGAAAGAACCGAACCAATTCAATTCAATCCAAGAGATAATAAATTTCTGTATTTATCCTACAATAGAAATGTTAGACCTCACAGAGTACATTTTTTGTCTAATATTTTATCAAAAGGACTATTAGATATAGGTAAGGTGAGTTTGAATCAATTTCAATATGTTCAAGATTTACCCGAGGATCACCCAATTAATCAATTACAAAAAAGAGCACCAATTGAAATTGATAGAGGGTTAGAATATAATTGGGCAAATGAGATTACAATTCAAGACCACGAAGATACATTTATTTCGATTGTGACTGAAAGTTTGACAGATAAGTTTACACTTTTTTTATCTGAAAAAATATGGAAACCTATTTCGTGCGGTCACCCATTTATGGTACTAGGTAATAAAGGGACTCTCAAAAAACTAAAAGAACTTGGGTTCAAAACTTTTGACAAGTGGTTTGATGAAAGTTACGACAATGAGGAGGAAATGAGTATTAGGTCAGAAATGATAATAAATGAAATTGAAAAATTTAAAAATAGTACGGTTGATGAATTAAAACAGATTAGAAATGAAATGTCTGAAATTTGTGAACACAATAGAATAAATTATCTTCAAATGGTTACACATAAGTATACTTTTAACGGTGATAGTATGAATAGTTACAAAGAAATACTATCATTAATAAATCAAATAAAATTAGGTATAATATGAAAATAGGATTCATAGGTATTGGAAAATTAGGTAAAGATGCTGCGGAAGTGATGTCATATCATCACGATGTAATTGGTTATGATATACAAAAAGTTAACACAGATAGGTTTGATGTGGTTGATTCTATTGAGAATGTCTGTAAAGGTAGAGAAATAATTTTTGTCGCAGTCCCAACACCACATCATGTTGATTATGATGGTAGATACCCTACATCACACTTAGAAAACAAGGATTTTGATTATTCTATAGTTAAAAGTGTATTGACTGAGGTTAACAAGTATACTAATAAAAATCAACTTGTTGTTTTAATCTCCACAGTACTTCCAGGTACAATTAGAAGAGAATTTATTAGTTTATGTGATAATTTTAGATTTATATATAATCCATATCTAATTGCTATGGGTACTGTTAAATGGGATATGGTTAATCCTGAAATGATTATTATTGGTACAGAGGATGGAACCACAACTGGAGACGCTAAATTACTAATAGATTTTTATAAAACATTTGTAAAATCCGAGACTAGATACGAAGTGGGTACATGGGATGAAGCGGAAGGGATTAAAATCTTTTACAACACATTCATTTCAACTAAAGTTGCACTTGTCAATATGATTCAAGATGTTGCTGAAAAAAACGGTAACATGAATGTTGATGTTGTTACGGGAGCATTAGAAAGAAGCACTCAAAGAATCTTAGGGCCTGCATATATGAAGGCTGGTATGGGAGATGGTGGAGGTTGCCACCCTAGAGATAATATTGCATTAAGATTTTTAGCGGAAAAATTAAATTTGGGTTATGATTTGTTTGATTCTATTATGACGGCTAGAGAAAAACAAGCTAAAAATATGGCATTAAAACTAATCCAACTTTCAGTACAACATAATTTACCTGTGGTTATTTTAGGTAAATCATATAAACCAAATGTTGATTATATTGATGGATCATCATCAATATTGGTGGGGTATTATATTGAACAAGAGGGTTTAAACGTAATTTACGATTCAGAAATACCTATTGATGCGGTATATCTTTTAGGGCATTATGATAAACATCACGATTATAAGTTTACGAAAAATTCTATTGTGTTAGATCCATGGAGAAAATATAAAAATGATAATATAGAAGTAATTCATTATGGAGATACAAGAATTAAAAATAGAACTTGATAAATGATACTTCTAAAAAGTTATAATAAATGTTAAATTTTGTTTTTGAAGATATTAATAATTTACGAAATTTATATAATGAAGAGGAAAAACTAACAAGTGGATTTTCAAGAGTAGTTATGTCTCCTTATGTAAATAGATTAAACCAACTTCGGGTATATTATTCTAAATTAAGAGATGGAGAGGAAGGTGCAATAGAATATTTTGGAAATGAATATTTTATTAATATTTATGATTCTGATAAAGTTATAAATGAAAAATATATTATATCGATTGGAGTTACTCAGTCTCCTGAAAATTGGATTGGTGGGAGATATGGTAAATCAGAAATAGAAAGAAATTTACCTGATTTTTTTTCAAAATTATCTGAAAAATATCTAAATGATTTACAAAATAAAAAAGCATTTTTATTATTTGATTCGTCACAAGAGGGATATTTTGACTATTTTATTTTTGATTACTTTCATTCGAAATGTTTGGAATATAATATATCACAAACACAAATTATATATGTTAGTGGAAACTCTGATATAGAAGACAGATTGGTAGATTGGAGTAAAAAAAATTCAATAAAGGACTTAATACAAGTAATCCCCTATTCTCATTTTGAATTTGATATATCGGAGGTAGTTCGAAACAGAACTGATTTGAATCTAACAAAAATTCCAAATTTCCAAGACCAGCTTGATTATAAAAGTAAAAATATTGATAATATTAAAATTTATAACTTTTTGAATAAAAAACCAAGACATCATAGAATATGGTTTTATTATATGTTGAAAAAATATGATTTACTTAAACATGGATTGGTTAGTATGAATTCTTTTAATACTAGTTCAGATATAATGATTGATTCATCTATTTTATCAAAAGAAAAAATAGAATATGCTCTAAAAGATTTACCAACTTATGCATATGGGGTTAGTAATGAGATTGAATCCTTCAGATTTTACATGGATAATCTGAATGAACAGGCAACATTAGATTCTTGGTTTAGTATAGTTAGTGAAGCTCAATATGAAGATAGGCAAGAAACTGTTTTTTTAAGTGAAAAAGTATTTAAACCAATCGCCTGCCAACATCCGTTTGTCATTTTAGGAAATAAAGGTTCTTTGAAAGAATTAAAAAAATTAGGATATAAAACTTTTCATGATTTAATAGATGAATCATATGATAATCTGAATAGTAATGATAGATTTCATGCGATCAAGGATATAATAAATGCATTAAAATCAAATCGAGATAAACTACAATGGCTTGGGTGGTTAAGACCAACATTAGAACATAATTCAAAAGTATTACTATTTAATTCTACATTTAAACCACCCATCGGATTTCATAAATTAATAGAATTATTAAAATGAATAAAAATATTAGACTTGTTTTTGAAAAGTGGAACGGAGATAATCCATTGCCTAATTGTTCAGAATTTTTTGGATCGGATGGGTTTAGATATGAAGATGGGTTTTTTGATTTTTATGAAAGATTTTACCATAGTTTAGGAAAATATGAGAGACATTCTCTCCCAAGAACATTTCATAAAATACAAGAGGTATACGAGAATAAAAATTTAAACTACTACTTTTTCATAAAAACATCTTTATCTATTAACGAGATGTTTAAAGAAAGAAAACTTTCCTTTTCTGATGAAGTATTGAATTGTTTGAGAAGTTGCAATAATTTCACAATTGTTTTTTTAACCGAACATGAAAGTGATGATGAGTTGGGATATGTGGCATTAAAAGATTATATCGCCAAAAATGGTTTAAATGATAATCACTTTATGTTATTGAATAATAACGGAAACTTTCAAATGTATAATCTAAACCACAATGGAAATATTCAGTTTAATCAATTACAACTAATACCAATTACTAGTAATAGTATCTTTTCCGATTTTAAACCACCATTAATAACTGAAAAAACTGGTAAATTATTTATATGTCATAACAAGTCTTCAAAGCCACACCGGTATGCGACATTAGCATTATTGCATAAAAGTGATTTAATTGACGACGTGAATTGGTCTTTAGTTACTGGCCAAATACGACCACCCGAAGATTATGTTTGGTTGAACGAGGCTTTACCCATCGATATCGTTAACAGTTGTGAAAATGAAATAAAAAAACTTTTTTCAATCAAAATAAAGGAAAGTGATTATGAGGTTAATAAAAAATATTTTAGTGAAAATGGAGAAATAATTTTTGATAAAAATGAATTTCCTGAGTTAGGAGAAGCCGCAATGGAGTCGGGTGGATTATTGATACCTGAAGATAGTTTTTCATATATGAATTCATATGTGAATATTGTAACAGAATCTCAGTTTAGAGACGATTTTAATGTTATCCATATTAGTGAAAAATCATTTAGGCCATTTGCATACTATAACTTACCTTTGATTGTCGCTACTCAGAATCATATAAAATATATGAAAGATAAATATGGTTTTGATTTTTACGATGATTTAATTAATCATGATTACGATAATGAAAAATATATAGGTAATAGAATAACAATGTTGATTGATGAAGTGATTAGACTAAAAAATAATAAAGAAGATGTTATAAAATTCTATAAACAGAATACTCATAGATTAATAAATAATCAAAAAATTATTAGTGAAATCAAAAATAACAATGATGATTATGAATTTTTTAAAACAATCATGTCATGAGATTAATTTGTTTTGGTGATAGTTGGACTGCGGGTCATGGAATTGAAAATAATACTGAATATAAAGAAACCGCAAATGCTCCCATTTTTATTGAAAAACTTAGAAACCAAAATTCTTGGCCAAGATGGACATCGGAAAAATTAGGTGGTATTGAATATGTAAATATGGGTGTTTGTGGTTATGGGAACGAATATATTTTTCGTGAAATTGAGGAATCTATAAAAAATAATTTTATTGAAAAAACGGATATTATTATTGTTATGTTTTCTTACCCATATCGATATACTGGAGATACCTATACGGTTATTGAGGTGTATAATAAAATTGAGAATATCCTTAGTAGTTATAAGCGTTTTTATTTTAATTCGTTTTTCCCAACATTTAAATATGAAACAGAAATTGACGTAAATGAACTATCATCTTGTTTTATAAATCCAAATAAAACCGTTTCAGACGTATTAAAAGAGTATGAACTAAATAATGATATATCTGTTTGGGAACACAATAGTAGATTAGTATGGAATGACGAACAAAATTTTTACGAAGGAGATTACCACCCAAATCTTCTCGGGTACAAAATAATTGGGCAATACGTATATGAGAGTATTACAGATAAAGTATGACAACTCAACATTATTTAATTGAAAAATATCTGAATGATTTTATAAAAAAAATTGGTAAGTATACTCCCACGTTGCCATCTGAAACCAATTACTATGCTGTTATAGTTGAGCCAAGAATTGACCCCAAAATGTTATCAATTATAAAAAATCATTTATTTTTTCTAAATGAAACTAATTCAAATATAAAATGGGGGTTACAAGTTTTTCATGGTATTGACAATAGAGAGTATGTATACGATATCTTAAAAGATATTAAGAATGTAAAATATGTTAATACAGGAGTCAAAGATTTTACTAAAATAGAATATAACCAATATATAAAATCTAATGATTTTTGGTCACTTGTTGAGGGGGAAAAAATACTAACATTTCAACTAGATACTTTACTACTACGATTCGGAATTGATGAATTTTTAGACTATGACTATATAGGGGCACCATGGTCAAAACCAAAAGAAAATAGATTTATAGGTAATGGAGGACTATCATTAAGAACTAAAGATGTTATGTTAGAAATAACCAAAAATCATAAAGATTATGAGCCAAGGTGGGAAGATATTTTTTTTGTTAAATGGCTAGATGAACATAATTTACCTGATATTGAAACCGCAATGAAATTTAGTAATGAAACTTTATTTCATCCTAATACATTTGGATTACATAATCCAATCAATATCTCTCCACATTTATTGGATTTGATTTTAAATAAATCAATTAATAACCTTTGAAACCTAATTTTTTTTATTATACTATAGATATGAAGCTAAATTATAAATGGCCACTTATAAACGACAATATTTCAAATTCAGATAGAGTTGCACTCAGTGAGTTTTTATTATCAAATCAAAGACTAACGAATGGTGAAAAGGTAAAAGAATTTGAAAAAATTTGGTCGAATTGGTTAGGGGTCAAAAGTTCCACAATGTTAAATTCTGGATCTTCAGGAAATTATATTTCAATTGCTATAGTAAAAGAATTACTTGGAATTGGTGAGGTTATTGTACCACCACTCGGTTGGGTGTCAGATGTTTCATCCATAGTACAACTTGGAATGAAGCCTGTTTTTGTTGATATATCGCTAGATAACCTATCAATAACGACAGAGAACATTAAACAAGCAATCACTGACGAAACCAAAGCAATCGTAATTGTACATTGTTTGGGGTTCAATGCTATTGATGATGAATTAATACAAATCGCTAAAGATAAAAATATAATTTTAATAGAAGACTGTTGTGAATCACATGGAGCATGTTACAACGGGAAAAAAGTTGGCTCATTTGGTGATATTTCTGTTTTTTCTTTTTTCTTTGGACATCATATAACAACCGTTGAAGGTGGAATGATATCGACAAACAATGAAAAAATAAATGAATTGGCTAAACTATTCAGATCACACGGAATGACTAGAGAAGTTTCAAAAGAAACACAAATTCAATATCAAAAGGAATATCCAAATTTAAATCCTCTTTTCACTTTTGTTGTACCTGGTTTTAATATGAGAAGTACAGAAATGAATGCTGTATTAGGCATTGAACAAATGAAGAGAATTGATTACAATGTTGAAAAAAGAAGACATAATTTAAATGTATGGTTAAACCATTTAAACAAAAATAAATTTGTAACTGAATTTAATTTAGATGGTAACAGTAATTTTGCTTTACCGTTAATTATAAAAGAAGATTATAAAGATAGATTTCATATTAATGATGATTTTGATAGTGTGTGTGACATTTTATTTTTAGAGGATGTCGAGTATAGATTAGGAACTTCGGGTGGTGGAAATCAAGTGTTACAACCTTATTTAGAGAAATATGACTATCGAGTTGTTGGGGAATTGAACAATGTTAATTATGTACACAACTATTCATTGTACATTGGTAATCATACAGACCTTACCGATGAACAAATTATAAACCTTACTAAAGTATTAAACGATGTTTAACAATCAAAAAGTATTAGTCACAGGCGGATCAGGAATGATTGGAAGACAGCTTGTTAAAAAGTTAATGATGAGAGGGGCCAAAGTCACTATCGCTGATTTGACAGAGCCAGAAGATTTACCTGAAAATGTTGAGTTTGTTAAGACAGATTTAAGATTCTTTGATAATTGTTTGGACATTTGTAAAGGTAAAGATTATGTATTTCACTTAGCGGGTGTAAAAGGTTCTCCTCAGATGTGTATGAATCAACCAGTTGATTTTATGGTTCCTATGTTACAATTCAATACTAATATGACTCAAGCGGCGTTTGAATCTGATGTTAAATGGTATTTGTTTACAAGTTCGGTGGGGGTATATGCACCATCTGAAATTTTTTATGAGGAAAGTGTATGGGGGTCATTTCCATCACCAAATGATATGTATGCGGGATGGGCAAAAAGAATCGGAGAATTACAGACCGAAACATATTCTAAACAATATGGGTGGGACAGGATATCTATAGTTAGGCCTGCAAACGTTTATGGACCGTATGACAACTTTAATCCAGCTAATGCGATGGTTGTACCTTCATTGATACGTAAAGCTCAGGAGAACGATGTTTTAGAGGTATTTGGAGATGGGTCACCGATTCGAGATTTCATTCATGCTGAAGATGTTGCAAAAGGAATGATTTTTACTGTTGAAAATAAAATTACGGAGCCAGTTAATTTAGGATCGGGTGAAGGTAATTCAATTAAAGAACTTGTTGAATTAGTTATTAAACATTCGGGAAAAGATATTGATGTCAAATGGTTGACTGATGTACCGAGTGGGGATAAAAAAAGATTGATGAGTATGAATAAGATGAATAAATACGGATTCAAAAGTTATACTTCATTGGAAGAGGGTGTTAAAAAAACTACAGAGTGGTTTTTGAACAACAAAGACATTTTAGATAAACGATATAATCCATTTGTGAATCATTAGTATGGAAAATTTTTTAAAAGGTAAAAAAGTAGTAGTAACCGGTGGGTCTGGATTTATTGGTACACATTTCCTAATGAAATTAGTGGAAATGGGAGCGGATATTAGAACACATGTACATAGAAATCAATTACAATATGAACATGATTACATTCAAGTTCTTCATGATATAGATTTAATGAAACTAGAGGACTGTGTTAAATTAACTGAAGGAGCGGATTATGTAATTCACTGTGCGGGAGAAGTCGCTCATCCATCTTCAGTACCAACCGATATACAAATATCACTTAAACAATTAAATCTAATTGGCAATGTATTAGATGCCTGTGTAAAAAACAAAGTAAAAAGATTTTTAGATTTAAATAGTTCAACAGGATATCCCGATATACGAAAACCAATAACTGAAGATGAATATTGGGTTGATGACCCTTACACATCATACTATGGATATGGTTGGATGAGAAGATATAGGGAAAAGTTAATGGAACATGTATCAAAATTCTCAGGTTTAGAAATTGCACTTGCAAGATGTACGGCAATATTTGGCCCACATGATAATTTTAATTTAAAAACTTGTCATGTTGTTCCCGCATTAATTAAAAGAGTACTTAGTGATGAGAATCCATTTACCGCGTGGGGAAGTCCTGATGTTGTAAGGGATTTTTTATATGTAAAGGATGTTGTGAATGGAGCCTTATTGATTTTGGAAAAAGGAGAATCTATGAAACCATATAATTTAGGGTATGGAAATGGAATTACAATTGGCGAAATATTGAATACCATACTAACAGTTACGGGTAAAAATCTTGATATTATATGGGACGACTCAAAACCAACTACAATACCATTTAGAGCGGTTAGTACCGATAGAATAAAAAATGAATTAGGATTTAATCCAAAATATACTTTCGAAGAGGGCATCAAAGAAACCATTGAATGGTATAATGAAAATAAAGAATAATCTATTCATAATTGGGGATAGTTTTTGTCGAGATAGTTTTTATGTTAACGCTCCATTAAATCAAAACAAATGTTTTTGGGCGGAAGACCTTTCAGGTAAATTGAACACAAACTTAATATGCGATGGAGAGCCAAGCCGAGATACGCAGACTATTATAGATAATTGGATTAAGATATTATCATTGATTGAATCTGAAGACTATTTAGTTATTTGTATTCCCTTTTTTAATAGAACTAGATTACCACTATCTGAAAAAGATTATCAATTTTTTGAAAGGAATGAGGTAAACTATGTGAATAGATTTGTCGGAACCGCGTCTTATAATAATGTAGATACTGAAATTGAAATTTTTGGTAAAGAGTATAATTGGAAAAAATTTGAAAAAGAGTTAAGGACACAAGAAATAATAAATGGTTCTAAAGCGAACCAATTAAATCAAATCGAAATAATTGAATCACTGTATACGTTGACTAATGGAAAAAAATTCATATTTTCTTGGGATAATATGGATTTTAAATCTTATGTTATAGAAGACAAAGATATATTAACAAAAAAAATTGGTGAATGGGAAACACATAGGGACGTGTTTTATCAATCCAATGGTGAATATGGTTTAGAGAATGACACACATTGGAGTTATAGAATGAACGAGTTGTTTTCTGAATATTTGTATAAAAAATTTATGATATGAATATATTAATAACAGGTGTTTTGGGTATGGTTGGTTCCCATATGGTTGATTTTCTTTTGGAGAAACCGAATGTAAAAATTTATGGTTTTTGTAGATGGAATGACTCTATGGATAACATTGAACATTTGACTGAAATCATCAACAATACCGAAAGAGTTAAATTAATCTATGGAGACATGAATGATTTTAGTTCAATTGTTAATGCAATAGACATTTCTAAACCTAATTATGTTTTTCATCTTGGGGCACAATCTTATCCTCAAACAAGTTTTGATTCTCCAATCGAAACATTACAAACAAATATCATCGGTACTGCTAATCTATTAGAAGCGTTAAGAAAGTCACCATATAGAGATGCAATGATACATGTTTGTGCTTCAAGTGAGATATTTGGGAGGGTTAGTAAAGATAAATTGCCGATTAATGAAGAGTGTTCATTACATCCAGCATCTCCATATGCTATTTCTAAAGTTGGAACTGATTTGATTGGTAGATACTATGGTGAGGCGTATAAAATGAATGTAATGACAACCAGAATGTTTACACATACAGGTCCGAGAAGAGGGGATGTATTTCATGAATCTACATTTGCGAAACAAATTGCAATGATAGAATATGGATTACAGGAACCAAAAATATTTGTTGGTAATTTGGATTCACTTAGAACATATGCCGACGTAAGAGATGCGGTCAAAGCGTATTGGATGTTATTGACTATCAATCCATCACCTGGTGAATATTATAATATTGGAGGAGATTATACTTGTAAAGTTGAAGACACTTTGAAATATCTTATATCCAAATCATTTATGAAAAATGAAATTGAAATTGTTGTTGACCCAAACAGGTTAAGGCCAATAGATGCGGATTTACAAATACCCGACACAACAAAATTCAGAGAATTAACTGGATGGGAACCAAAAATACCTTTTAATGAAACAATGGACGACCTGTTGGATTATTGGAGAGATAGAATAAATAAAGGTCGTAAATTTCTAAATAGATAAAATGGAGAAAAGAAAATACTTGCCCACACTAGCTGAGTTAATTGATAGAATGAGCATTTCGCAACTAAAAGAAGTTTTTATTCCTGAACACAAAGAGGAATATGCTCAAGAAATTAGAGATATTAAACATGATATTGATTTGATACTTCAAGAAAATAAAGGAATTGTTGACGCTGAGACGATTCGTTCGATTGTTGTTTTGGCACAAACAAACTTACACATTTGGCACAACGAGTCCAACTATAGAAAATATGGTAAGACTGAGAATATTAATTTGGAATTAACGCACGGATTAAACGGTGTTAGAAATACTGCCAAAAATAAAATACAAGAAGTTGTTGGTGGTAGAAAAGATTATAAAACAGATTGTTTAGCCTCAGAATTTAAAGATTGGGGTATTAGTTGGGAATAAAAAATATCTTATGTTAAGCGAAAAAAAAATTTTTGATTGGAAATATAAGGGTTATTTAGTAAATAATATCTTATCACAAAATGATGTTGATGAGATTAATAACGAATTAAGTAATCTAAGAATTCAAAGAAATAAAAAAGATTCCTCATGGGGTGAATATGGAATATATTCGCACCCGCATAAAGAATCTGAATTAATTTTAAAATATTTTGGACATCCTAAAGTGATTGAAATTCTTGAGACTATATTAAACAATAAAATTGAAGGAATACAAAGTCTGGCATATTTTAAACCGCCTGGCGAATTGGGAAGAGACGCACATCAAGATAGTTTTTATACTGAATCTGGTTGGGGAAATTCAATAAATGTAATTTTTTGTTTAGATGATAGTGACCAGTCAAATGGGTGTCTGTGGTCATACGAATCATCACACTTTTTACCTATACTACCCATTGAAATTGACGAGGAAAGAATAAAAACAAACCCAACATTTTGGAAAAACGAAAGAGGTAAGGGATGTGTGATGCCACAAAATCATAATTTTAAAAAAATATATCACGAATGTAAATCTGGTGATGTTTTATTTACTCACGATTATTTAGTACACGGTTCCGAGGATAATAATAGTAAAAATTATAGAAGATCGATTGTTATGAGTTATAAAACAATTAAGTCAAAACTAAGACAGGGTGGGCAAATGAAAAGAGAACCATTTGATGTCTATGAAATTAGAAAAAAACATTGGAATTTATGAATGAAAAAAAAATAGAATTTATGAATGAAAAAAAATGGAACGATTTTGACGTAAGACCATCTAAAATTTTTGGATACGAAGTTCCTGTCTATACTCCATCTATATTCAGAGAATTCAGGGGTGAAATTTTTACAACCTATCATTCTGAAGACCATCCTGTGATGAGTAAAATTCACTACGATAAAAACGAACTCTCTATTCATGGAAGATTCTCAAAATCATACAAAGGAGTTTTAAGAGGTTTGCATTACGATGACAAGACATGGAAACTAGTACAAGCGTTAGTCGGTGACATATATTTAGTTGTGTTGGACATAAGAAAGGATTCACTTAACTATGGAAAATGGGATTCGTTTTTAATTTCAGAAAAAAATAGAGACCAAGTTTTAATTCCGCCAGGTTTTGCAAATGGGCACTACGCATTAACTGATTGTGTGTTTCATTATAATATGTTTTACAAAGGAGAATATGTCGATTCAATAAACCACGGAGTGGCAAAATGGAATGACTCAAAATGGAATATAGAGTGGCCGTCAAATAACCCGATACTTCAAATGAAAGACAAATGATTAAAAATTTAGAACACTATCCAATAGTAAGGGAACAAAAATTAACTTTACAAGATTTAATAAATTTTGAGGATTTAATTGTTAACCATTGGGAAGGTGGCAAAATTAGAGGGCCAGTACATTTATCAAATGGTAATGAAGAACAGTTGATAGAAATCTCTAAAAGAATAGGCCCATTTGACTGGATTTTTTCTACTTGGAGATCACATTATCATGCTTTAGTAAAAGGTATTTGTCCCATTTGGTTAGAAGACCAAATTTTAAAAGGTAAATCGATTACAATTTGTAATCCAAAAGATAAGTTTTACTCTTCGGCAATTGTTGGAGGGACACTATCAATTGCCTTAGGTGTTGCTATGAGTATCAAACAAAATGGTGGTGATGAAAAGGTGTGGGTATTTGTTGGTGACATGAGTTTTGAAAGTGGAATATTTTATGAAATACATAAGTATGCGAGAAACTTTGATTTACCACTTTATTTTGTGGTGGAAGATAACGGAGTTTCGACCTACACTCCAACAGAGACAACATGGAATAACATAAAAAAAGATATACCGAACGACGTAATTTGGTATCAATACAAATCCAAATACCCACATTACGGAACTGGTAAGTGGGTTGCGTTTTAAATCAAAGAATATGACATATAAAGAAACACTTTCTAAAATTATGACCGATTTATCTAATGATGATAATACCGTTTTTATTGGTCAACAAATAGTTTACAGGGGGAATCCGATGAGTACGACACTTGATGATGTGCCCAAAGAAAAAATGATTGAAGTTCCGGTAATGGAAGAAACGCAAATGGGGATGAGTTTGGGTTTAGCGATGACGGGTAAAAGAGTTATTACATTTTACCCAAGATGGGACTTTTTAATATCCGCATCCAATCAATTAGTAAACCATGTGGACAAATATGAATTGATGACGGGTGAAAAAGTTCACATCATAATTAGGGTCGGTAAAGGGTCTGAGACACCATTAGATCCAGGGCATCAACATAAAGCAAACTACATAGAAGAATTCAAATCTTTGTGTAAACATGTTAAAATTTTTGATTGTAAAACTATTGATGATTTAAAATTATACTATCAATTTGCTAAAGATAATGTTGGTGTGTACATAATAAATGAGTATCCGGAATTATATCATAATAAAACAATTTTAAATCTTATACCCGATGAATCGAGTGAGAATACTAACACAGTTATGATTCAATATTTTATGGGCACTGGATGGTATGAAATTGAAAATTATAAAATAGGTAATGTTAGTGAAATATTAGAAAGAAAAGATGAAAATTTTTATCATTTGGTACATGTAAATTACTATTTATCGCAATATATTTTAGACCATAGAGATATCCCATTATCAGAAGAAATTAAACTTTTATTGAAAAAAAATCGAAACTTCAAAGTTATTTTTATAACGGAACATGAATGTGACATGGAATATGTTATAAAAATCGCGGACTACCAACTTAAAATGATTGGGATACCAACAGAACAAGTTTTTATTCTCAATGGTAATCAGTTATTACCACAATTAAAAAATGAGATAAATTCTAAAATAAATGTTCATGTTTCAAACAGACTTCAAGTGGTAATTACAAGGAATATTGTAAATTTTTGTGATGGTTATCCCTTTAAGAACAACAAAGAAAAAACATTCATGTGTTATAATAGAAATTTAACTATACACAGATTAGGTATTCTAACCGCGCTTAAACACCATAATTTATTAGATGATACCGATTGGTCTTTCTTACGAGGAAATAGACTATCCTCAATGAAATTAGAAAATGGAGATATAAATTCTGATTTTTTATTGAAAGTATTTGACGATGATTTAGTTAACGAAACAAAAAATAGTTTAAACTTTTTTAAAAATATTAATATTAAAAAAAGTGAGTTTGAGGATTATGACGTGGATACCCCTGATGGAGGTCAAGATTGGAATATAATGTTTGAAAATAATCCATACAAAAATTCATACATCAATATTGTCAATGAGTCTCAGTTTGAAAAAGATAATTTAGTTCACATTACTGAGAAGACATTGATTCCTTTTTATTATTCACAATTCCCATTAATTGTTGCTACCCATCAACACATTAAAAAGACAAAAGAACTATATGGATTAGATTTTTTTGAAGATTTCTTTGATTTAAGTTATGATAATGAACCAAATCCACAAAAAAGAATGAGAATGATTATTGATGAAATTGTGAGAGTTAGTAAGAACAAAGACCAATTACAGGGATTTTATCAAAGCTCAAAAAAAAGGTTCAAACATAATAAAGATATAGTTACAAGTTTGTATGAAGATAAAACAGACTATAACTTTTTTCAAAGTTTAATAAATTTTCAGTAATGTACATACTTGGTATTTCATCTTTTTATCACGATTCATCTGTCTGTCTATTCAAAGACGGGGAGTTAGTCTTTGCTTGTGAAGAGGAAAAATTTACGGGAATTAAACACGATAGTTCTTTTCCAATTAATACAATTGAATACATCTTTAGTCATTATAGTATAACTTATGACGATATTGACATGGTTTGTTATTATGAAGACCTCAATCTAAAACTAAAAAGAGTACTTAGTAACATCAAGAAAAACTTTTTTAAATCACCGAAATATTCTTTGAAATCTTTAGTTAAGATCTTAAAAAATATCTCAGATGTAAATAAACATTTGAGGCCATTTAAGGGAAGAGTATTTTACTCCGAACACCATTTAGCTCATCAGTATTATTCTTTTTTCACTTCCGATTTTGAAAGGGCAATCTGTTTGTCTATTGATGGTGTTGGTGAAATTGATACATTATCTTTTGGTTTGGCGGATGATGATGGAATTGAATATCATGATTTGGGGAAATATCCTCATTCATTGGGGTTTTATTATTCTACAATGACTTCGTATTTGGGGTTCAAACCAAATGAAGGAGAATATAAATTAATGGGATTAGCGTCATATGGAGACCCTCAAGAGAATATTGAAAAAATTAGAAGTTTAATAGAATTCAAAGATGGAGAATTAATCTGTGACATGGATGTTTTTTGTTGGGATAAGTCAGAAAAATTGATGTTCAACGAAAAACTAATAGAACATTTAGGTATTTCACCAAGATTAACTGAAGAAGAAATTACTACAATTCATCAAAATTTAGCGGCTGCAGTTCAATTAAGATACGAAGAAGTTTTGTTTGATATTATTAAAAGTTTGAAAAATCTTGGTAGTAATAATCTTTGCTTAGGAGGTGGTTCGGCATACAATGGTACTGCGAATGGGAAGATAGTATCCAATTCTGATTTTGAAAAAATTTGGATACCAGTTGCTCCATCAGATGCAGGGTCCTGTGTTGGTGCTTGTATTCATTATCTTGTACAAAATAAAAAATTAAACAAAAGAGTAACTAAGAATCCTTTTTTGGGGCCAAAGTATGATGTTGAATTTTATATGGGTCACATTAAAAATTTGAACTTTTTTGAAATTCACGATTACAATACATTAATAAAATACGTAGCCAAAAAAATCCATGAAGGTAAAGTAGTTGGGTGGTATAGAGATAGAATCGAATTCGGAGCGAGAGCATTAGGACACAGGTCTATTTTAGCCGACCCTACTGTACCCGATATGAAATCCAGAATTAATAGATTGATTAAGAAAAGAGAGGGGTTTCGTCCTTTCGCGCCTATGGTCATTAAAGAAAAACAAAATGAATTTTTTCATACGATTGATGATATACCATACATGAATCAAATTGTTAAAGTAAGGGAAGAATTTGCAGATAAATTATCTGCGGTTGTTCACGTGGATGGAACATCAAGAATTCAGACTGTGTATGAAAATACAGTAATTCACGACTTATTAATTGAGTTTGAAAAATTAAGTGGGTATCCAATTATATTGAATACATCATTCAACGTTAAAGATAAAACAATGGTACTAACTCCGTTTGACGCGATAGAAACTTTTAAGGATACTGATTTAGACTTGTTAGTTTTAGATAATTATATAATACACAAAATACTATGAAAAAAATTATTGATTGGTTCCTTAAAAAAATTAAGGAAAGAAAAAGAAAAAAAGAATTAAAAAAGAAAATTGAAGAATTAAAGAAAAGAGATCCTTTTATTTACAATCATTAAATATGGTTTGTTTTTCTAAAGAAGAGTGTGATAAGATTATAAATTTAACCTTAGAAATAGAGGGTACTCACAGAGATGTGAATAGTAAAACCGTTGAAAGACCGAGGGAAAAAATATCGTATACTTATTATAATATTTATCGAAATGAGTCGGTAAAATGGATTTTTGATAAAATTACTGAGTATTTGTTAATAGACCAAAATATCGAAATAACCAAACCCTTTGAAGTAATACATTTACACAAATACATAGCCGGAAATGAATTTGAAAGACATAGTGACATATACTATCCTAATCAAACATTGAATGTTGGAGTTTGTTTGAATGATGACTATGTGGGAGGTGATTTTGTATTATATAAACCTACACAAATTATTCCTAAAATAGCTGGTACAATTTATTCTTTCAAAAATACAAGAGAACATGAGGTTACAAAAATTGAAAGTGGTATTCGGTATTCATTAATAATATTTTTATATAAGGAAAATATGAAAAGTAGTGTTAGTTTAATATGAAGATAGGAATAACAGGACACAGTGATTCTTTGGGTAGAGGTCTTTATGATTTTTTGAAAAAAAACCATGAAGTTTTTGGTTTTTCAAGAAGTAATGGGTATGACCTTAAACGATACACAGACATTCTAAATGAAGTTTTAGATTTGGATGTGTTTATTAATAATACATATCATCCGATTTACCAACAAAAAATATTTGAAGAACTTTTTGACTTGTGGAAATATCAGGATAAAACTATTTTTAACGTTCTAACTTCGGCCATCTTCAATAATGGTAGTTTTGATGATTATAGAGAAAATAAATTAAGTTTACAAAAATCTTCACTCGAGTTAATTAATTCGAATCTTGATAAAAAAGTAAGAATTATTAATCTATATCCGAATACTTTGGAGCATAATAAAAGAGTTCAATTCAATAAAATTAATTTTTCTGAAGTATACCATATAATTGATTTTCAACTAAGTTTATCACAAAGTTTAGAACTTACGCATATCTGTATCTCAAGAACAACTAGTTCAAGTCCTAAAACCCTTTTGTAAAATTTTAATTTGGTTGAGGTTGAATACAAGGGATAGAAATATAAAAAAAATTAAACCTCTACAAGATATTTAATATATAACTAACAACATATTATGAAAGGAACGTTATTTTCGGCAGACTTTGTAAAAGACTCAAATGGTGATTTAAGATTATTAGAGTTAAATACGGATACTGGGTTTATCGACCAGGAATTGGTGAATTTTGACTTTAGTGGATTTTTATCAGTATTATCGTCAAACAACATCACAACTTTAGACATTATCTATAAACCATTTTTACACATAGATTTTGTTAATAGACTTGTTGAAGAAGTTAATAATAATCTACCATCAATCGTCATCAACTTACATGACGAGAATATTAATTCAATTTATCCAACATCAGTTGCGGATGCTGCCGATAAATTTGTGTTAAGATTAGCCTACGACGAAACCGCAATATTTGACAGTGTGTATTGTAAAAATAGATTGAATGTTTATAATTTGTTCACCGATAGCTTTATAACTGATAATTGTGTTGGATATTACCATTCTTCATCAGTAGGTACTTATGATACATTGACAAAAGAAATAAATACAGGTAACATACCAGATGCAACTATAAAGGATGTATATGAATCTTTTAATCCAATTGATTTTTTCAAAATTAATTTAACTGGAGGAACATCTGAAAATTGTTGGAATGATTTCTTATCTGAAAATTCTGATGAAAATAAATTAATTGAACAATATCACATTCACCCATCAAGTGTAGATGAGGATAATCATATTACATCAATAAGAGTTTTTGGGATAGTTTATGGGGGAAATTTGGATATAATGATACTGCATTCTTATAAAATCAGTTCTATATTTGAATTACCTGAATCGATAGAATTGGAAGGTAATAAAGTTAAAGACCATCATTACTATGAATTCACAACAAATTTTATCAAAAACGATTCGGGTGGAATTTTGTCTACCCATGAAGTTTTGATGAATGATGAAACTTGGAAAGAAGTGTCCGAAATTCAAGTTGGTGAAACCATAAAGTCTTATAAAGTTAATGGATCCCCTCAAGCTGAAACTGATTTGAATGCTTTAACTTGGAGTTATGATGGAGGTGAGTTTCCTGATGGATCTTATATTAGTAATTCCGAGGTTGTCTTCAAAGATGTTAAACAACTCAAATATGGGGCAATGATGGAAATGGTGATAGATAATGATTCGCTATTTTCAGGTATTAACAAAAAATATTTGATTTATGATTCTATATCTGATAAAAGTAGTATTAAATTTATTTCTGAAATAAACGCAGTAACTGATTACGTATATGATTTGGAAGGTAACTTGATTAAAGTTGACGAATTAAACTTCTATGTTTCACCCGAGACTGGGTTGGCATTCGTTGAACTTGATGTTGAAGATACCGATACGTATATAATAAATGGTTCTACGGCGTTCAATAGTATTGTATCATATAACTCTCCTTGTTTTGTTGCAGGTACCAAAATTCAAATGGAAGATGGTACAACAAAAAATATTGAAGATGTTGTAATTGGAGATTCTATATTGTCATTCAACTTCAATAGTAATGAGACAAAGGTTAGTAAAGTATTAAATGTATTTTCCAAAAAAATAGATAAAATTGTAGTTTATGAGTTTGATAATGGGGGTACTCTCAAATCGACAACTGACCACCCAATCTTCGTTAATGGTAAGGGTTGGTCATCTTATGACAATTTATTATCAAATACATTATACACAATAGGTGAACCAGTACAAAAAATTGAAATCGGAGATTCTGTGAAATTAATGAACAAAAATGTTATTTTGGATAAAATTACCGTAGTTAATGAAGAGACTAAAGTATACAATTTGTCTGAAGTTGAAATTAATCATAATTATTTTGCTAATGACGTTTTGGTACATAATCGAGCATGTTTTGTAAAAGGTACAATGATTGAAATGGCAGACGGAACTACAAAACCAATTGAAGATATTGCGAATGGTGATATAGTAGTTTCAGTTAATTTAGAAACAGGATTAAAAGAAAATCAAACCGTAACAAATATAATTACACCGATTCATGATGATTTGGTTAAGTATTCTTTTGAAAATGGTACTGAAATTGTTTGTACTTTTGACCACCCATTTTTTATAAATGGGTTTAATTTGTCGTCATATAGACCTTTATTGACCAACGATAGGTACAATTTTAATAATAATGTCACACAAATAGAAGTAGGAGATAATGTTAACTTAATTGACGGATTGAATACAAGAATTACTAAAATTGAAGAACTAGAATTCAAACCAACACAAACTTATATTTTCGAAGTAACCAATAATCATAACTTTTTTGCTAATGGTATTTTAACCCACAATAAAGCTTGTTTTATAAGCGGTACTAAAGTTTTGATGGGAAATGGAATAGAAAAAAATATTGAAGAGATTAACGTGGGGGATTTAGTATTGTCTTACAATGAAATTATAAATGTTGTGGAGGAAAGAGAAGTTACAGAAGTAAACTCACCCATACATGATGATTTAGTTAAATACATACTTTCTGATGATACAGAAATCATTTCAACATTTGACCACCCATTTTATGTTAATGGATTAAAACTTGCGTCTTATAAACCAAAGTGGACTAATGAAAGATATGATATTCCTTTGGAAGTAACACAAATAAATATTGGGGACAAATTAACCAAACCTAACAGAGAAATCTTGGAGATTGTTTCTATAACAGAATTGGAAAGAATAAACACACAAACGCATATTATTTCAGTTGCTGACAATCAAAATTTTTATGCGAATGGAGTATTAGTACATAACAAATAAATTTACAAACATGGATATATCTAAACACCCTCAGTTATACAAAAAAAAGTCCTTAAATCAAATTAAAAACAGAACAACCGAACAATTATCAACTACAGAAAAAGAAAGAGTCGAAACTGTAATTGGTAAATTTTTTGAATTGTTTATGAATAAACATTTATGATGGATGCGTACAATTACATAAAAAATTGTGTTTTTGTAAAGTTGAAACCAAGTAATATTTCAGGAATAGGAGTTTTTGCGATAAAAGATATCGTTAAAGACACACTTTTGTTTCAATTGTGGGAGGGTAAAACAGGATTCTACCCCATAACTCAAGACCAATTAAGTGAATTGAATGAGGAATTACGTCAACACATTCAAGATTTATTTTTATTTTCCTCAGATTTCCCAAAAGACACTAGCATTTATGTAAAATTAACTAACAGTTGTCATTGGATTTATACTAACCCATATTATTTTGTGAACAGTGGTTATTATGAAACTAAAAGTAATATTGATAAAAATAGTATGAAATCAATAAGAGATATTAAAAAGGGAGAGGAAATACTCAGTAACTATCAGAGATACGAAAAAATTGATAAAAAAATCATATGATTCAAGAATTGAAGTTGTCTACGACATTTACTATTCATAAAGGTCATGATGATAAATTTATGAATATAAAAGATGATTGTCTTAAATATGCAAAGTTAAATGATTCATCAGTAATCTATACCAAAACTCAAACAAAAGAGAATTCAATTTGGATGGAAATAAACACTAAATGTTTTCTACAAATTAATAAAAAAATTAAAAAATACGTAGAAGAAATCTCAAATAGAAAGTTTATTAATTATGCGGAACATTTTTGGATATATACTCAGACCAAAGGGTTTGATATGGAATGGTTACACCAACATCTTTTAGTTCATCCACCTGGTCGGTCAAATATTACGACGGACTTTACGTTCACATATTACTTACAAACACCAAAAGATATTAAAGGAGATGAGGGGCATATTGTTTTCGAAACTGAAGACAAAATAAGACATAAATTTTTACCACAAGAAGGAGATTTTTTTATATTTCCGGCAAATATAAGACATACGGCAATCCCTACCCCAAAATCTGAATTAGATAGAATCGTGTATGCTGGAAATTTTTGTTTAGATGTGGAAAACCAAGTTAAATATACCAATAATATCATATAAAATGTATCAATTTTTTTCAAAGGAAGAATGTAGTTTACTCCTTTCAAACGAATCTGAATGGCAACTGTATGACCAAGATTTCAAATACTATCAGAAATTTATTAAATACAATTGGTTAGATACAAAATTGAAAAATATTCTTTATGAAAACAAAAAGATTTCAGTAAATGAAATAATTGAAAACAGAATTATAAAATTATCAAAAGGATATAGATTACCAACCCATACTTTTAATTATAGTAATCAAAAAAGTTTATATAGACATACGACGTTCACTGTTGTTGTTTTTTTAAATGAAGATTTTATAGGAGGAAATTTTTATTTCAATAATGTTCGTAACAAGATGACTACAGGGTATGGAGTAATTCATGGAAGATCTACAAACCAACAAGTAAGTAAAATCGAGGAGGGAGAATGCTATTTACTATTCTCACATTTTGGTCAAATTTGCGTTAATAAACCATTTTAGACATAAACTTATGATAAAATATGTGAAATCATTCTTGGAAGAAAAAGAAGTTTTATATTTCATTGATATGTTTAATAATGAAAAAATGAATTATTATGGAGATAATGTATATAAATTTTACTATATAGATTTAATAAATAGAGATTTAACTATACAAAAATTTTCAAATTTTTTTTTCAAAAAAATTCGAGTTCAAATGGTTAATGAAACTATTAAACAGATAGAGACATTTCATGGACATGTTAACCCATGGTCATTTATAATTTTTTTAAATGAGGATTTTATTGGAGGTGAAGTAATTTTTGGTTGCAAAGAATACAAACCTAAAACGGGAGATATGATTTATTTTTCTGGTGATGAACAACATAAAGTAAATGATTGTATTGGAGACAGATATACCTTAGTTGGGTTTATGCATAATAATCCACTTTCAATAAAAAAAAATAGTTTAATATAATCGGTATAATGATGAAATTAATTACTCAAGATGAAATCGAATCGATAGAAACGCTTTATCATGATTTAGAATATTTTGTCAAACGGGATAGGAGTTATGACGCTAAAATAATTGAATCTGACTTAGTAATTCCTGTTAAAATAAAATTATTGAAATGGGTCGAATCAAAATTAAATTTGAGTTTAAATTCTTATGACCAAAAATTTGTGATTATGAGGTATAAAGAAAATGACTATTTTCTACGCCATACTGATAATAATTATGTTTATGGTAAAAATAGATACTTGGTTACAGGATTTCATTTGAATGATAATTATGAGGGTGGAGACTATATTGTTTATGACCCATATTATTTTATTGAAAAAGAAATTGGAGTACCGTATGTATTCGAATCCAAGTATGACCATGAGGTGAAAAAAATCACCAAGGGAACTCGTAGGAGTGTTATTATGTTTATTAATCATGAAGATGTTGTTTCAAAAGAAAATAACAAACTCATCTAATAAAGTTATGATTTAGTATGAAAAAAAAACTTTTAATAACAATTGGATGTTCATTTACCGAAGGTGTTGGTTGTTATGCCCCTGAGGTAGTTTCATACAAAGTTGAGAATAAAATCAAGTATAAAAATACTGAAGAAGTTTATTTTCCAAGTAAAGAAAGATTTCATAAATATTCTTGGCCGACAAATCTTCAAAAACAAATAAATTATGATTGTCTAATAAATTTAGGATTTGGTGGATCATCGACTTCGGGAAATCTGAAAGTGTGGTTCGAAAAATATTATGATAAAAACTTATCAGAAGAATTCGATGTTTTATTAATTTGGTTATTACCAATTCCAAGCAGGTTTTCTTTTTATAGGGAGTGTTCAGTACTGAACATAAATCCGAGTATGGAAAAAAATATTTACAATGTTCACAGTTATGATATTGGAAGGGAATACATCAAATTTATTGATAACATAGATTTAGACCCATTTTTAGAACAAATTTTTTACCTAAAAATAATGGAAGAACATTGTCAAACGAAAAAATACAAATTTTTTTACATACCAGTAGATTACAATCACAACGTACTTTTTGAAAAATTACATAACACAAAAAACTTAATGAAGTTTACAAAGTCTATTTTTCCTAATTTCATTAATAATCCGAATATGAAATCACTGATATGTGAACATCCAAATGAGTTAGGTTATGAATATATCTCAAACCAAATATTCAATTGGATTGAATTGAATGAACCAAATCTAATATCAAAGACAAAGCCGAATACGTTCGAATCTACTTGGGATGGTTATCCAATTTTCAATCATTTAGAAAAAATCAAATCTTCCATATAATGGTGATAAAACTAAAAATTGTCTTATAATTTTAGATAAATGAATACTGAGATAGATTTAAAAGATTATGTTTGTGGAGTACCTTTTGCCGCTCTTGAAATTCATGAAAAGGATAGATTTTTGTGTTGTGCATCTTGGTTGAAAAAACATTTACCACAACATACATCTCCAAAAGATGCTTGGGAGTCATCTGAAGCAAACGAAATACGAGAATCTGTAATAGATGGTTCTTTTAGACACTGTGATAAATCTCAATGTCCCTTTTTACATCAACTTGAAAATTTTGGTGAAATTGGAAACACAAGTGTATTATATCACAAAAATAGACTACCAAAGGACTTGGAATCAAAGATAGATTCATTCAAAAAGGGAATTGTGACTCCACCATCCACAATACAATTTTCATTCGACAGAACTTGTAATCTCAAATGCCCATCCTGTCGTATAAACTTGATAGTAGAAAATTCCAAGGGAATTGAAAGAGTGAAAAAAACTATCGATGAGATTGAATCACAATATGGACAAACAACAAAAAGACTATACATTACTGGAACTGGGGATCCTTTCCTTTCTGTTGGGTTTAGAGATTTTCTCAGAAACTTTGATTCGAACAAATGGCCAAGTTTAACCCATATACATCTTCATACCAATGCTACAAGATGGGATAGAAAAATGTGGGAATCAATGACCAAAGTTCACAAATATGTGAAAACATGTGAAATTAGTATCGATGCCGCAATTAAAGATACATATGAAAATAAAGTGAGAGTTGGTGGGAATTGGGATGAATTAATTGAAAATCTAAAATTCATTAACACTATAAGGGGTTTGAAGAATATTAAAACTTCTTTTGTAGTACAACAAAAAAATTATAAAGAAATGAAAATGTTTTATGATTTAATGTTGTCAATTTTTGGAAAAAAAGTTAATGTTTTTTATGGAAAAATTAATAACTGGGGAACATTTACTCATGAAGAGTTTGAAACAGAAAAAGTTTGGGATGTTTCACACCCCGATTATGATGACTTTGTTCGGGAAGTTAATTCATTTATTCCTTCGGAGCAATGTTGGCATAATTTACAAGAATTTATTTCAAAAAAACAAAATCTAATATAATGGATGAAATATTTTTTAAGTCGGTTGATAATATTAAATATTGGACTCCAAAAGGATTTGAAATATCAAGTTACAAATGGAATTTATCTGAAAAGGTTAATCAGTCATATCACACATCAGGTTCAGATAAAACCCGGTTATGTACATATACTTATAATGAATTAGGGTTCAGAGGAGATTCAATACATAAAGATGGGTTTAAGATAATGTCTATTGGGGACTCTAATACTGAAGGTGTTGGAGTTAATAATGATGAAACATGGCCTGCACAATTTTCTAAATTAATTAAAAATGGAGTTGACCATAACTTTGGTGTGGGAGGACGAAGTAATGATTTTATCGCAAGGTGCCTAATAACTTATTATGATTTTATAAAACCTGACTTAGTTTTAATTATGTATACTCAACCTCATAGAAGGGAACTCTATACCAAAGACGGAGGTTTAGAGCCATTCATGATAACTTCACAATGGGGATATACTGAGGAGACTGAAGACGGTCGGGAATTACAAAATAATTTAACTGCAATACAAAATGATTATGAAGATTTTATGAATTGGTATAAAAATCATCTTCTGATAAAGTATTTTTTGGAGACGAAGAAATGTAATTGGATATGGAATGGATGGTTGAACATTCCCAAAGATTACCAAGAATTTAACAGGTTTGACGGGGATTACAGTAGTTTCAGTGACTTTGGATCGGATGGAGCGCATCCTGGACCAAATCACAATAGAAGATATGCAAAAAACCTAATAAATCATATTTCACAAAAATTCAGTAATTATATTCCCTCGATGTTAAATGAGGAAGACTTAAAAATCAATTACAAAAAAATTATTTAAACGTATCTCTATTATCAATGTATATCATAACTTCTTTGTAATATGGAATGAAATCATCATTCCAAATAGACCAAGTAATGTCAATACCATCAAAAGAAAAAACTCTGAAATCTGTGAAGACTCTTAAATAAACGTCTCTGAATATTCTAAATTTTTCTTTCAATTCAGGAGTTCTTAAATGCCATTCTCCTGAAATCTTTCGAACATTGTTTTTTATCCAAAACAAATTTTCCAAAGTAAAAATATCATATTCACCACCTTCACAATCAGTTTTCAAGAAATCAATTTTTTGAATGTTGTAATCATTTATTATCTTACTAAAAGTTGTGGAATATAACTTATGGTCGCCTGATACGTCAAATACACCTGTAAAATCAAACTCACCCACAGTATTACCAATACCCTTGTTTATATGAGTAACATTTCCGTGTCTTGTGTTTAGGACTAATGTTTTGAATTCCTCGTAACTTGGTTCGAATACAAAAACTTGTGAGGGATTTTTATCTAAGATTGAAAAGGTAAATGGACCCAAACTTGCCCCGATGTCGAAAACCACATCACCTTCTTCTACCTGAACGTGTCTTTCATATATTTTATCAACAAATATTTCTTTTTCTACGGTTTCTCGGAATCCATCATAACATTTTGGTTCCCAAACAAATTGGTCTAAGTTCATTTTAATAAGGTTTGTATTTTATTTATTACCATTTCTGATGTTATTGATGTATGACATTCAAATTGTTGAGAAGTGCCTTTATGAACAGGACACCAATTCCAATCCCCTTTATCGAATCTATGAATAGGACTGTTCCAGCATCCATTACAAACATTTGGGTTTGTAATTCTTGTACAATTGGAAGTAAATTCGTGATTTGATTCTGTAAAGTTACTAATCATTACAACGTGTTTCCCCATTGCCCAAGATAACCAAGACAATCCACTTGACAATCCTACAAAGAATTCACTGTGATGAATGACATTCATTGTGTAATCCATTTCAGTGTTTTTTAATTTTTCACAATTATTGAATGGGTTATTTTCTTTGGACACATTAACAACTTTGTAACCTAAAGAGCTAATATGATTAATAAGTTCTTGCCATCCCTCTTTTGTCCAAAACTTACATCCTGCGGTCGAGTTGGTTGCAATTGTTATATACTTTTCTTTATAAGGTCTGTCATAAATTTTATATGAAATTCTTGGTTTTATTTCAGTATATGGTAATCCTAAAATATTTGTTGCGGCTTGTTGTAACGGAATTGTGTTTGGCAAGACTGGTTCTTTATTTACATCATAAAACCAACCAATATTATATTGTCCGTGAATATTATGAATAACATTTCCTGGTTCCACGAATTCTAATTCTGAATATACATCACGGAAAAGATGATTCAAATGGGTTGATACAATCACATCACATTGATGAACATTCTTGAATTCAAGAACATAAGGTATCCATGATATAGTATCTCCCAAAGAACGACTATCAAAGTTTATGAAAACTCGTTTACCTTTATAATCAAGAGTTTTGTCATATATCAAAACACCATCTTCTAAAATTTTGGTATTCCATTTGGTAAAATATTTTCGATTTAATTTAATCCAATGGTTTGATTTAATTTTATTATCGTAATGGCAAATTCCTGATTCGTCAAAAAACTTAATATCATATTCACTATCACTTTCACCTGTAATTTCTAAAAACGGTTCGTTTACAAAAAATTGTTTAACATGTACTTTAGAATTATTTTTTAAGTTTTTTATTGGTTCTTGTGTTAACAAGAATTTATATAGATTATAATGTTTTTCTGTGAATTCTTCTGTCATGCCATTCAGTATTTGGTAATCACGTGTTGAAGAAATTAATTTACGTAACAAACCAACATTGTTGGAAATTTCATCAGAAAGAGGTGTAATTAGTCCCTTAAACATTCCAACATATTGTGGTAAATCTCTGGTAATAATCTTTAGACCCAGTGATGCTGCTTCACGTATCACCAATGGATTACATTCCCAAGTCGAATTAAACATTAAAATGTCGGACGCTTTCATAAAGGTTTCTACGTCATTCCTTTCTCCCCAAACGCGAACGTTGGATGGTAAGTTTAACATCAAAGGGCCCCAATAACTTTCAAAGTTTGAAGCTTGATTTCCTACGAAATGAAATTCAACGTTTCTATCTTGAAAATGTCTTGCAATTTCAATCCCCTCACCTTGATTTTTACCTGAGGTCCATAAACCAACATTGATTATGTGAATTTTTGTACTATCTAATCCCAGTATTTCTTGAGATTTGATTTGTTCCTCACGAGACCTGAAATTGTTTTCAATTGGGAACTCGAAAACCTCTTTGTGGGATGGCATTTCTTTGAATGTGTTCTCCAAGTGGTATGGGGTACATAAAGCATATGCATCAGGATGAAATTGTTTTAACGTGTTTGGGTCGAACCAAATATTATGACAGGTTTCTACAACTCTCCAAGTTCTATCATTGTTGTAGAGGGCATTTTTTAACTCATTTGGTACTTTATTAAATGAATCAAAACCTTCAATCATTTCGTCAACGTGTACAATATCAATAGAATTACTTTTAATAATGTCTATAACTTTCATTGAATTTTCAACAGTATGGTTTGATAGAGTATTAATAGTCCAAAATCTTTGTTCTGGTATCAATTCTTTAATTCTGTTTCTTTGAACTGTATATAAATTTGAATATTCACAAAACTCTGCAACAAATATTTCAACATCTGATGTATATTGAATGAGACTTTCTATTCGTTTTAATAAGTAAGATGGCATTCCACCTGTTGATAGGTGAGGGGCTAAAAATAAAACTTTAGTATTTTTGGAATTATCAATTATTTCAAACATTTTATCAATCTCTGATTGACGTTTTTCTCCGTGAAAAACCTTAATATCATTTTTGTTTTCAGGTATGACATAAAAGTGGTCAATTGTTGTTTTTTTTATTGGCACAAATTTGAAAAAATGGTTTAATCTGTCGGCACTATTAACATTTATATATGAAATAGGCAAGCCTTCATGATTTGGATTAATTTTCCAAATTAATACGTTGTATAATGTTTCTTCATGGTAAGGGGCGATAGTTTCTAATGAAACTAATTTTGGTAAAATGTCTTTAGTTTCTTTCCATATTTTCAAAAAATCTTTTGTTTTAGAGTTTCCAACTAAAATATTTGTCGTTCGATAATGACTTCTTTGATTCGGATTTATACCCATAAATTTCATTAAGGGCCATTCTAAAGTATTTTCATTATCGACTGTATTGTTTTCTTTCCAATATGGATTTCCTAATAATTTTCCATCAGGGGTAGTTATTAAAACATATTCATAAGGTCCTAAAGTTGCTAATGGGAACTCTGTAATTTTATTACAGTGATCGAATAACTCATCAACATTCTTATTTACAATACTATCTGAGTCAATGTAAACCCATTCATCAATAATGGATGTGGCATGTAACATTGCGTCAATTTTAGCACCTAAAGTTAAGTAAGTTCTAATTTTTGGTCTATTAACATATGAATTACCATTTGTGTCTAAAATAAAACTTGAATCATCCAAACTCGGAAGGTTCAAATCTAATCTTATACATGTAGTTTCTTTTTGTAGATTATCGGAACCATCATAATCTATTGTGTAAACAATAATTTTATAATCAGAATATTTGTTGATACTCTTAACTAAGTTTAATGTTATATGTTCGTAATTTTCGGTTGTGTGAGTAATAAATGATCTCATGTATACGCGTTATGTTATTTATATTTTTTTTGATGGTACTCCCACATAGATTCCAGACTCAATTATATTTTTGACTACCGAAGCGTTCATACCAATTGTAGTGTCATTGTGTATTGTAATATTTTCTTTAATACATGAATTATTCCCGAGATATACGGAATCTTGTATATTGACATTTCCGGAAACAATTGAACCTGGCATAGCACTGAAAAAATCACCAATTACACAATCATGTCCAATTTGATTCATTCTGTTTAGGATACAGTGATTCCCAATTTTTATATTAGTAGTAATTATGGAGTAAGCTCCAACGAAACTTCCCTCTCCAATTTTAACATTATTAAGTATTAAAGACGTTGGGTGAATCCAACTGAAAAACTTTGTATTTTTTGGTAATTTTGATAATATTTGTTTCCTAATTTGAGGGTTCGCAATTGCTATCATCACCTTATATTTTTTGGGATTAAATTCCGAAATTGGTTTTGTTCCTTCTACTACAAATTCATCATCTACAAAACAAACTAAATTTTTACCCATCTGTGCCATCACTTCCCGTGCATGACCTCCGAATCCAATCAATGCTTTTTTCATTTTTGATATATTTCGTATTTTGATAAATCAGGATATGGTAATTCTAAATCTAAGTTATACTTTTTTGTTCCATCCAAATTATAAAATTGGTTCATTAGTAGCATTCCTCTAGCCGCTAACTCTGGCATCATATAAAAGTTCCAACCCAGCATATCAAAATGGTCATCATGGTATGAAGTTTCTCTTCTGCCACTGTACCTTGCTCTTTTGAACCAAAGGTATGCCTCATATTCATCAGTTAATATTGCTCCACCTTTTGATAATTTGAAATGTTTATAAGGGCCTGTAAATGATATACACATGTGAGTATTTGGAATGTACATATCTGCGGTAAATCTTAGAGCAGAATCCCAAACGTTAGAACCTTTGAGTTGGTATGCTCCTTTTATAGTTCTACCTTCCACGGGTTCAAACCCAACTTTCAATCCCGTATGAATAATTTCGCAAGGAACTGATGGGTAAGTTCGTGATGGAATGGTAATTATCTTTTCAGTTCTGTCTTTAATTTTATGTTCATAATATAAAGCAAGGAATAGTCCGTTACTCATATTATCTAAAGTCACAACATACGGAGACCCAGTGTAGTCCGAGAGTGATTTTTCAAAATCCTCAGTTATTTTGTAAATTCCATTAGCCATTTTTTTTCCAATTTGTATAAGTTTTTAGTCTTTCTTTTGATAGATCTGTTCCAGTAAAATGATATATATTTGGTTTCATTTTACCCCAAAAATATTCTTCATTACACTCTGTGTGTATATCAGGAGCCAACCAATTCCATTCTTTTGATAGAAATTTTATATTAAGATTAGAGTGTGTTAAATATGCACTTGTAAAATTTTGAGAAGGAAACCAATCTCCACATTCTTTGTAACTAAGATACTTCATTAGTTCTTCATCGTTAAACATCAATTCTTTCATTTCCTGTATTATAGGGAAAAGTGATTTGGGCCTATAAAGAAAAACACCCATATTAAAATAATTTTCAAGATAAGTATTTTCTGAGAAACTATTTATTTTTCTTTGAAATATATCGATTGAGTTGTGTAATTTTGATATCTTAACTGATATATCTTCAAGATATGGAGTACTTACTCTGTCTCTATTTATATTATGGACAACACATAAATCAGTTGTTGGTTCCATCATATCGAAAATATTCGGAGCCTCTTCATTAATTATAACATCTGGATCAACAATTAAAACTTTATCAAAATTTTTAAAATTTTCCATAGCCCAAATCCTATCCCATAATAAAATACAAGGAGAATCAGGATTTTTGAAATATGACATTTCATAAAAATCACATTCCCATCTGTGAGCAGCAAATCTTATCGATTCAATACTTTGTGATGTTTTAGATAAGTCATCAAATACGTTTTGTACTACTATAATATTTTTACTTTTCATTTTTTTAACCACCATGTTCCAAACCACTCATTTGTGATTTGAGGATTATATCCGTTTTTTTCACAAAATTCATCGACGGCAGGATTAACTCCAAATACTCCGTGGTAAAAATTAGAGTTAGAATAAATGTGTTTGTCTTTTCCATTTTTACAAAAATTAGGGTCATTATACCAATTTAAATTAATATAATCGTGTCCACACAAGTAACCACCGTTTTTAACTTTCGGATACCACAAATCTATGTCTTGAACCACATAGTCATATGCATGATTCGCGTCTATGTACACAAAATCCAATGAATTATCCTCAAAAATACTGGACGCAATTTCAGATGAAGCCCTAACCATAACCGCTCTATCTTCGAATCCTTTGATGCTATTCATTGCCTCGGCATAAATATTATTTTCATGATTACCATGATTACTTGAATCTAAGTATTCTTCATTTGATAGTGGTCTCCAAACATCAACCATATATAATGTTCCGTCCCAATTTTCCATAATCTTTTTAGAAAATTCACCTTTAAATGTTCCGACTTCAACACCTCTTCCGTTAGGGAATTCTTTCCCAATCTCAACTATTAAATCGATTCTTGATTTGTCTTTATTTTTCATTATTTATATTATTTCAATTATTTTATTAAAAATTTGATTTACGTTTGGGTGACAAACAAATTCTGATTTCCCCTCTAAACAACCTACCAAAGGAGGAATACCTCTGATTGAATTCCACTCTCTAACTCCATATCTCATGTCGGAAGCGCAAGCAATTTTACATTCACCATCAACGTAGTGATACTTGTAATCTTGTCGACCGTTTCTGTACGGAGCCCTCAATCTCCAATTTATCGAACTACCAAGTTGAATGATTTGTGCATCTGTCGTACCCGCTAAATGTAACAGCCCAGAATCCATGGTTACAAATGCCAAACTTTTTTGTATTAACCACCAAGTTTGTGATATGGTCGTTTGATTCATTAAGTTCAAACCTAATTTAATGGGGAAATCAAAGACTGGTTTTTGTACCATATGAAACCCTATCTCACTTGAAGATTTTCCAACTGAAATGACCGCAATACCATTATCATTCAACATGTTGGTTAGTAATTTCCATTTGTCTTTATCCCAAGTTCTTGCTGCCCAACTTTGTACGGGATGAATTAAAATAAATTTGTCAGGTAAATTTTCGATTGAATCCCATTCATCAGGTACAAATTCTGTATGACATTCATCAGGTAATAGAGTGAACCCCAAACCTGATGAGTGGAATTGTCGGATGTCCATTGTATTATGGCGTAACCCTAAATTGTATTTGTTTTCCAAATTTGGAGCAAAACTCACTAACAATTCATATTGTTCTGCCAAACTTTCTCTTGAAGTTTCTGTGGTATTAAAAATTTTGTCCACATACTTATTGTTTTTGAAAATGTATGGATGGTCTGTTAGAACTGATATTTTTTTTCCGTAGGCAAAAAATAATTTACGAAGTGATGGGGTTGAACAAATAGTGTCTCCAAGTCCTTTAGATAAATGTAAATCCAACAATGGCTCTTTCATATTGGAGAAATATATGAAAGATGATATAAAAAATCTATTATTAACGTTTCTTTTTTTCTTCAGACTGATATAACTTCAGTAGTTTGAGGGAATCTTTGTAATGTTTTTCAAGCCTGTCCAATTCTTCAACAGGGACACATGAATCACAAGCATTGTTATATTGTTCTTCAGCCTCTTTGATAATATTTTGAATTGTGTTTAGAAGTTTCATACACATATAAATATTATCGAGGTACTACTTTATTTAGTTTTCAACAAAACTATATTATTGGATGTATAAAACCTAATATCTGGTTATTTATATAGGAACAATAATTACATGGATATAATATCAATAAATTTTTATAGAGGGGAAACAGATGGCTAATTGTTATACAATAACAGGTACGACAAGTATTCCTAATGAATGTTTTGATTGTCCTGGTTATTTCGCAAGTACAACAGATTGGAATATCCAATTCTTTGATGGTTGTGGAGGAACTCAAATAGCTGCTCCATTTGATATAAATGTAATTGCACATTATAGTGATAGTTCAACAGGAAATACATTTATATCTTCAGGACAGATTGGTAGTGTATTGATTGCTACAAGTGATATCCAGTGTGTCGCACCACCTACTTGTGGCGAAATATCAAGTCCAACATTTGACTATGCTGATGTAGTACCTGTAACGGGAAGTATTAGTGAATGTTGTACGGTGATAACTCCCACTCCAACACCAACAAATACTTCAACACCAACACAGACTCCAACAGAAACTCCAACCCAAACTCCGACACCAAGTATAACGGCACCTCCAGGATTGACTCCAACTGCTACTGAAACACAAACACCTACTCCTACAGAAACGCCTACTGAGACTCCAACACAAACTCCTACGACAACGGCAACGAATACTGCAACGCCTACTCCAACCACAACTCCTACACAAACTCAGACTCCTACAGAAACCTCAACTCAGACTCCTACACAAACGGCAACGAATACTGCCACGCCAACAAATACTACGACTCAAACTCCTACTGAAACTCCAACACAAACGGCAACGAATACTGCCACGCCAACGAATACTACGACTCAAACTCCTACTAACACTGCAACACAGACTCAAACTCCTACTAACACTGCAACACAGACTCAAACTCCTACTAACACTGCAACACAGACTCAAACTCCTACAAATACTGCAACACAGACTCAAACTCCAACTAATACCGCAACACAAACTCCAACAACGACACAAACACCGTCACCAACAAATAGTATTGTTATACAATTTCAAGATTGTACAAATGGTTCAAACATATTCAGATTTGGAGGACCAAGTATTCCTACTGTAATTGGTGATGTATATTGTATTACTAATAGTATTGAATTCGAAGGATGTGCAACAATTGTAAGTGGGTTTACTAGTGGGACTTTATACAATTCTGTTGGAGTTACATTCACACAGGTTCCAACATGTGCGGATTCTTCGTGTCCAAGAACTGCTCTAACAGCAGCATTACTTTATAAGTGTTCCGACGGAAGTGTATTATATGCCAATGTAAATGAAGATACTGCATTTGTTGGAGCGGCTTATCTTTATAATGGGGAGTGTTATAGTTTCGTTGAATTCTCAGGGCCAGGTGGACCTGATTTTGGTGATCCTGATTTTGATGATTGTTCTTTTTGTGTACCTACGTCAACTCCGACCAATACACCACAATCTACACCGACGAATACTCCGACAGTATCACCGTCACCATCGGCATGTGCATTTACTGACTTCTGTTTCTATACCACATTACCATCTTTCTCAGGGTACAATGGAAACTATGAATCGGCTGGAACTTACAACTCAAGAATTTATTATTCGGGAGATGGAATAACTTCTGCGGTCATTTATCATACTGGAAGTTTTTGGTGTTTGAGTGATACATTGGGAGGAACTTGTTTATTAAGAGGTTCCAATCCTTGTAATTCACAGTGTCCTGATATTTCGGCAAATGATTTTGAAGGCGGAATTTGCCCAACTCCAACGCCAACTGGTGTTGACTGTTCAATATTTAATTTCAATGCGTATTTCGATTGTGATTGGGAACCATTACCAACGCCAACTCCGAGTATTGCTTGTGATGATGTTAATTTCATCATAGATTCAATAGGAGTAACTCCTACACCAACTCCTTCGGGTAACTTCTGTTCTGGTGTGGGTATTAATTTTAGTTTAAGTGGATTCACTTCAACAACTCCAACTGTGACATTGACACCTTCAGTTACACTTACAAGAACCGTGTCCATTGAAGGTAGTGTTACTTTTGAAATGTTGGATGAGACATTTAGTTGTGTATCTGCTAAGGTATTGACCGATTGTGGTAGTGGTGAAGAATTCTATACCACCGATTCCTTGTCTTTCTTGGGAACACCTGTGGTGATTGGTATGACAATGTTTGTTCAAGTTAACGGGGTGAATCGTTGTGTGATTTATTCTAGAGATGATAATAATTTGTCGTCAAATAGCACACTTGGATCTATTGTACAAATCTATTCTTCTTGTGAATACTGTAGTACAATACCGACTCCAACACCAACTACGACATCAACACCGACAAACACTCCTACATCAACTGCAGGAATTACACCAAGTGTTACTAGAACACAAACTCCAACACCATCTATAACCTCTGCGGTAGGTACTACACCTCCACCAACACCGACTCAAACTAGAACTCCAACCGCTACAAACACGCCAACACCATCAATAACCGCGTCGCCATCGGCAACTCCTAATTTCCTATATGTATATGAGTCTTGTAACCGTATCGGTGGAGGAAGAGGAACGATAACTCAAGTTATTCAAACTCAACCAGTGTCGTTTACAATTGCGGTAAATGAAACATTCAAAGATAACGATGGAAATTGTTGGTATTATGTCGGTCGATTTAATACATCTTATATTGCTCCACCAAAAGTTACACCAATAAACTTTGGAGGTAATTATTTTATAGGTGTTTCAACTCAAACTTATTCTAATTGTGAGACCTGTGCAACTGGAAACATCGGTGCTTTCGGAGATAGTGGTGTGAGTGATATAAGTATTTTTGACGCTTGTTCCGACGCTATTATCAATCCGAAAACATTATATTCAAATTGTGAGACGATTAATGTTGGATGTGTATTATACACAGATTCTACATTACAGAATGTGGTTAGCGAGATATATGTATACCATCAAGGAGCCAATTGGGACCTTAATGGATCGGGTGGAGTAATCGGATTATCATCAACACAATGTTAAATAAATAAAGAAATGGGAGTACAAGTTACAATAAATAATATTTCAGGAGTAACACCTTATGATATTTATGTCTGTCAAGTTGATGGGTCAGGTTGCTTTTATATATCAACGATAGGTTCAACATTTCCATATATATTTGATATCCCTTCACCATATGATGTATCTCCAAACTATATGGTGAAGGCGATTGATGCAAACAATTGCATAATTTCAGGAACTAGCGCTGTAGTATCATGAGTCAACAAGTAACAATTACATCGGTAACCGCAAATACTCCAGTTGAAATATTCTACTGTGATTCATTTAGCGCGAACTGTGTATACGTTTCAACCGTTTCAGTTTTTCCATATACATTTTCAGTTCCTCCTCCCTATGATGATAGTAATATTGTAATTAAAATTGAAGATGTTAATGGTTGTATTGATGGTGAAATAATACCTATTACACCAACTCCAACACCAAGTATAACCCCTTCGACAACTCAAACTCCAACAAACACTTCGACTCCGACTCAGACTCAAACAAATACTCCGACAGTAAGTTCTACACAAGCAAGTACTCCAACAACAACTCCAACATTCACACCAACTCCATCTGTGACACCTGCGTTCTCCCTTCATTTAATTGGACAAAATACATTTTCGACTTCAGCTAATACCTGTAGTGATACACTTACACTTGCAAATTATTACACATATATTAACCAAGCGAATACTATCCCTGTAGTTGGAGTAAAGATATATCAAACCGCTTTTGGTGTAACATTATTCAACCCATACAACGGAAATAATCGATTTACTAAATTTACCTTTGGAGGAAACAATTATGCTGTTCAGGTAGATGGAGATGGAACAATAACCAGTTTTGTTGCATGTCCATAAACTTCACAAATATATACAAAATATTGTGAGTTCTTATAATTATAGGATATAATAAATTAATAGATGTCGACCTGTACTTGTTATTACATTGAAGTCCCTTACGATTTAGCCACCAGTGGAGGCCAAGATTTATATGTCGTATATACCGATTGTGATGGTCAAGCAGATAGTGCAATTGCCTTAAACTTACCAAATACCAATCTTGGAAGTTCGTTTGCTTTTTATATTTGTTCATCTATTTTAGGTTCACCAACTTTTAAATATGGTTTCTTCGGTGATACGCTATTAATTGAGGGAATTACCGTAACTGATACTGAGAATATATGTACAGACAACAATAGTTGTTATCCCGCAGTTACACCTGAACCAACCACAACACCTACAAACACTCCAAGTAATACACAGACTCAAACTGCAACACCAACGCCAACCCGAACACCAAAACCAACTCCAGCGATTACATCTTCGCCAACTAATACACCAACTCAAACAAGAACTCCGAATGTTACGCCATCAACCACACCAATTTTATGTGGGCAAGCATATACCTTAGTTAATCCAAATTCAAGTTATTTTTATACCGATTGTTGTGGTAATTTCCAACAAGGAACTGAGAGTGGTATATCCATAACTATGGATTATACCAAGCCATCTAATGGTGTGGTTAAGTTGAATGTAACTGCATCAGTGAGTTGTCCTACTCCAACACCGACTAAAACTCCGACTACAACACCAACTAATACAACAACTCCAACTATTACTCCGACAAGTTCTTTAACTCCATCGGTAACTAAAACACCTACACAGACACCAACAAATAGTCAAGTACTTTCATTAAGAAACAATTGTGATGTATTCACCCTTTTTGATATGGGTGTAACTTGTTTTCCAATATCAATGCCGAGTTCATCAAGTTCATTGGATGGTATCTTGTCTTTAAGAATTACTGGTGGTACAAGTCCTTATTCTATTTATTGGGAAGGAGGGCAAAGAACTCAAACTTTGATTGGAATTCCTCAGGGTTCCTACCAAGTAACAGTTGTGGATTATTATGGAGATTATACTGCTTCAACTATTTGTAGTTTATTTCCTCCAACACAGACTATCACTCCGAGCCCAACATTAACTCCAACGGTTACTCCATCAGGAGTTTGTCCTCAATTGTGTTTAATTGCTTTAAGTACATCAACCGCTTATGGCCCACTACAATTTAACTGTAATGGATTGAGAAATGGAAGAACAACATGGTCAACTTCAGACGGACAATATAATATTGTTTGGAACTCTACAGTTGTTAGATGGGAAGTCACTGGATCGAATCCGACAATACCATTCAATCCAGTCGGAGGTGGTATATTCATAAGTACGTCAACTGCTTCGGTTCCGTTATCAGGATGGGTTATTGCTGGCGGAGTTAATACATATAGTGTAACTATGACTCAAGGTGTTTGTCCATCTGTAATACCTGTACAAGTAGCATTGTCGGTAAATAATAACTCATGTGATAGTGTTGCAAATTGTGACGGTGATATAATTGTGAACGCACAATATGGATATCCTCCATATCTATTCTCAATTAACGGAGGTTCAACTTATCAGTCAACTAATATATTCGAAGACCTATGTGCCGGAACATATACAATAACCGTGACAGATTCTGCAGGTAACACCGACATCGAAAGTGCTACAGTTGGGTTTAATCAACAACCTGTTACTTATCAGTTATCCCTAAGTGCTAATACATTGGCTACTCAAGATATTACTTTGAGTAATTATAATTCTCGTACAACATTCTATCAGATTGTGAGTACTCCACCATTGCCGCCAGGGCTTACCATACCATTCAATTTGACACTATCATCAATTAAAACTTATAATGGACCTGGAACAGGATTAATTACCGACACGTTCTCCATAACTGAGAATGGAGTCACCAAAACTCCAACAACAACTCAGACAATCGTTCAAACAGGTAGTAGACCTAATTGTAGTCCTGAAACATTCACAGCCGTTACCGAAGCAGATACCTACCAATTACAAATTGGAAACAACTCTCCTGTATTTATTGAAAATACATCGGTGTTGTCAATCACGGCAGGACAATCAGGAGCTCAAAGTAATTGTTTGACTAACTTAACACAACAAATTACAGCACAATTTACTCAACAAAGTATTAACGGATGTAGATGTTGTCAAGTAATTGCTGATTCGACATCTAATACAATCAACTCAAACAGTGTCACATTCAATTCGACTGGTAATATTCCTTCAAAACCTTTATATGCGACATCAACAATACTTTGTGGATTCGGTGGAGTTGCGACGGTAGTACTTGCAGATTTTGCTGGTGGTTCAGGACAATATGATATCACTGACACATATTACACAAATTGTAATGATGCGTTGAATGGGACATTCAATTTCTTAAATGGAACTTCCAAAGATTATCTTTACGTACCTAGTGGAACTTCGTATGTTGGAATAAGGGACGCAAATAATCTATCGAATGTTACTTGTCTTACTCTTGTAGTAGATTGTGACTTCAACCCACAATAATAAAAAAAACAGAACAACTATTTATAAACAATGGCTTATATTATTAAAAATACTGCAGGACTTATTAACACCAGATTAACTGATGTTGGACGGAGAAACCTTTCTCAAGGTACCTTCAATATCTCTTATTTCCAAATTGGGGATAGTGAAGTGAGTTATACTGCAGTACCGAATTATAATCAGACCAATAATAATATTTTGATGCCAGCGTTCAACGCACAAAATGATACAGGTTCACCACAATCAAACAAACAAAATATAAAATATCCATATTACGTACAAAGTTCATCAGGTAACACTTACGGAATTCCTTTTATGGATAGTAATTTCCAACAAATATATAACTCGGCTGGTGTAAAAGGGTTTTTTACTACGGGAACCACCGAAATTCAAACTACTTCAGCTTACACAATAACATCTAATTTTTGGGTTGATATGTCAACCTTAACAGGACAAACAGATATTGATATTGAGTTTGACTTAAATGTGTGCGACGTAACAACTACAGGAACACCATCGATTAATGATTTTGTTACTATAGTCTATGATGGGAATGGTGGATGTGGTGATTTTACTACAAACCAAATTCTTACATATAAGATTCAAAATATGAGCCCTGTCACAGGAACGACAGGAAGTACATTCACATTAACATTAGATAGATCGTTACCAACATTTGATAACCTACCTATTGAAACAAATTATGCCAGATTGTATGTATATCCATCAGGTATGACAGAATTATATGATTTTGTTACACCTGCACCTTATTGGCAAACAGATACTCTAAACTTTGAGTCTCCTTGTGATGTGACCAACAGAGAGAATACTCCAATTTGGAACATGAATATTCCTTGGACTGAGAGTCCTGCAGGATTATTCAGTAGTTCATACGAAGATTATACCAAGTTTGGATCAGTGTCGTACATAGGTACCAAAGAATATTTGGGATACAATGAACCATCAGGACAAACTGATACGAGCCAAGTATTTTATTATAATTCCTTCGATGAGAAAATTGTTGTAAGACCTCAAGACCAAAAAGCCATTGCTATTATCCATTATACCAATCAAGATATTGACCATGTCTATGGAGAAAAATTCTCAACTCAACCATTTGACCCACAAAATCCGACAGATGATATTGGATTAGCAAGACATTTCAAATTGAGTATGCCGACTTTGATGTGGCATAAATCAACAGGAACCACAATAGGACAAAATTTTTATATTGACCCTTCAGGATATAATTTATGTATACCATATTATATTAAGTCAACGGAAAATATTGACATGAATGACCCTGGTATAAGATACTATCATTTGTGGGACACCAACGCGGATAGTAATGGTAATTTGAATAGAATTGGTAAAGTATTTCCTGACCAAGAAATTATTGTGGTTGATGATGAAGAAGTAATTGCGGCTCTTTCATACAAATCAAATAGAAACTTTACTTTACCAGCACCGAAGTTGAGTTTGTTGACTCCAAACATTTGTGACACTGGAAATAATTCTACAGGATTGATGTCGAATCCTGACCAAAGATTTTGGGTAAGTTATTTATTTGAATCACAAACTGGTGTTACAAGTTCACTTCACTGTAATTATTATTCTGTAATACAACCAAATAGTTCCGTAACTGCAAACACTCAAAACGTTGCGGTAAGATTCGGAGGAGAGTTTGGATTCTTGGGTGTTAATGAATTTACAGGATACACCGCCACCTCCATGAAGATTATTTGTCAAATGGTGACAGGTGATACAAGACCTTCACCAACTGCTTGGAGACAGATAGATGTAACCTCAGCAATGACATTATCTAATGGATACATAACTCAAACATCATTGACAGGAACAACATTCCAAATAGGACTTGATGATTACACCAACGCAGCGGCATACCAACTACAAAATTATTTAGATATTCCATTGAATGGACAGACCGATGTTCTGAACTTCGGTGATGAGTATTATTTTTATGGAAACTTTGAAACTGACATTTCTGCAACAATTTATGAAATGAAATATTTGATTAACTTAAATCGAAATCAGTTTACAAATACTTCCAATCCTACATGGTCGGCAGGTACAAAACCATATATTACTGAAATTGGACTTTACGATCAGAATAATGATCTTATTGTTATATCTAAGCTACAATCTCCTGAATTAAGACAGGGTATTCAACAATTTGTAGTGAAGCTAGATTTTTAATTATGCCACAAAACATTAAGAAAGATTCTCCCAAAGTATTGGGATTAGATGTGTCAACAAAGACAATTGGTTGGTCGTTATTCGACATTGAAACTGGAAACTTATTGGAATTAACTCACATTTCACCAGTTCCAAAACCAAAGGTAGAAAATAAAATTGAGGAGTTGTTATTAAAAGGACAAATCTTCAGAGAAAAACTACTATCATATAAAGAACTTGGTATTCAGTATGTTGTTATTGAGGAACCTTTATTGAACTCCAATAACGTTTATACTGTCAGTACTCTGATGAGATTCAATACATTAATTTGTAAAGAAGTTTATGATGTGTTGGGAGTCGTTCCTGAGTTTATTTCAACATACAATTCAAGAAAATTTGCGTTCCCTCATTTAGTTCAACCCAATGATAAAGACAAATATGTTTTGTTTGGAGGGATGCCAAAAGATATTGATAAGAAAGTGGTTATATGGGAGTTAGTTGCAAAAAGAGAACCACAAATTACTTGGCAATACACAAAGAACAATACACTCAAAAAAGAGAATTTCGATCAGACTGACGCCTATTGTGCTGCACTTGGTTTTATGAAGGTAAAAGAAATTTGGTAGATTAATTTTTTTATAGTATCTTAGCATCATGAAAGGATACGTAGTAAAAACCCCCGAAGCAAAAGCACTCAGACGAGTTGTCAAAAAGTACGGCACTTTGAATGTCAAGGATGATAAAGTCGAAGGGACAATTCAGATTACTCACTATCGTCAGTATGACTTCCAAGAAGAAGTTGATGTTACTTTCGTAGGTAAAATTTACGTTAAATATGGAGGAAATTTGATGTGGTTCGACCACCAAAAGTATACCGAAGACATTAAACGTATTTCCAAGTTAAAACTCAATGGAGTTTTACGAAAATTCTTTTTCAACCATCTACAATCACATCTGTTGATTTTTAGTATTCAATTGAACTACGTCGCAGATATAAAAAACGTAAAATGGATTGGTTAATTCTATTCTATTTCGTTTGTTTGACTATAACAACCGTCTTCGCGATTGCTTATTATTTTATTGAGAGGTATCTTGATGAAACTCACCCTGTTATGAAGTGGTGGAGAAAAAACATTGTTGGATTGAATCCCTATCCTGATGATAATGAGGAATAATTGATTATATTTGTAGAATGACAGACGAGGTTGATGTATTAGTAGAATTACTCACAGAGTTTCTTGGTGATTATAAACAACACTATGAATCAAAAGGTCAAATATCTTTTGACTGTCCTGTCTGTGCTGAAGAAAAAGGTTTGGATGATGGTGATGGTAAAGGTAACTTGGAGATTAACTATGGCAAACACGTTTATAAGTGTTGGGCTTGTAGTGAAACCTACGGGACTCACGGACCATTAGGGAAACTATTCGATCAGTATGCTACCAAAAGTCAAAAGAAAGTTTACAACTTAATCAAACCTGAGGAACTCAAACAGGAAGACATCAAACGTACAAAACTCAGACTCCCTGAAGGTTACACCACATTTCAAGATTCCAACTCAAGATTCATTCCACACATGGAAGCCTATCGATACCTCCAATCAAGAGGTATTACTGATGAGATGATTGAGAGGTATAAGATAGGATATACAGTATCAGGAGATTTTGCTTACAGAATTATTGTACCATCCTTCAACAAGGAAGGTGTACTGAATTATTTTGTTGCCAGATCTTGGGTACCTAAGAAAATGAAATACAAAAATCCATCCGTACCCAAAGATGAGATTATTTTCAATGAAAGTTTGATAGACTGGGATAAGGATGTATATTTGTGTGAAGGAGCATTTGATTCATTCTTCCTAAACAATTCGATTGTGATGTTGGGAAAGAAGATGAGTAAGTTGTTGTTTGAAACTTTATATACCAAAGCTAACGGTCAAGTCATCATATGTTGTGATGGTGACGCGTTTCAAGATGGACTCCGAGTATATCATGAACTGAATGGTGGTAGGTTATACAACAAGGTGAAGATAGTCAAGTTACCTATAGATAAAGACATTTGTGACCTACGGGGACAAATTGATGAGTATTATTACGAAATAAGATAAAATGATAGATTTGAAAAGTGTTGTCTCGGAGATACGTGAAATTGTTTCTGAGAGACAAAAAAGTTTGGGGTTGGTCTTTGAAGAAGACAATCACATTTACACTATGGGTGGTAGACAAGACTACCCTTCAGTATCCAAAGTCCTGAAAAGTTTTTACCGAGAGTTTCCACTTGAGGAAGTTGCCTTGAAAAAGGCGGGTGGAAATCCTCAGGAGGCCGAACGATTGAAAGAAGAGTGGGCTGCGGCTGGAACTTACTCAACTAACTTGGGAAGTCGGGTCCATTATATTTTGGAAAAGACTTTGATTGAAAATAATGGGAACTACAAAGAGGTTCGTCAACCAATATTCGATTGTGACGTTACTCAGTTAATGAAAAGTGACAACATGATTTTTGCTGGTAAGAGATATCTCGAACTCATGGAGTCAAGAAATGTTGAATTACTTGACACTGAAATGGTACTTGGTGACCCTGAACTTGGATATGTTGGACAACCTGATAAGGTTTGGTTAACAATGAATAAGAGTGGGAATGAGTTTGGGATATTGATTACCGATTGGAAAACAAATAAGAAAAAGAATTTCCAAGAGACAAGTTTTACCGACAGAATGTATGAACCATTCGAAAAATATCCTAACACGGCACTTGGACACTATTATCTTCAACTACCACTTTATGGTAAGTTATTACTAAAAATGTTAGAAGGCTCAAAATATGAAAATATCAAACTTTATGGATGTATCATATCTCATTTACAAGAGGATACATTTTTTGAAGAATACAGAGTTCCCAAAGAAGTTATCGATACTGTCCTTGAAATGGATGTGAAAAAGTATATAAAGAAATGACCACCGAAGGGTGGTTATTTTTTTGATAAGTGAAAAATTTTTTGTATTATTGTGTATAACATTAATTGTAACGCCGATATGTCAAAGGTAGATGATTTGAAAAAAAGATATCCTGAGGTTTCCAACGCAAGTTTCACCAAATTTGTTGAGGCAGATATTACGCCAACCAAAAAGTATTTGGACTTCATGTTGAAGACTTGGGAGGATAGAAAAATTCTTGGACCTTACAGAACGACTGGTAATATCATTAAAGATGTCATTAAGTTTAATGAGTTGATTCCATACATCGAAAACAAAGACATTTATTCCAAAGAATATGGTAATTATCAAAAATTAATTGATGTTATTGAAAATGCGGAACAAGTAAGAGAAGAAAAATATTTCGTAAAGGAAGACCATATCAATGTTCTCCTTGAGACGGAAGAGTTCATTTTACTCCAACCTAAAACCCATAAAGGTTCCATGAAGTATGGGACAAACACAAAATGGTGTACTACAACTAAAAACAACGAATCAATTTTTAAGAACTACACTCGAGACGGATTTCTTGCATATCTGATTGATAAAACAGAAACGAAGACTGAGAACTACAGGAAAGTTGCTTTGTACCTTGAGTTTGCTCAAGGAGGGTTGAACGAAAGTATTAAGATATATGATGTGAAGGATAAGTATGCTCATGAGAGTCACTTAATTGCTAGTGAATGGGAACTTGAAAAGTTATTTCAAATCTTCACAACCTTTAGATATCACTTTATTAAAACTAGAGAGTGTAAACTGAGTAGAGATTTCGTCAACGCATTTGTCAATACAATCAGTAAACTTGATTTTACAAAGTTCGAGTTACACTTGTCTAGACTTGATGAAGGTGGGGATTTATCTTATATTAATAAGGCACAAACAAAAGTAGAATCATTTATAGAAACATTAAGCAATACAAAATATGGAGTTAGAAAAACCTAAAATTAATTTAAGAGACGTACCGACAATCAAGTGCGATAATTGTGGAGGAGTTTATTTCAGAGAAGTTACTTACCTGAAGTTAGTTCCAAAGTTGATGACTGGTTCATCCGAAGACACAACTGTACCATTTCCAATCTACAAGTGTGATTCTTGTGGACACATAAACAAAGGGTTCAATCCCTTCGAAGACGAACCGAAAGTAATAATTAATGATTAACAGATTAGTTCATTTTTCTGACTTACACGTAAGACTATTCAAGGACCATGATTTATATCGTGGAATCCTTGAGTCTGCGTTGAAAGAATGGAAAACATTACAACCTGATAGAATAGTTTTCACTGGAGATTTGGTACATTCCAAAAATCAGATGACACCAGAGTTGGTGGAGTTTGTTGCTTGGATATTGACTGAGTGTGCAAAAATTACAAAGACTATTGTAATTATTGGTAACCACGACTTCCTTGAGAATAACAATACTCGTTTGGATGCTCTGACTCCGATTATCGATTCCTTGAAGAATGATAACATAGTTTATTATAAGAACCGTGGGGTGTATGAGGATGAGAATATTAATTGGTGTGTGTATTCTTTGATGGAACACAACATTCAACCTGATATTCAGAAGTCCAAGAACAAGAACATTGGTTTATTTCACGGACCTGTCACTGGTCTTTATACCGATATTGGATATAAGTTCGAGGATGGATTTGATGTTAGTAAGTTCAAGGGGTGTGACTTGGTACTTTGTGGTGACATCCATAAGAGACAAGTGTTCGACATACCTGGTGGAAAAAAAGCGTATATGGTTGGGTCAACTATCCAACAGAATTTTGGGGAGAGAGTAACAAAACATGGTTATGGTGTTTATGACATTGAGAAAGACCAGTATGACTTTGTTGACCTTCCGAACCCAAAACCTTTCCTATCATTTTACATAAACTCCATAGACAACTTGGTCGACGGAACCGAGAAACTTGTAAACTACTAAATGGAATACAAACTTAACATTTCTTCCACCGAGAACAAAGATCTCATATCTTATTGTAATCTTAATGACTTAAGAATTAGTGAAGTCATTAAGAAGTCTTACCTTGAAGGATTCAACATTGAGAGGTATGGTCTGTTAAATACGGGTGGGATCCGTGAAAAACAGGTGGAAAAGGAGGTTATTGTTGAAAAACGGGTGGAGATTCCTGTGGAGGTTATTAAGGAAGTGGTGAAGATTGAATACGTTGAAGTTGAAAAACCAATTGAAGTAATCAAAGAGGTTACTGTTGATAGAATTGTAGAAAAGGTTGTTGAGGTTATCAAAGAAGTCTCTGTGGAGAAGATTGTATATGTCACGGACCAAGAGGAAATGAACTCAAAAATTTTTCAAAAAGAACAAGAATTCGAAGAACAAAGACAAATATTTTCCACTAAAACACAAGAATTGGAAAATAATTTCCACAATGAGAAAAAGGAATTGTTGTTGAAAATACAACAACTCGAAACAAAGGGACCTGAAGTCAAAGAGATTATTCGAGAAGTTGAAGTGATTAAAGAGATAGTTATTGAGAAGGAAGGTGACAGTAGTTTGAAACCAAAGTTAGAGGCACTTCAATCAACAGTTCAAAAACTCAAACAAGATAACATCGAAAAAGATAAAAAAATTAGAGAGTACGAACAAACTATTCAAGATATCCAAAAATTTCAAGAAGAAAAGAAGGCAATGTTCCTGAGAGGTTCGAACTTAGATGATAAACTTTATAAATGATACATTGTGAAAAATAGGTTATTTGTATTCGGAGACAGTTGGGGTTTCAATTATTTTACAAAAAAACCTAATGAATTTTATTCTATAACCAAACCGTTTTTTGGATTAAATCATGTCGAGTCCTACGTGAACTACTATGATAATTTTGGTCACTGGATTGATTACATGGAAACTTTTTTTGAAGTTGTTTCTTACGCGTTAGGAGGGGTTTCAAATCAAGAAATTATTTGGCAACTAAGTAATCTACCGGAATATGCTGAAGGTGACCGTATCATAATAATTTTTACTGGATCTGAAAGATATACATGGACACATGGAAATAGAAGATATACGTTTGCAAGTGGAAGTCCATTACCTGAAATGGTTTTAGCTAAGAAATATTTGAACTTATTCAAACAACAATATGTTGAAAAATATGAATATTGGATGAGTGACATGGATTATCATTTTGAAAAAAAATTTATTAACATTTTTCCTTCTTTTTTCAAAAAATATGAACCATTATGTGTAACATGGAGAGGTGAAGTTGCTGAAAAAATTGACTCGATTGAATTATTGGATTTTGATAATTACAATTTTTCATCTATCACCAAGGAAAGTGAAGGTAGATATATAGATGGGCATTTGGGGGCTTTTGGAAATTTAGAATTATTCAAATACTTTGCAAAAAAATTAAACTTGGATATAGACGAAAATTCTTACAACGTGAAAAAAATTAAAAAAAAAATTTTATAATTAAAAAATTATGGTACAAATATTAATATGGATGATAATGGCTTATGGTATGAGCAACATCCTCGTTTATGGTAGTATTTTCAATAGACCAAGAAATGCAATAAACAGATGGGCGGCAGATGTTGACTCAATTTTCCAAGATTTTTGGATATTCTTATCGGATATGCTAAGATGTATGATGTGTACATCAACTTGGGTTGGATTCTTTATTGGAATTTTTGTATATTCTCCTTGGAATATAATCATTGGGGAATCATTATGGTACTCTTGGTTTTTTGATGGAATGTTTGCCTCAGGAGCCGTATGGGCAATAAATGCAATCGTAGAATGGTTTGAAGTAAACCGACCAAAATCAGAATAAATTAAACAACAAAAAAATGGGAAAATCTAAAGTAAGAGGTGGAGCTAAAGCACACAGAAAAAGGGTTGAAAACAGAAACCAAAATATTAAGACACAACAATCTACTATTCAGAAATTATTTTCTGAGACTATGAAACTTCAAATGGAAGAATTCAAGAAAAAACAAGAATCTGAACAAGACGGAATTTCTGATTCACAACAATAAAAATGAAATGGGATTTGTTTAATCCATATCCGATTTACAACTACACAAATATGCCAAATAATATAGATGTATCTATTTTGGAAAATCCTTATATACAGGTAATCATTAACATTCTTTAAAAGTAATAATGGCAAATTTTAATAAAAAAGAAGATGAAAGTTTTTTAGAATATAAAAAAAGAGTAAATGACCCTGTGTCAACTTCTTTTTGTGCTGCAAAATGGTACAACGCAACTATTTGGTTAAATGAAGGAAAAACATCATCGTGCCATCACCCAGCTAATCATATAATACCTGAAGAAGAGCTTATAAATAACCCATCGGCACTTCATAATACCAACTTTAAAAAACTTAGAAGAAAAGAAATGTTGGAGGGAATTAAATGTAAAGAATGTGAGTATTGTTGGAATATAGAAAATATTTCATCTGATAATATTTCTGATAGAGTTTATAAAACTGCAATATACACTGATGAAGAGATTGATAAATGTAAAAAAGAATTTGGATGGGAATCAAATGTTCCATTAAAAACATTAGAAATTTCATTTGATAGTAATTGCAATTTTGCTTGTTCATATTGTAATCCAACATTTTCAACAACATGGCAAAAAGACGTGAAAGAAAATGGAATTTATAAAATAAATGGAGACCACGATAATAATTCAATGATGAAGTTTGGTGAATCGGAGATTAAGGATATATATTTAAGTTCATTTTGGAAATGGTGGGAAAGTGAATTACAATATTCATTACAAGAATTTAGGATAACTGGAGGAGAACCAACAACAACAAAACATTTTTGGGATTTAATTGATTGGTGGGTAATAAATAAACCAAATATCAATTTTGCAATGAATTCTAATTTAGGGCAAAGTGAAACTATAACAAATAAATTAATTGAATCCACACATCATTTTAATAATTTTAATTTATATACATCTAATGAAAGTTTTGGTTCACATGCTGAATACATTAGAGATGGATTAATTTGGGATAAATGGTTAAGAAATTTGGAAAACTTTTTTAAAAACGGAAAAACATTTTCTATTTCAATGATGATGACAATAAATGCACTATGTTTATTTTCATTGTTAGAGTTTATGGATAAGATGTTAGAATTAAAAAATAAATACAATAGGATATCGCCAGGTTGTTCTTTTAATATTTTAAGACATCCATCATTTCAATCTGTTTTAGTTTTACCACAATCAATGAGATTTAAAATGTCTGATGATATTGAGAATTGGGTTATTAAGAATTGGAACGGAGGAAAGAACTATTTTATGGAGTGGGAGAAAAATGATATGTTGCGTTTAGTTAGTTATTTAAGAGAAATAGATATTGAAAAATATGGTATTAATAAAGAAGAAGGATTGAATAATTTTAAATCTTTTTACACACAATATGACATTAGAAGAAATAAAAACTTACTATTAACATTTCCCCAATTAAATAATTTAAAATGAAAAGTATATTAAATAAAGTTAAACAATTCCTCAAAGATATTTGGGTAGGATTTAAAATTGCAGAACAAAACAGAACTTCTGAAACAAACCAATAAAATGAAATGGGATTTATTCAATCCATATCCAACTTACAACTATTCAAATATGCCAACTAATTTAGATACATCTACATTAGAAAATCCTTACATTCAGGTAATTTGGGAAGACACACCCGAAAACTTTACTCAGGAAAGAATTAAGTCTGTGAAGCAGTACTTTATAAAAAAGTATTCTTCAACAAACATTAATGTAATCACCAAAGTGAAGACATCGGATGAAGATTCCATGCAGACCATTGATGTTTCAGTGAACATCATGGATAAGAATTATCAAACAGAGTTGGTAAAAACCTATTTGGAATCCAAAGGTCAAGAACAATATTTCGACCAACTAATGAACATCGACCTTGCGGTTGAAAACAGAATGTTGGCAAACGAAGTTGAAATCACTCCATTCAAAAGATGGTATATCAAAAAAATTGAGTTCGATAACTTCTTATCTTATGGACAGAATCAAGTAATTGATTTTGACAAGTGTAACGGAATTACGGTAGTTGAATCAGATCCACCAAACTTTGGAGGGAAGACGGTATTAACCGTTGACCTTTTATTGTTTTTGTTCTTCAACACAACAACCAAAACTCAAAAGGCTGAAGAAATCTTCAACAGGTTTACTGATGTAAACAAAGTTAGTGTTAAGGGTGACATCACCATTGATGGTGAAGATTATGTGATTGTTCGTCAGATTGAAAGAAAGAAGTCTAAGGCGGGTGAATGGAACATTAAGACCGAACTTGAGTTCTTTAAGAAACTTGCTGATGGTCAACTTCAAAACTTCACTGGCGAACAAAGACGTGAGACAGAAAACTTCATGAAGAAATCCATCGGAAGTATGGAAGACTTTTTGATGACCATTGTTACAACTGCATCCAATCTTGAGGACTTGTTGGACGCAAAACCAACTGCTCGTGGACAGGTATTGACTCGATTCTTGGGGTTAGAATTCCTTAAGAAAAAGGAGGAGACTGGTAAAGAACTTTATTCAGAGTTCTCCAAAGGAATGATTTCTAATGTGTATAACACAGAGTCTCTTAAACAGGATAATGAGACCTCTGGTGAGGAGATTGTTGAAATGAAGGATGAGATTATCGAGATGTCCAAAAACATCTCAGATGTCGATAAAAGACTTCAGAAAGGACAAGACTATAAAGATAATTTGTTGAAATCTAAATTTACTGATTTGGACAGAGAACTTATTGTCTTAAATCCATTGTTATTACAATCTTCAATAAGCAACTTAGAGGACTCGAGACAAAAGACCGAACAGGACATCAAGAGTATTAAGATAGTTGAGCCCAAAGAATTTTATCATGAGGACAAACATGATAACGTAAAAGAGGTTATCAAATCAAGATTCGCTGAACTTGTTACTTGCGAGAATAAAGTTGAGGAAATTCAAGACCTTATCGAAAAGTATGGTGACGGAATTCAATGTGACCATTGTGGTATCAAATTGATGGAAGCTAAATTAACCAACGAGAAAATTAAACAACTCGATTCATTCAAAAGACTTGTTCAGGACTTCAAAGAAGAAATTGATGGGTACGAAAAGAAAGAACAATCCTTTACACAACTCAAGAAAGACTTTGATGAATATGAAAGAAACAAACTCATAAAAGAAAAATATGAGTTATCTTTAGAATCCACTCAACTCAAATTGGAACAAGTCAAAGATAAACTCAAAAGATATGAGGAAGTCCAAGACAAAATCAAGAAGAACAATGAGATTGATGCTCAGTTGTTAAAGGCGGGATTACGTATTGACGAATTGATTAATGAGAAGAGGGGGTATGAGAAGGTTCAAAATACAAACTCAACTCGTATTGAAACTATTGAATCAAGAATCGAAAAGAATAAAGACCTTATCTCGAAAATTGCCGAAGAGTTCGAAAGAGAGAAGATTTACAAAATCTATGTAGAAGTCTATGGTAAGAATGGGATATCGAAAATAATTATGAGAACTATGTTACCTTTAATAAACTCTGAGCTTCAGAGATTACTTCAGGATTCATGTTTCTTTAACTTGGAGATTCGTATCAATGACAAGAACGAGGTTGACTTCATCATGATTGACAACGGAACAGGGATTGAAAAACCAATGACCGCAGGTTCAGGATATGAGAAGACAGTCGGAGCGTTGGCAATCAGAGCGGTACTTGCTAAAGTATGTTCACTTCCAAAACCAAATATATCCGTCTACGATGAAACGTGGGGTAAGATTTCTAATGACAATATGGAGCTTATAGGTGAGTTTTTTAAAAAATTGAAAGATTATTTTGAAAAAATATTCTTGATATCTCATAATGAACTCATATCCAACTTTGCGGATAATAAAGTTAAGATTACAAAAACTGACAACATTTCAAAAGTCTCACAATGATGGATAGACAAAAAAAAATTGCGGATTCTTATAAAAAAACTAAAACAATGACACAAAAATCAATCACAGAATTTATTCAGTTTTTGGAAACAATAAATTTGGATTATTATAGAAAAAAATTTGCAGCTAACAAATCTGTTGAGGAAGATTTACCCCCAAATATTCAAATTTTAGAATTTATTTATGAAAAATATTGGGTTGAAAGAAGTTTTCTACCTTTCGAAGAATTCATATTTTGGGTAATATCCAAAATTGAAAGTAATTTGATTGCTTACAATAATAAAAGAAATAATTTCTCGGAGTATGCAGATTCAGCATATCTTGCATTCAAAGAAGGGTGGATTGCAAGACAATATAGAACTTGGACTTCAATTTTGACTCAGATACAATTTGGGTTTGTTTGTGAAGAATATTATCCCAATAATAAAATTATCATTAACCCCGAACTTGATAGACAGGGAGTAGACGTTAGAGTCATGGATATTTGTGACTATGGTGTCAAGAAATTCTCGAACAGAAAAGATATTATTAAAATGAAACGAGAGGAATCTGTAGGTGTAGTCCCGATTACTTATTGGGTTCCTCCACAGGGTGTGATTAAAAATCCAAAAAAGAAAAATGGGGATTACAGAAAACCTTACTTAGATTTCAGAAATGACACACGTCTTGATATTCTTAACAATGGTTTTATTATATTTAATAAAAAAGTATTCGATGAACTTGGAAAATAAAATATTACGTATTGATTGTATTGAGGGGATGAAAAAAATTCCTAATAATAGTATTCATACCATTGTTGCAGACCCTCCATACAACATCGGTAAGGATTTTGGTAATGACTCTGATAAACAAGATATGGGGGATTATTTTAAATGGTCTCAAGAGTGGATTAGTGAAGGTTATAGAACTCTAACTGAGGGAGGGTCAATGTTTATTTACGGATTCAGTGAAATTCTTGCTCATATATTTGTTGAAATTCCTCATAACAACAAAAAGTGGTTAGTGTGGCATTATACTAATAAAACAGTTCCTAGCCTAAAAGACTGGCAGAGAAGTCATGAATCAATTATTCATGTTTGGAAGGGTAATAAGAAAAATTTCAATCTTGATGATGTAAGAGAAGAATACACTGATTCATTTTTAAAAAATGCTGCGGGGAAAGTTCGCAAAGCAACCAAAGGAAGATTTGGAGATGGAGAAAAAGAGACAATATACAATGCAAATGAGAATGGGGCTCTTCCGAGAGACGTTTTCAAAGTACCTGCTTTAGCTGGAGGTTCTGGTAGCGTTGAAAGATGGTTTTATTGCCACGATTGTGAAGAGGCATTTCATCCAAAAGAAAAGGGGGGGCATGAAGACCACAATACATTTAAACATCCAACACAAAAACCATTTGAACTTACTCGTAAATTATTTTTATCGTCAATTCCAAAAGATTCTAAGCCTAAAGTTATAGTTCCATTTGCTGGTTCGGGTAGTGAATTAGTTGTGGCAAAATCTTTAGGGTGTGATTTTGTTGGATTTGAGTTAAACTATGATTATGTCAAGTTAGGCAATTCATGGATAAGTAAAGTATAATACCCAATCCCATTCTTAAAAAAAAATGGGATTTTTTTATTTTTTTTTAAATTAATGTGTATCTTTGTTCTTCACAATTTTAAAAAATAAAAAATACCATGGACAAAGGATTCGTTTACGTTGCACGATTGATTGATTATAGTGGAAATTTTTTAGGTGCTTTCCATAAGATTGGAAAAAGTATCCAATACAAGATAAGAGAAACACAGTTGAATTCTACTCATTTACCTGTAGATATTCTTTTTGTTAGAGTATTTGAAACCGAAAATCAATCAATGTTAGAACAAATTCTTCATACTTGTTTTGAAGATTATCGTATACAGAAACAGTATGTTGATCGTAGAAATATTACCACAGAGTGGTTTGATGTAGATGACACTGATATTTTAAATTCTCGTATTGACAAAGTAGTCAAGTTTATTCCGAATACCACTGAGATTAATGTAATTAGTAAAATTTCTTCAGATAAAGAAACTTCTGTAAATGAAAAACAAGAATTGGTTCAAGCTTTAAAGAGAGCAAAAACAAAATTGACTTTGAAACAAAATGGTGAAAACCTGACTCAAGATGTTGCATCAGATACCTTTGCATTAGGGTTATCAAAAATTGCGGATGTTGTTGGTTGGGAGAAATTGGACGAAGATGTTGACATAATTGCAACAGATAACGAAACTCTCAAAGAGTTATTTCCGAATTCATACAGAGAATCAAGTGTCCGAGACGTAAATGGATATAAGATTTGGACAGGAATTAGTAACGCTGAGAAAGCAAAAATCCTCAACAGACACATAATGAAGAATAATATTCCAAATATGGAAGTTTTTCTTGAAACAATTAGTTAAATCATACCACCTTCAACGGTGGGGGTTTTAATTTGGAAGTATTACAAAATTTTATTATCATTGTCTCTATGAAGGGAAAATTAAATCATAATCAATTATCCAACATCGAGGAAACCTTGGAGGACTTCAAGGCGTTGTTACCAAGGTACAGAAGTCTCAAGGATGATGAAACCAAGTCCAAACAGTTTTTCGTTAGAAACAGAAATCCAGTTTGGGATGTCACCAACTGTAAGTATTTCAAAACAGGCCTTATGTCTGAGGATGCAAAAGACTTACCATTAACCCAACTTGTGGACGACCACTACATTCAGAGGAGTAAAGCGATGAGGTTTATATTCTCTGAGTTGGATAAGGATGAAAACATGACTATGGATAAATTCATTTCACTATTAAAGAAGTATTGTTCAACTGTCAAACTATCTAAGGGTGAGCATAGTAAGGTGACGGTAATTGCCAAGCAAAATCCAACATATCTGAATTATGAAAGTTATCTGGCATGTAAGATTCAGATAGATGGTTTATCAGACCTGATGTTGAGTTGACAGGAACTAAAGGAAGAGTTTATTTTGTTAGTAATATTAAATCAGTATCTTTGTAAAAATTAAACGTAAAATATGAAAAACTACTTAGCCACAGTCATCGGGAATTTTATTACAGACGAAAGTTGTAATCAACTAGTAATGGAAGTCGCACCATTGGTGGATTCACCAAACATGAAGTATCAATTCGGAGGAGGAATTATAATGATGCACTTCGCAACAGAGGTTCCCAAAGACGAAATCTTTGAATATATCACTGGACTTATCCATGTTGATAGTGAAATACTAATTTTGACAGAAGTATCTGACAAAGTGTCAGTTCACGTCCCTTACGAAAAATCTGGTCATTTATTTGATTTGGATAATCCTGGTCAAAATAATGACTATTCAATCGACATGAAAGGTGTTGTTGAGAATACTGATTTGTATGATGACTATGATGAGGACGATATTGACATCAGTTTTTCAAACGAAGTAATTCTTCCAAACGAATTACATTCAGAGATTAAGGCTAAGATTTCACAATGGATGGGTACTCCTGCAACCAAAACAACTTTGGATACCATCTTGGATAAGATTAATGTTTTAGGAATGGACTCCCTTACCAAACACGAATTAACTCTACTTCAAAACTACAGCAATAACTAATATGAAAGAGAAATCCTCAATTCCAATCAATCAAGAAGAGATTAGTCATTATCTGAAAGACATTCGAAAGATTAAGGTCATGACTCCTGAGAGGGAGCGTGAACTTGCTGAGAGAATGCTTTCAGGTGTTCTTACTGAAGAAGAACGGAAAGAAATTGAAAAAGAATTGCTTGTTGGTAACCTTCGTTTCGTTATTACGGTTTCCAAACAATATCAGAATCAAGGTTTGGATTTGTCTGACTTGATTGCTGAAGGTAACCTTGGGTTAATGAAAGCGATTGAAAACTTCGATTGGACAAAAAGATTAAGATTTATTTCTTATGCGGTTTGGTGGGTTAGACAATCTATCTTACAATCATTAAATGAGAATGCTCGTACCATTCGTCTACCAGTAAACGTTGTTCAAGAACTTCATAAGGCTAAGAAGGAACTTGAAAGGGCTGGAGTTGCATTACCAGATAAAATGGTGACCTTACCTTATACAATTAATTTGGATAAGCCACTTAATGAAGAAGGTGATACATTGTTGGACATTTTGGTTAACCCTAATGCAGATTCTGCGGATAAAAATTTATCTACAGAAGACACCCTGAAAGAAAAACTTTTGAATATGTTGAATGTCTTGGATGAGAGGGAAAAGGTTATCATTGAAGATTATTTTGGGTTATCTGGTTCAACCAGAACCCTTGAGGACATCGGTAGTGACTTTGATTTGACTAAGGAAAGAGTAAGACAAATCAAAGAAAAAGCCTTGAGAAAATTGAGAAACGAGACAGCTTCTTTGTTTGATTATTTGTAAAATGTAATAAAGGGTGTATTTATTTAATACACCTTTTATATTTTAAGGATAAATTAAAATAAAATTTATATGAAAAAATTTATAGAAAACAACTTCGTGATAATCGTTTTGGTAATTGCATTACTTACGTTATTTAAGTCCTGCGGTGATTCAAGAGAATTAACCAAAGTGAGACAGGAGGTAACCGCAATCAAAGACTCGACATACACCAAACAAGAATTAAATGTTGAATTACAAATTTCAGGATTAGAAGCCGAGAAAAGAATGATTCAGGCAACTGACAGAAAATTATTCGATGTTAGAAGACAAAGTGAAATTGAAGAGGAGATAAAAAAACTTAAATTACAGAGGAAATGAATTGGATACAAAGGAATTTCAAAGCAATAATTTATATTTCATTCCTTGTTCCAATTTTAACTGTGGCATTTGTTTCCATATCTCACGTTACTTCTTGGTATGGATTGTCAAATCCTGTTAGTTGGTCAATATATTTGTCTGTTGGTATTGAAATTGCTGCTTTGTCAGCACTTGCTGCAATATCAGCTCAGATGGGTTCTAAGGTATATTTCCCATTTGGTATTGTAACTCTTATACAATTCATTGGAAATATCTTCTTTGCTTATCAATACATTGATATTAATTCACCAGCGTTTAAGGATTGGGTTGATTTAGTTGACCCATTGGTTTCATACTTGGGAGTTGAATCAGGTGATTATGTTGGTCATAAGAGATTTTTATCTTTGTTTTCTGGTGGAATGTTACCAATAATTTCTCTTTCATTCTTACACATGTTAGTAAAATTTGAAGAAGAGGAGAAGAAAAAAGTTCCGACACCACAACCTCAGGTTATAGATATTGACCAGTTGAGTATTCAGGCTGGCAAGATGGAAGCACAGATTAATCAAGAAAAATATACACCAACTAAAGAAGAATTGGAAAAGTTGGAAGATGAATTAAGAAAACTGAACGAACAAAAATTTGGTTCACTAGAACTTGAAGGTACAGAAATCACCGAACAAATGGAAGATGAATCCGAATTTTTCGAAGATGAGTCACCGTTATATGATTCCGAAATTAAAAGACTCAGTTACGTAAGAAGTCATGGTTAATTTTGAAAAACACGGAAATTTCAAATCAGTAGGTAAGTACAAAAAAAAGACACAAATAATTTTGTGTCATACTTCAAGGGAAGTCGAGGAATACTTGGCTTCCCTTAAATTTAGGTATAATTCCAAGTATGACAAAATACCTAACTATGTTGTGACCCGAGAGGGTAAAGTTTTACAGTTGTTATCGGACCAAGGATATGGCAATTTCTTTGATGACCATATCACAAATAAACTTTCAATATTTGTCATGTTGGAGAATTTAGGGTGGTTGGAAAAGAAACCATTAACCAACCATTATATTAACTGGAAAGGAAGTATTTATAATGAACAGGTTTACGAAAAAAAATGGAGAGATTTCTATTTCTGGCAACCTTACACACCTCAGCAAATCAAAATGAGTGCTGAATTGTGTAAACACTTAACAGAAACTCTTCAAATTGAAAAGACGTGTGTAGGTCATAACACAAAGGTGGATGGTATAGAAAACTTCGAAGGGATTTGTTCAAGAAGTAATTACGATTCCAATTATACTGACCTAAACCCATCATTCAATTTTGAAACCTTTATTAAATTTTTAGAAAATGAGCAATTTGCATAACGAAAGGTACGACGAGATTAAATCTCTATTAAAGAAGTCCAAATTACTCTTTGAGCAAGAGGGACAAATAAATGTTGCTAAGGATCTTGAAAGTAGAATAGCTCAAGATGCTGAGTATGATACAGCCGAGACTGAGGTTGAAAGTGGTGAAGAACCAACACCGAAGGATAAATCCCAAAAATATAGAATTTCAGGTGGTATCTTGAAACTTCATGGTAAAGATAGAAGTGATTTGGACATCACAACTGATGAGAAAATTGCTTTCCAAGAAACCATGGATGAATTCGTTGAAGAAGTTTCTGACTTGGTTGACTTCGAAACCCTCAATGTATACAAAAATAGTGTTGAGTGGTCTGGAAAACTTATTGACCAAGACCTTGAATTTATTTTTACTATCGGAGAAGACAGTGGAATTTATATCAACGGTGAAATGATTAAGGTTGATAGTGAATTCCTTGATTTGATAAATAAGTTACAACAATTTTACCAAAAATTTAAGTCTAAGTGGGGTAGAGTTTTGGCTAGTAGAAAAAAGACTATGGAGTCACCAGTATAATGAGAGAAAAAATAATCAATAATAGACAAACTATATTATTAGCGATAGTAATAGTGTTAGTGTTATGGAATATTTTGAATACAAATGGGATTAAAACTGATGTGAAGTCCTATAAAGAAAAAATTGAGAATATTCAAGTTGAAGTGGATTCTGCACAATTAATTAACAAAGAGATGGATGAAAAAGTTTTGGTAATAAAAGAGTCTGTAAACTCTATTACCAAAGAGATTTATGAAATCGATAATAATATAGAAACGGTAAAAGAACAAACTAATGAAAAAGTTATTAATGTTGGGTTTATTGGTAATGTTGAGCTTGAAAGGATTTTCACAGAACGTTATCCCAACTAAAGAAATTGATTCTACAAAGGTAGTATTAAGTGTTAAAACTGCGAGATTAGTTTACCAAGACTTATTGAAGTATGATGGGCTTAAGGAAGAAATAGGTTTGATAAAATTCAAACTTGAAAAAGTTGAGGAAAGAGAAATTCAGAAAGACAATATTATTACAATTCTCACAAAAAAAGATGAGAACAATCAATTCATTATATCAAAGAAAGACGAACAACTTCAAATATCCAAACAATTAACTGATGCTTTACATAAAGAATTAAAAGGTCAACGGACCAAAACTTTCTTGTGGAGATCCGGTGCGTTTATAGGATTGGGATTAACTACATCATTACTAATTATATACTAATGGCACTTACAAGTTCAGAATCAAAAGAAATAGAAGTTATGATTCGTAAAGAAATAAAATCCTTTATGAATAACAACACCGTCAAACAATTTGAAGACCAGTTGATGGACAGGATTCAAAAAGAAATGAAACGAGGTAAACTCGAAGGTGAAGTAAAAGAAATTACAATAAGAATGTTCCGAGAATTCTATCAGTTCATGTGGGTGAATAGAAGTTATTGGGAACCAAGACTTAAAAACGCATAATTATGGAAAGTTCTGGAGAATTGTTTAAAAAAAATTTAGATAAAGCGTTTTCTCACATAAACTTAAACCAATCAACGTTAGGAGACCATATGAAATACAAACAAGGATTCAAAGAAGAAAAACTTGAAGATAGTTCCAACCAAGATGATAAAGAAATGGTTGATGGAATAATTGAAATTATCAAGCAAATTAAAGATACTTCTAATAGAAAAGAAGTTGCACAAAATATGGTTAAAAAATTGAAGAGGGAAAAAGTTGATTTTGACCACGTAGATTTTTTGAAGAAATGTAGTTTCAAACAAAGTAAAAAATCAGAGCCCAAAGAGGCGACTGGTTCAGGTTCTTCAGGAGCTTATTCAGGGCCTGTATTCGGAGGAGACGACGCTTTTTGGAAAAGAAGTAGAAGTGAGACACCAAAATTGGGAGAGAGTGAAGTCGAAAAGGTTGAAGCAAAAGAGGCAACAACAACAGGTTCATCAGGAGGATATGAATCACCTGCAATGTGGGCTAAATCAACTAAGAAGAAAGATTGGGGCCCAAGTCGAAAAACACAATATAAAGGAGGGTCATTTGTAAAGATTAAGAAGAAATGTACAACATTCCCATATTGTAATCAGGGTGATATCACAAATTTGAAATTAAGTAAAAATGAATCAGTTAAAGAAGCAATAAAGAATGTCGCAAGTAAATTGAATATTGATGAATCTCTTATTATAACTATTTTGGAACATGAATACCAAATGAAGAATAAAAGGAACAAATAAAGATATTTATTATAAAAAATAAAAACAATGAGTAATTTCAAAATTGACATAGACAAATTAGTTTCCAAAATATTAAACGAGGAAATTGAAAATAAAGCAAAACAAATTTCTGAACAGTTAGAAGAAGGAGAGTGGACTGAAATTGAAGTTGGAGAACAACTTAAAGGTGGTCAAAAAAAGATTGATGTTGCCGAACCAAAAGGTAAAATCACAGCGGCGGATTTCAAAAAACTTAGAGATAAGAAAACAAATAAAAAAGAAGTTGATGAGTTTTACTTCGATGTTGATGGGGATGATTCTGAAGATGAAGAAATGGAAATGGGTAGAGATAACTTTCATGTAACTCGTAAACCAAAAATGATGGGTTCATTTGATGATGACCACGGATTTTATGACGAAGACGAAAGACAATATACTGGAGATTTTGACTTTGACTATGATGAAGAAGAGTTTGACGATTTCGATTCATTTGATTCTAAGTATGGAGGGAAGCAAAGATTATTCGCACCAGGTAAAGAGGGTAGAAAATTCTTTGACATGTATAAAGAAAGGTTCGGGAAACCATTTAGAGTTAGAACTCCAAGAGATATGGAAGAAGCTGAGACTGAAGAAGGAAATGCATTTTCAGGAGCTTTAGATGACGCAAGGGAGGATGGAGATAAAACCTTTAAGGTTAATGGAAAAACATATAATGTACGGAAAGAAAGTAGAAAGTCATCTTTGAGACTTACTGAGGACGAACTAATTGATATGATTGAACAAATTGTTTTGGAACAAAAAGTTAAGGATATTGCTGAGAAAGAAAACATTAGCAAAAAAAGTCCTGTAGGTCTTAAGAAGACTCAAGATGTTCTTGGTAAGAATAAGAAAGAAAATGATGATTACGCAAAAGAGGTTGTTGAGAAAATGAAGGATTATATGAAGGATATGTTCTCAGGTAGTAACGGATATGATGAAAATCCTGACGACTTCCCTCAAAGTAATTATGATATGGAAAAAGAACACAACGAAATGAAATACCATCCATCTGACGCAGTTGAAGAATACATTGAGGCGTTTGCTTACCCTGGTATGACAAACTTAGTTTATGATGAAATCAAACCTGATGATAAGAGAATTGACAAGCAATTAAAAGGTGATGTAACTACAGGAAATGCAGTTACAGATAAAGATGGTAAAGCTTTAGGTAATGTATCAAAAAGAAGTGGAGAAGTTGGAGAAAGATTTAAAAAGAATTACGATGAAAACTTATATGGCGCTGAACAAATGAAAGCATCTTATAAGAGACAATCACAACCTGTTGAGGTTGAAGGTGAAGGTAAATCAAAAGGTTCTTTAAAGTCTAAACAAGGAGCTGACAAATCAAGTTCAATTAATAAGGCAACTAAAATACTTAACACCTTAGAATCAACTGAAGATAAAAAGTCAAAAGTTATCTCTGAAGAAATGAATAAGATGAAAAATCTTATTGGTTACAACAGAAAAACACAATAAAAATTCACATTTATTAGATTTATATTATATTCTCCATAGATGAACTCTATGGAGAATTTTTTTAATTGGATAGCCAAACCACTTCCGAATGATGAGGTGGTTACATGGTTCAATGTACACAACATGATTTATGAGAAAATTGAATTATACGGAGATATATTCAAATCATTACACTATGTTATTACTGACACCTACATGGGTGATTCAAATGGGGATTCACCCGAAACTAAAATAGTTATGTCTCCCGATGATAAAAAATCTCACTTCGATTGGTGTTGGGGCAAGATGGTTGAAAATTTTCAGAAAGAAAATATTACTATCACAATAGATGGGGAGCACAAAAACTATTTGAAGTCATTTTATATGGACACATTTTACCATCAAACTCAGAAGAATGTTAAAGACTCTGTGCCAGTATTTCTTAATGAGATATTCAACATATCTAAACCATTTAGTAAATCAGATTTAGACATGATTACTGAGATTTATAAGATGATGGAAAAAAATGTTAAGTAGAAAAAAACCATACTCTATTTACACAGGAGTAAAAAAAGTTATTTTTATGAACATAAACAATAAACATTAATTAAATTAGAAATGGAAACATTAGAAAAAATTAAAGAACTTACTGAGTTATTATCAGTTGATGCAACTAAATTCTATAAAGGTAATAAAAGTGCGGGTACCCGTGCAAGAAAATCTGCACAAGAATTAAAATCATTACTTCAAGAATTTAGAACTGAAGTTCTTGAACACAGCAAAGCAGATAAAAATGCATAATATTAATACAATATATTTGTTTATATTTGTGTTAACAATATTAGTGTCATTAAGACACGGACTAAAAATTGTGAGGGCCCTGTTAGAAAAGAATCCAAAACCATTGGTTTATACTAACAGGGAACTTATAATTTTAGGTTTATCAATAAGCTATATCATCACCTACATATACGTATCATGAGTTTTTACACAGAATTAAGTCCATTTGTCGAGTATATACATTCAATTAGGAAACTAAAAAACTATCTCAGTTTTGATATGGTTTTCCCCAGTAAATGGTCACTTCCCAGAAATCTTGTTGAGGAAGGTCAAATTGTTGGGTTCGAGGCTGAAAATCAAAATTTAAAAGGTATTTCATTTGTTTCACCAATCGATGATTCAGAAGTTTCTAAAAGTTTAGCCAAAATCGCTAAAATCATTAAACTGAATAAAGAAAAAGAATTAAAGGAAAGACTGTTCAAAGAAACCGTAGAACAATTGAAGAGCACTTTTGAAAAAACTGATTTAGATAAACTCAAAAATCTAAATTTTTATTTTGAAGAAGAGGATGAAACACCTGAGTTAAATGTTGATTTAGATGATACTGATAATGATTTAGACTATGAGCAAGACGAACAGGGACCAATCGATACTGAATTGGTTGGAAAGTGAAAAACTAAAAGATAGTAAGGACATCGAAAATACAAAAAGAAAATATATCGAAGAGATCCGAAATATCAAAAAAGAAGAATTATTTGTAATACCTAAAAAACTAACATTATGGCAGAAGATAAAGATATTAATTTTGGGGAATTAGAAAAGTTGGCGTTAATTGCTGAATCCTGTCAAACTATTTTCAGTGGTAAGGCGACAATTGTTTTTGAGTTACCAAAAGGAGAATACAATAGTGTCATTAACCACTTCAGAGAAGTGGATAGACATCACAAACAATTCTCCATTGATATTTCAGGTACGGATTTTCATTTTATTTTGACGGAGGTAACGTCGTAAATTTTCTATAAAGGATTTTTTTGTCAATACCTGAAGACTCTAACAACTGATATAAAGATTTCCTTTGCGCTATTGAATAGTCTTTGACAAACAAACAATCTCCTCTTTTTATTTTGAAAAAATGTGAGGACAAACTATCAGCAAACCTTGAAGATTCACTCTCTGACTTTAATGTAAAGAGGTGAATCTTTTCATCTTCTTGAAGGACAATTTTATTATTAAGGACTGAAATCATTTTTAGACCATCACCCTTCAAATATTTTTTAATTAAAGTTTGTGTTGTAATCTTTTTCTGTTCTTTAATATCATAAATGGTTTCTTCTTTTTTATATGAATCAATCTTGAACAGAGTCATTCCATCTTCATCCAATTTAACTTTAATATTTCTTCCAAACTCATCGGTCATATAAACTGGTATTAGTTGTTTTGCACTCATTTCTATAATACCCAATTCATACCTACATTCTTTACCACCTTCAACTTTAACATCAAACAATACTTCGTTTGATTCTTTGATTAATTTATCATAAAATTGTTTAGCACGGGAGAATGTTATAAATTTATTTATAATTTTTTTCTTTTTTTTATTCTTAAATAAGACTACCATGTAGTTCTCCATATATGAAAGATTACTATAAAATTTTAGAAGTTGAAGAGAAAGCCTCTCAGGACGAAATAAAAAAGTCCTATAGGAAACTCGCATCTCAATACCATCCAGATAAAAACCCTCAAGGGGAGGAGATGTTCAAAGAAATTGCTGAGGCTTATGAGACCCTTAGTAACCCTGAAAAACGATCTCAATATGATAACAGAGGTAGTAACCCGTTCCAAGGTACTGCTTATGAACAAATGTTCTCACAAATGTTTGGTGGTGGAGGGGTTCAACAACCCAAAAGGAAAAGTGCCCCCGATAAGATTGTAAAGGTACAAATTAGTCCTATTGAATCCTACAAAGGTGATGAGAAGACTATCCAATACATGAAAGATACTCATTGTAATGTATGTAGTGGGTCAGGTGGTGAACAACAAGTCTGCGGTTCTTGTAATGGGCAAGGGGTTTTTATTAAAACTATGGGAACTGGATTCATGAGCCAACAAATTAGGTCAGCATGTCCAACGTGTGGAGGTCGAGGATATACTTTGGTTCATAGATGTTATGGGTGTGATGGTAGAGGTACCAAACAGAACGCCGCGGACTTAAGGATTATGATACCCAAAGGTGTTGATAGTGGACAGTATCTAAAAGTAGAAAGAGCGGGTGATTTTAAGAATGGGGAGTATGGGGATTTAGTGATTCAAATTGAGCTTGTACCAAAAGATGGGTTCGAGAAATTCAATAATGATTTAATTTACAATTTGTTTTTTAATTTAGAAGACCTGAAAAAAGATAAATATAATATTCCACATCCCGATGGCGAGTTAAGAATAGATTCACCAAAGATATTTGATTCGTCTAAACCTTTGAGATTAAGAGGGAAGGGTTATAATGGTGGTGACATGTATCTAAAATTGAACGTCAAATTTGAGAAGACTACTTAAATAATTCAAAAATAGATTCTAATATTTTAATTGTACCGTAAACTGAGGAAACTAATAGATAAACTCCAACGATAATTGTAAAATATTGGGTCTTGCTGGTTGGTTTTTGATTACATTTTTTACATTCGGCCATAATTATAAGTATGTTAAGTGAACAAATTCGTAGAATTCTTTATATGTACCTTGATGAAAAGGAACAGGGGAAATATAAAAAACCTCGTAAGTATAGTAAATCCTATTGTGAATCTACTCCGTGTGATGAAATGGGATTCACTCAGAAAGCTTCATGTCGTCCATACAAAAATTGTTATAAGTAATTGCCTTTGTTGAATTTTTTTATTATCATTGTTTCATGATAAGTTATATTGGAGGTAAATCAAAAATAGGTAAATGGATTGTTCCATTTTATCCCACAGACATGGAAACGTACGTAGAACCATTTTCAGGTATGTTCTGGTGTTTTTTTAATATGGACTTGGAGAAGTATCCAAACCTTAAGAAAGTCGTTTACAATGACTTTAATCCATTAAATTACAATTTATTCAAGTGTGTTCAAAACCCATCCGAACTTCAACGTGTAATGGATGAAATTGAAGTCCAACAAGTCGGTGTGGATAATGCTTCACAAGAGCTGAAAGAAAAATTTGTAAGTTTCCAAAGTGAAATATTTGGAGAGGGATTTAAGGTTGAATATCCTGACTATGTTACAGCAGCAAAGTATGTCTATGTGTTATCACAAGTATTTAGTGGAAGTAAACCTGAGACATCAAGCTTTATAGACCTTAAAGGAAAGTATAGGTCAAAGTATCTTGCTTTTAGAGATAAATTGAGTAAACCTAATTGGGTTGAACATTTCACAAAAATCACTCATGTTGAAAATTTAGACTTTCAAGATGTGATTGAGAAGTATGATTCTCCGACAACCTACATCTATATGGATCCTCCTTATTGGAAGACTGAAAACTATTATAGTAATCACGACTTCGACAGGGAAGACCATGAGAGATTGGCAAATGTGTTGAACAAGGTTCAAGGAAAATTTAGTTTATCTTATTATGATTTTGAGTTGTTACACAAATGGTTTCCTGAAGATAGTTTCCGATGGGAGAAAAAAGAATTTGCGAAGGCAGCCGCGGCTAAGAAGGGTATAAAACAAAATATGGGAGAAGAGCTGTTAATATTGAATTATTAATTATTTTTGTAATAACAATATATTTATTAATAAATTAAAAATAGATGAAATTTACTTCGTTATTAAAATCAATCATAGTTGAACAGTCAAGATTTGAGGTATTATTGAATGCTTTAACCAAACCTGGTGAGGATAAAGAGGGGAAGAAGACAAAACCAAAACTTTCCAAGAAAGAATTTTTGAATTTAGTTTTGGCTGACCCGACAACTAGATTGAACAACGTAGATGTTGAAACTGCAACTCCTGAAGAATTAGGTAAAATCAAGGCTGGTAGTTATGTACCATGGTTGATAAAAAATTATTTACAGCCTAAGACTGAAAGTTCTTTTGGTGATTATTCATACGAAAGAGATGTAAAGAGATCTAAAGAAGTTTTCTTGGAAGACTTATATAAAGTAACTGATGATCTTAAAAAGTTTGAGAGATTTAAGGGCCGTCTTCCTCAAGAAATGAGAGACATTAATAAATTGACGGCTGACCAATTATATGATGCGGTTAAGGATTTTGATTTAACCTTAGCAACTACAACCAAGGCAGAAAGAAAATCTGCGCCAGTTCACCCTGGTGCTAAATTGGTATTTGAAGGTCCTAATTGGAGAGTTGTGGAAATTGAAGATAAAGGACAAGTTGGAAAAGAAGCGGCATGTTTTTATGGTGGTAACAATGTAGAAACAAGATGGTGTACATCGGCGCCAGGAGCTAGTTGGTTTGAAAGATACATTAAAGACGGACCATTATATGTTGTCTTCAATCCAAACGACACAGATGTTAGTCCAACCACAGGTCTACCCAAAAATAGATATCAGTTTCACTTCCCATCCAATCAATTCATGGATAAGGATGATCGTCAACAGGATTTGGTTCAGTTATTAAATGGACCTATGAATGAACTTAAAGATTTCTTCAAACCTGAGTTTGCAAAAGGTCTTACAGGTACTTCAGGGAAAGAGTTCAAAGTCGATGGTTTATCTTCTGGTGCAGTTGGTAAATTTATTTCCTTATATGGATTGGATGACTTGATTGGAAGTTTACCTGATACATTAGAATCTTTCTCGATACAAAATAGAGACAGTAAAGATAGTGTCAAAATAGAACTTCCCCAAGAGATTGGTAAATTTCAGAATTTGGTTCATATTATTACAGATAATGTTTCATTCAAAAGTATACCAGAATCAGTTTGTGATTTACCAAGATTGAAATTCTTGGCGGTAATGAAAAATCCTGAGTTGACAACGGTACCTGAATGTATCGCTAATTTACCAAGTCTAATGTTCTTGAATCTTAAGGAAAGTCCTAATGCGAAAATTCCAAGTTCAATTACTGAGAAGGGTGAAGAGATGCAACCTGGTATGTGGGATTTGGGTGGTTAATTCTTAAATGATGTTTTATGAATCTTGATGTAGAAATATACATGAACAATGTCATTAAGTTTTTCAGAGAAAATCCTAATGATTTATTGAACTTGGTGTCAAAAGACAGGGAGGAATCTTTTTATATAAAAATCAAAGAAGCCGCGATTAAAAATTATGAAAAGGGCGAGGATGTTAGCCTCACTCAATCGCAATTACTACATTTGTGTTCAGAAATTAATCATCCTAAAGAAACTAAAATTAACGCAACACAAAAAACTATTTTTGGAGATCTTTTTTTGAATTGAGTTTGGTGAATTAAATTTTTTATCATATCTTTGAATTCTAAATCAATAAGACATGATAACGACAGACTACCTCAAGAGAATCGCTCCCTCAGTATTCACCACCTCTCCATCTCCAAAAATGTCGAACAAGTACACTTTTGTACCGACAATGGATATTCTCGAAAACTTTGAGAATGAAGGATGGAAAGTATTCTCCGCTAACCAAAATGGTAGAGGATTTTACGCTCAGCATGAGTTAAGACTACGTAATGTGGAATTTCCACAGGTAGGTGATTCTTTGGTTGAGGCGATTATCAAAAATTCCCACAACGGAATGAGTACGTTCTCAGTAAGTGCAGGACTTCATCGATTAGTTTGTTCTAATGGTTTAACAGTACCAACATCCCTTTCGGATAAAATTTCTGTTAAACACATGAAGTTTGACATGGGAACAGTGAAACAAATCACAGACCAATTTGCGGAAAGACTGCCAGTAATCCAAAGGTCTGTGGGTAAAATGGAGACCACATTCTTGGATGAAGAAAAAGTGGTTGACTTTGTCACCAAAGCCACCTCAATCCGTTGGGAAAAAGGATCAGTTCCTAAAATCAAATTTGAGGACTTCCTTCACCCTATCAGACATGAGGATTCGGGAAGTTCAGTTTGGACTACGTTCAACGTAATCCAAGAGAAGTTTGTTCGAGGAGGTTTGAGATACCAATCCGAAAAAGGAAGATTTACTTCAATGAAGGAATTGAAAAACTTCCAATCCATCAACAAGATTAATACTAATCTTTGGGAGTTGGCAGAGTCTTATTGTTAATTAAGTGGGGGGTTTATATCCCCCATTTTTTTTATTATAATTAAAATATGAAAGAAGAAATTTTCAAAGTTAATTATGAATCTTACACCACGGTCGTGTTTCATGACACCGTCCCGATTACATTTCCACATTCAAAGAACAAATATTTTTTTGAGGATGAAACTGAGGCAGATATTTGGAATCAATTACTTCACGCAAATGATAAAGTAAACTATTCAAAAAAATCTGATGTTTATTTAGAGAATTTTGTTTCTAATGTTGAGGAGGATTTTGTTTTACACTACGGAAATCCTTTAGCCAGAGTACTCAAATCTTATTTGATGGTTGTGGTTGAACGTGATGGAGATAAGGTCTCTATGAAGGTCTTTAATGGGTTCAGAGAAAGAAGAGTTGGAAACAAGTGGTTCAAAGTTGTTCGGAACGTGGACTATATTACCGTTAACACCAAAAATGGTGATGTATATTCAGGATTTCTACACAATTATCAAAATAAAAAGAAAGTAAGGAAAAAACTTAACAAAAATTATTTCTTAAACGAACCGGCATCAAATATTGGATATGTTATAAGAGATAAGATATGGTCATATTCGCATAACTCTGTAGAGGTTGCTGTGGACGCATTATCAAAATTTGTTAATGAGATTGATGGGAGAGGATCGTTTAGTGAGTTTAGTCTGGATAAAAGATTATTCAAGTTTTATTTAGACAAAAAAGGAATTAAGTATCCAAACAATTTCCTTTTGTATTCTTCCAAATTAGTTGGCCCGATCTTTAGAAAGATACTCAAAAAGAATGACAATCGATTGGTGGATACGTTTATGATACATAATGGATTGACTGGAAAGAAATTAAAAAAATGTCTTCATAGTTGCAAAGGACTTAACTTGGACTTGTACTTGATAGCAAGAAAATTATTCGGTGATGATTGGATTAATCAGGATGATGATTTTATTTTACAAACTTTGAATTCTGAGTTCAAAATCAATGATAGAAATATTCCCGCTGAGTTTGTAAATGTAATTGGTAAAGATGAACTACGTAGAGTATTCAATCTATTCAAGAAAGTATATTTTGAGGAAATGTTAGACACCTATACATTCATCGACCACATTGAAATTTACACCCAATTAAAAATGTATGGTGAAACTGATTTGAGGTGGATGAGTAATGATGTGGATGTCTTCAGAAATGAACATTTGGATTGGTCGGATAAATTAACATTCTATAAAAATGGTCACTATGAAAGGATTTATCCTATCTATTCTTACGAACATTTGGAACAACCATTAGGAGAGTATTATCCTGTATTATTGGATGATTCAATATCATATAATGAAGAGAGTTCAGCCCAATCAAATTGTGTAAAAACCTATATTGGAAAGCCGTCAAATATAATTATATCTTTAAGAAAGGGTTCAAGATATTCTGAAGATAGGGCAACTATTGAATATCAGTTATATCGAGAGGATGATAAGGCCAAGTGTCGTAGAGTACAAAGTTTGGGGAAATACAATGGGAAATTATCGGATGAATGGATACACTGGCTATTGAAATTGGATTTGAAAATGTTATATTACGTAAACGATGACAGATTTGAACCCGTAAAAATAACCAAAAAGTGTTATAATGGAACATTCTTTGAATCCGACTCATATTGGGGTGAGGATGGTTTTTTGAACTGGGATAATAAAATACTCGAGGGACCTCGTACATTAGACTTTTAATTACTATGATAAAAAAACCAAAATTTATAAAGAATAATGAAAAATCTTTAGGGGTTTTGTCATCGATCCAAATCAATTTTCCTGACGATTCTATTTTCAAATTCTTGAATGGTAGAAGTTTCGAAGTCGTTTGGAGTAAAGGACTAATTGATGTAGACGCAGGTTCAGGAAAAATTATACTCGAAAAAATAATTTTCAAAACAAAACAAGGATTCTATTTGTATTTATTATTGAATACTACCGATGTGAATTTAGTTGTTTATTATAAACAAAATCAAGAAAGTGAATTAACAATTTTTTTAAAACAACTTATAAAACAATTTAACAATGACAAAACAACTAACAAGTGAAGAACTAAAACAAAAAATTAACAACAAGGAAAACTTCGTACTTGACCTATTTGCGACTTGGTGTGGACCGTGTAAAATAATGTTGGGTAACCTTGAAAAAGTTAATGAATCTTTAATACAAAAAGGAACACCAAAATATAGCGTTTATAAATTTGACATTGAACAAGATATGGACCTTATGAAGGAATGGAATGTTAGGGGTGTTCCGACGATTAAAATATTCGAGAATGGTGAGGAAACTTTTTCAAGACCAGGTGTGATGTCACCAGATCAACTTCTTACATTATTAGATTAATAATTATGAAAGATTTGAATGTTATTGTCTATACCATGAAAGGATGTCCTTTCTGTGTTGACTTCAAAAAAATGTTAACTGAAGAAGGTATAGAGTTTTTCGATAGAGATATCGATGAATATAAAGATGAATATGATGTATTCAGTGAAATAACAGACAATGATTTAATACCAGCATTACTTATTATTGAGGGAAATAGGAAGGATTATAAGTCCTTTCTATACACTCCTGATAAAAATTATAATGAGTTGACTGAGGCAATTCAAATAATTAAAGAACACCGAAAAAATGTCGGTATCATTTAAAAAATAATAAAATCTTTATTTTTCTTTTTTACAAAAGAATAATCTTCGAGTGGATTTGTGAGTTCAATACTCCAATCCACTTTTTTCATTTCAGAGGACATGGATGACACATCGAAATCAAATACGTCTAATATAGCTGATTTTAATTTCTCATCCTCAGAATTTTTATCAACATTAAAAATGGAAATTATGTTTTCATTTTCTTCATTTTTATCCAATGATAAATTAAAGATTATGGATGATCCAGTATAGTTAGTTGTGATGTTATAAAAAATATGTTTACCGTAAAGATATATCAATCTCCCTTGATGTAATGAATAACCATGAGGAAATTCTGATGTGATAACTAATTCCTCATCAGTAAGTTCTGAAGGGAAACCTTTATAATCAACAGATGATTCACTAATTAAAAATTTTTCAACTTGATTTTTATGGTAAGAACAATTTTCAGATTTATGTAAAATGAATTCTAAGTTTTTTACTTTAGGTAACTTACTATTATACTCAATTAAATCTATTGTATGTGATACTGGCTTAGATGGTTCATACTTTTCGTTAAATTCTTTTGTAATTGAACTTATATCTAAAATTTCTTTATGAGTAGTTTTACCCTTTATAATTACAAAGTTATTACAATCAACTACGGAAAAAATTGATTCTTCGCTGTGAGGAATTTTTGTTAGTAAAAAGTCTGAAAATAAATTTATAATGTAGACTCTACTATTTGTTTTTTTAAGTATCATTAAATTCTCTAATTTGTTGAATGATAAGAAAATAAAAAAACAAAAAGAATAGAATTTTTACAGATAATCTGTGAAAATTTCATTGATATTATTTTTGATTTCACTGTAATCAGGATAATCTGGGGCATGTACTGTTAAACAATCGAAGTTATCTACAAGTAATGATATGTATGACGCATAGTATTCTAATAAACCTCTACTACCAGTGTTTACATTATCTCGTAAATAGTCATCAATTATTTCATAAAAGTTGGAAGCGACTGGTATTGTAAACCTTTGAGTTACAGTGTCTTTTTTGAATCTATGAGGTATTGAGTAAAATTGACCTTTACCCTCTACATATTCCTGTAATTCACTGAAAATTAAATCAATTACATCACTTTCATATGCTGATGAGTAAGCATTACGGTATATGTGGTACAAATTGGTATCAAGGTCTTCGAGTTCGTTGTTTAATAGGCGAGACATTGTTTCTTTGTCATCCAAAATTGTTTCTACGACGGATGAATCAACTATTACATATTCAGGATGTCCCTGTTCATCAGCAATTTCGGAAAGTACTTCAGTTTCAGGATTAATTTGAATATTTTGTAACGCGTCAACAATGTAATCTGCCAATATTTTATGATTCTTTGGATTCAATTCAGAAATAACATCATCATATTTTTCTTCAACTGAGTTTGTTGTGTATTCAAACCAATTATCAAATTCACCATTCATAATTTGTTCAACCATGGATTTAGATAAACCATTTCTTGGACTATCACAAAACAATTCTGATAAGTCTGATAGGTCCGAAAGGTCTAAGAATACTCTACCATCTTCATCGATTTCCAAATCGGTTAACTTATCCATTATGAATTGATTGAATTGTTGAGGATAAGATTTTTTCAGGAAAAGTAATAATTCATTTTGTATTTCCGAATCCTCAATATCTATTTGGTCTAAATAACCTCTTTTAGCCAACACGGCAAAAAATGTTTGAAAATCTCCAAAAAAAGATTTGGCGAGATCTCCTCCATCGTGTAAATCATCTATAAGTTCTTGAAAATCCATATCAATAAATATAAAAAGGGACAAAAAAATTGTCCCTTTCATATATCCCTTTTACCTAAACTTATTTAGAAGTTTTATTTACGTTATAATACTTCTCTACAGTTTTTTTGATAGCAGATTTAACACTCTCAGTTTGTTGTTCTTTCGCTAATTGAGAGGATTGAACTTGTTGTTGAGTTTGTGCCTGTGATTGATTGTTATTTTTGCATCCGCAGCTCATAGTGATAATAATTTAATTTGTTTATGTTTATAAATAGTTCCTTACTTTAATTATATTGCATAAAGATATTTATTAAATAAAAAACTGATGAAATTTTCGATGATTAAAGGAATATTACCAGAACAAGATTCAACTAAGGGCCCCGTGGACATGATTGACGTAAAGGCTAATGTGCTTTATGAGTGGTTGATTGAGAATGGCGAAGATCCAGATGAAGTTTCTATTTCAGATATTGAGCATAGAGGTTCTTATTATGACACAGATGAATTTGAGGTAGAAGGTGTTGATGGAGTTTTTACTGTTGGTACTGACAATGAGATGATGTCAAGCTCGAAACAATCTCTTGAAGAAATGATAGATGAAATGGGATATGAAGGGTTTAGTAGGTCACTTTTGGAAGAATTTATTGACGAAGAAGAAGTATCTTATTATGCCAAAGATTTTTATGAAGATGATGTTTATAGTAACCCTGAAAGTTATTTAGATGACGATAAAAGAATGTTGTCTAATAAGCAAAAAGAACAAGTTGATATTTTCGAAATGAGAAAAGACCGTCTTAATAGAAGCATTGAACAATTTTTGAATGGTTTGGGAGGAGAAAACGATGAGTGGTACCGTAGAAAAATCAAAGAGTTGGAAGGTATTGTTGAAGAATTTGATGAGGAAATTGAAATGATAAAGGGTGACCCCGATGGTGACTACCCTGAAGACTTAGTTAGTCAAGTAATTGACGATAATGTACGTGAGGTTAAAAGAAATCCTATGCAATTTATAGATGATTTTGGGTTAGATTTTTCAAACTACATCAATAAAAAGAAATTCATCGAAGAAATTATAAATACTGACGGATACGGACATACCCTTAATAGATATGATGGTAGTGCTGATGAGGTTTTTGTTGATGGAGATTTATTTTTCATCATGAGAATTGATTAAAAGTATTTAACCATTATAATTTTTGTATGGGTAGAAAGAAAAAGATATCATTCCAATTAGATCCTGAATGGATTTACAAAGAGCCATTGGATTTTGAATACAACAAATACACATTGTTGGACTATCTACAGAAATGTGATAAGAGTTTTGACAAGTTTGAACTATACCCAAATTTTGTGGAGTTATCATTACACTTGGCAAACATTCAATCAATTTCTAAGGAAAATACACTGTTATTAACCAACAAAAAGTTTGAATCTTTTGATGATGAAATATTGGTTAAGGAATTGACTCCAAAAAAACCAAGAAAATTAAGTGATAAAGAAGAAGATGAATTAGATAAGACTCTGAAATTCTCAGGTCCAAAATTATTTGATGCCTTTAACATTGCTAAATCAATATGGAATATCGCTTTCGAATCGATTGACTTGTATCTTAGGAAAAACAAGAACAACTTAGTCGCTGGATCAGGATATATTTTTTTCTATCAGAAATCTAAAGAAAAATTATACGTTTGGGAGTATGAAATTAGACCTGATAAGAAAGACAAATCTACAAATCGAACATACTTGGGGTTAATTTCTGATGGTGGTGTTGATGAAAAAACCCTGACAGAAATTATTAACACTAATTCAAAATGGAATCAAACAGAATTCTATAAGCATTTACCCATATTTGAAATCAAATGCTCACAGAATTTTCCTTTTGAGGAAACAATGGTTCCTATCATCAAAAGAAAAGTGATGTCTTATATTTTTCAAGTGGTTAATTTTGAGAAGGCAAACAACTTTGACTCTACGAACTAAAATTCTTATATTTTTAAAATGAGTTTCAACAAGAGATGGGTGACCCTTGACCAATGTGTCTCAGCCCTCAAAGAAGGTAAATTAAAAGAATATTACGGTAAAAGTGAGATGTTACTTTTTCAAGACACCACTTGTTCCTTGATATATAATCTTCACATCGAAGGAAAACCCGATAAAGAAATACTGAATATAATTAAATAAAAATGAAAGTTATGAATAAACATCTAATCAAAATGTTAAAGACCTCAGCAGAGGCAGATAAGGCAAAAGCGCTATTAACTTTGGACTTGTTGGGTAATACTGGAGTAGGTATTGGTGACCATTCAACAAAAGATTTTTATGAGAATGCTGAAGAAGCTCTCCGTATGTTGGCAGATGCTGATGAACGACTTCAAACTATCGAACAATATTTTGGAAAAGATTAAAAAAATTCTCAAAAAGATAGAATGGTTCATTGATATATATTTTGTTTGGATGTTATATAGTCCAAGAAAATATGATAGATACAATGAATACATTGGAAAAAAGTGGGGAAAAAATAATGAATAAAGAAATGGTAAATCACCCGAACCATTATGGGGGTGAAGAGAATCCGTACGAAGTTATTAAGGTTTGCGAAGCTTGGGGGTTAGACCACGATGCTTATTTGTTCAACGTGGTAAAATATGTTGCAAGAGCGGGTGTAAAAGACCGAACAAAGGAACTTGAAGACCTGAAGAAAGCGGCATTCTATTTGGATCGTAAAATTAAAAACTTAGAAAAATGTCAGTAATTTGGTTAACAGGACAACCTGGTTCAGGTAAGACAACCCTATGTAAACAAATGATGTTAAACATGGGTTCGGATGTATTTCATATTGATGGAGATGATTTAAGGGATTTATTTGATAATAAGGATTATTCTGAAGTTGGACGTAAAAAGAATATTGAACTCGCACAACAAATTTCAGAATATCTTCATAACAAAGGTAAACACGTATTTGTTTCCTTGGTGTCTCCATATAAAGACCAAAGAGATAAGTTCAAATCAAAGATGGGGGATAATCTTATTGAAGTTTATGTACACACCACCGAAGTTAGGGGGAGAGAAGATTATTTCGTTAAAGAGTATCAGCAACCAACTGAAAACTTCTTGGATATTAACACAACAAATATTTCAATTGATGTTTGTGCTGATACGATAATTGAATTTATAAAAACAAATCAAAAATGAAAAAGATACATGTAGAAGGAGACCCTAAATTGAAAAATACTGGAGGGAAACAGTATTCTATGTTTGTGGGGCGGTTCCAGCCATTTCATGGGGGCCACCGATGGATTGTGGATGAAATCTTAAACGATGGCAAAAATGTTCTTATTTGTGTAAGGGATATCGAACCTGATGATAAAAATCCATTTACAGCACAACAAGTTTATGAAAATATTTCCCTTGAACTCGAGGAATTGATTGTGGACAAAAGGGTGAAAGTTATGATAATACCTGATATTGAATCGATAAACTTCGGAAGAGGTGTTGGTTATGATATTATAGAACATATTCCACCTCAAGAAGTTAGTGATATTTCTGCGACCAAAATTAGAGAACAATTAAGAAACGAAGGTAAATTACGATGTTAGAAACAAATAGGATTATAAATGGCGATTGTGTTGTTGAGATGGGTAAATTACCTGAGTCAATAATTGATTTAATTGTTACCTCTCCACCTTATAATGTCGGTATTGACTACGATAACCATGACGATAACCAATCGATGGAGGAATATTGGAAATTTACAGAAGAATGGGTGGGTGAATCATTTCGTGTTCTTAAAGATGATGGGAGGATTGCGGTCAATATTCCATATGAAATTAACGTCCAAGATAGAGGTGGTAGAGTATTGTTCATGTCAGAATTTTGGTCTGTTATGAAAAAGGTTGGGTTCAAATTTTATGGACTTGTTGACCTTGATGAGAATGCACCACACAGAAGCAAGACCACCGCTTGGGGTTCTTGGATGTCTCCATCTTCACCTTACATTTACAATCCAAAAGAATGTGTAATCCTTGCTTATAAGAAAGATAGGATTAAGAAAGTTAAAGGGGAACCTCAGTGGGTTGGGGAAGTTGTTGATGTTGAACAAGAAGACGGAACAATAAAGAAGAAAACCATGTATCAAGATGAAGATAAGAAAGACTTCATGAGTTTGGTGTATGGTCAATGGGAATATTTTGCGGATACAAGACAACAAACAAAGGCAACTTTTTCAATGGATATCCCGACTAAAGCGATAAAAATTCTTACGTATAAAAATGATATTGTTATGGATCCTTTCGCTGGAAGCGGAACAAGTTTGGTTTCTGCAGAAATTTTAGGACGCAGATGGATTGGAATCGAACTCAGTTCGAATTATTGTGAAGTGGCGACTAAAAGAGTACAACATTTTATTAATCAAAAAAAACAAGGAGTTCTTGATTTTGAATCTAAAACTTAAAAAGGTCTTAACGACCTTTTTTTTGTTTATAATGATATTTATTTAAAAAACTGTAAATGTCTCAAATTATTATTACTGAAAGTCAACTAAACAGACTTCAAGAAACTTATAGACCTTCCGAAGACACAGAGCAAGAAACTTTAAATGAGGAATGGTACAATACTGCCATGGAAATATTAGGTTTAGCTGACCCAACTGGTATAGTAGACATAGTAAATGGTATTTCTTATTTTGTCCAAGGGGATATGTTATTTGGCGTTTTAAGTATAGTTTCGGCCATTCCATACGCTGGAGATGCGGTGGCAAAACCAGTAATGGGAGCGTTAAAATTGGGATCAAAAAGTACAAAGGCATTACAATCAGCTTTAAAAACCGCACAAACCGCTGCGAAAGGGAGTAAACAATACGATGCCGCACTTGACACTCTTAGGGTATTATCCAAAGAATCTGGACCTGTTGGAAAATTTTTACAGGCTGCGGGAGGAGCAAATGGATGGGCACAAAAAGTAAATAAAGTTTTAGACATGATACCTTTAGGACCTTTCAAAGGTATGAAAAACGCATTGATGGATTATATTACTTTGTTAGGAAGGGCTGGTGAAAAAAGTGTCGGGCTTCAAAGTAGATTAAAAGTATTATTACAAGCCCCATCTCCGGCAAATCTTCAAAGAAATATTCCTGTAATTCAAAAATTTCTTAAAACAAGTAAAATATTTGACGCCGCGGCATTGTCTAAACCTGGATTTTTAAGTCAAACTTTTTTTGGAGGTATTCCAAGATTATTTAGGTCTTCAGATGGTAGAAGACTTAGAATTTTAATGCAATCAACAAAATGGTGGTTAGGATTTTTGGACTATATTGGTTTAGGTAATTATGTGGGAGTTGAGGAAATTTCTAAAAAAATGGGAGATGAACAATTTATGAAAAAACTTGAAGAGTATCAGTCCACACCTCAAGCCAAAGAATATTTTAATCAGGAATTCCCTGAAGGATCACAAGGACAAGAATCACAACAATCACAGCCATCACAACCACAAAACACCGAAGCAAATTCTTCAAGTAGTGGTGAAGTGATGGATCCACTTGCTAAATTTCTCAAGAATCTGCTTTTGGGCCAATTAAACCCTATTCCTGGAGTATAATAAAATACAACTATGAAAGAAGAATTTATTAAAAAATTAGTACAGATACAATTACAATGGAAGTTTTTACATTGGCAAACATTTGGAGATGCTAAACACAAAACTTATGGAAAAATATATGACGGACTCGGAGATTTAATAGATGATTTTACTGAGGCAATGATGGGTAAATATGGAAGACCTGAGTTCGAACCTGAATTTGCTCTTATGTTTCAAGATATATCATCACTTAGCATTCAAAATTTTATGGATGGAATAACAGAATTTTTGGTGAGTTTTTCAGACCAACTTGATTCGAGATACGATACTGATTTGTTGAATATTCGAGATGAAATGTTGGCTTTGATAAATAAGTCGAAATATCTCGTAACATTGAAATATTAAATAGTTTCTAAATTGGGTTGACAAAATTTCAATGAAAAAAATATTAAAGGAGAGCGGAATAAGGGATATAAAAGAGTTAAGTAAAAGATATCCCAAAGCAGAAATTTATTTTCATCAAGACTTGGACGGTGTTACGACTGCCATTGCCATGAAAAAGTATTTGGAAAACAATGGTATTGATGTTGTTGATACCCATATCATTCAATATGGAGACAAAGAATTTGCAGTAAAGAAGAATGACGCTCAAGGAGACACAATGCCTGTTCTTGTTGATTTTGCCCATGGTAAACCAATGTTTGTAATTCATACTGACCACCATGATAGACAGGCAGGTGCCGAAGATACCAAGTCTACTTCTTTTAGACAATCACGTTCAAACGTAGAAACACTTTCTCAGATTGTTTCACCAAAAGAATTATTTCCATCATCCGACATTTTATTGATTAGCACTGTTGACTCTGCGGACTTTGCCAGAAAAAACTTAACACCTGAAGATGTTGTTAATTATTTATATCGATTCGATAAAGAAAAATCTCTTCAATCCAATAAAATGTTATTAGGGTTAGTTATTAACAAACTTTTATTGGCATTCAAAAATAAACCAGGGTTTTTGGAAATGTTGGTAATGGACTCCGAACCCTCGTTATTGTCTATTTTAAATAACATTAAATCTTGGATGAAATCTACAAGTGCTGCATCACCCGATCAGTTACAAAAGAATGCTCAAGATTACACTCAACAAATGAAATCTTTCCCAACTGTAACTGATAATATTATTTTCCAATATGGTGGAGGTAGTATGTTCAAGCCAGGTTCTTATGATAGATACACTCCTTATAAAAATAATCCTGAGGCTGATTTTTTAATTATGGCATGGCCTATGGGACTTGTTCAAGCATCCTGTAATCCGTTTAAGAAAGATAGAGAACTCAAAGGTGTTAATTTAGGGGAAATCGCACAAGAAGTTTTAAGTAAATGGGAAGACCAATTAAAACAAAAAACTGTACCACTATCAACAATAAAGTGGGTGAGTGAAACTAGTGTTGGGCCTGAAAGTATTGGATTTACATTCAAAGATTTCAAAGCCCTATATGGCGAAAAAATAATGTTCATGGATAATGGTGAACAAATCTTAGATAAGATTGGTACCATGATGGAAAAATCTTTCAAAAGTTTGACTGAAGATGAAATGAAGATTTTGGACAAAATCGGTGTAAATGCTTGGGATTTGATACAAGCCAACTCGGGAGGTCACAAATGTATAACAAACATTTCAGGGTTAAATTATCTTGGGAGAAGTACAAGACCTCCAAGTGGAGGAGTAAGATACGGAGAATCGGAAGATTCACCAACAGTTAAGTTCACAAAGATGATAGCAAATCAATTTCAAAAAACATTGAAAGAAAAAATTGAGTTGTCTAAAACAAATAATTGATAGTATCTCCTGGTTTGATATCTAACTTCAGACAAGCGCCTCCACGTAATTCTAACACAATATTTCCGTTGCCACAGTAAGAAGCACAATCATCTTGTTGGCACGGAGGACAATCGTGATGGATGTTGACAATAACATTATTCTTTATTATGATTATATCGAGGGGAATGATACAGTTTTTCATCCAAAAACATTGTTCTTTTCCCCCCATCAAAAACAACATACCTTGTTTGATGTGTGAAAATCTTTTACCCATCATTCCAATTCTTTGGGATTTCGGGTCGATTAATGTTGTAACTTCGAATCTATGATTATTTATTGATACGTCCATAATTATATAAATACAATTTAAGTTGAAATGTACTCAGGTGTAATATTAAAATACAAGGATAAGTGTTTACTGTGTAAACGAAATGGAGAGGATTCGAATCCTAACCAATGGTTCATTCCTACAGGTAAAATTGAAAGAGGGGAAACTCCACGCGAGGCTGCTGTTCGTGAACTTTATGAAGAAACTGATTTTGAATTATCGGAGAATGATATTGATTTCATTGGAACAATTCCTGTAATCGACAATGATGATAAGTCCGACAAGGGTTTCATTTATGTGTTTATATCTGAACTTAGCGATGAAATATTACCTGATTTGGATTCAGCTGTAGACGGACATGAGCATACCAAATGTGGATACTTCACCTTCCAAGAAACAAAAAAATTGGGATTGGAATCCAATTTACAAACAATATTAAAAAAATATTTCGAGGTAGTTTGATTTTTCATTAAACTTGCTTATATTTATAAAACTGAGTCGAGAGATTCAACACCCCCAAAAAGTTTCATTTTAGTTTGATATAATAAAATATTCTTACTATGTTTGTGAAACATTTGTCCTACAAATGAGAGTTCGAGAGAAAAAGAGTTTGTGGGACTTTTTTGTTAGAAGTTTTTAAACGTAAAATATATCGCAGGGTAGAGCAGTGGAAGCTCGTCAGGCTCATAACCTGAAGGTCGAAAGTTCGAATCTTTCTCCTGCAACAGCCGACCGAATAGATAAGTTCGGTCATCAATGTGGAGGGTCGTAAACCCTCTTCTTATTTTTCTCACTTCCCCTACTAAAAAAAAAAGTAGGGGATTTTTTTTTTATTGTTCGGAATTTAATTATATTTGTAAGACAAACGACGAAGATATGAACATGGCATCCCACAACATCAAGATTCAACACGAAAAATTTGGAGTCCTTTTGAATGAGACCTTTGTGAATGGTACTCAGTTCAAACTGTTCCTTAAAATGGTTCAGGGAAGTATTGAGTTGAAAAACGATTTGACTTTCTTCAATGGAGTGGATTTCTTTGTGCACGTCCCTTACAAACATTTGGTTGAATCCATCATTACCACGAATGTGGATACTTATACATTAGCGGAGCATCTTATTAACAAATCTAAAATTGAGGCGGAAGTAACAAAATGATTACAATCAAGGACATAAAAAAATGGTCAAAACCTCACCCTTCGGATCAAAACGGTAGGGTGACAAACATATTCAACCGTAAATACGAGTTATCTATTGTTGGAGGTGGTCGGGGCCTTTATGGGGATTTCGAAAAAACTTTCGAGATTGCGGTATTTGATTCTCAAGACCATAGATTCATTACCAAGTTCTTTTTTCCTGAAAGTGGGGATGATGTTGTTGGTTATGTGAGTGGAAAAGACTTGGAGGATTTTGCCAATGTACTTTTCAGAAAGGACGATTTCCAAGTTAGATGAAACTTGGTGGTGGACGCTTCACAAACCTGTGAGCCCAATTAAAGGAGACTTCGGTCTCCTTTTTTATTTCCAATATTCTAAGTTTTTCGTTTTGTTGGTAGGTAGAATGTTCATAGAATTTGGATGTAGAGTTATTGCTGGTTCATCAGAATAACTTAAACAATACATTTGATATGGTTCTACATCTAAAATTTGATGACCTTCGCCAGAAGATAATATTATAAAGTCAGATTGCAATGACAAAAATTCATCTTCAGATATAATTGGGGTTTTGGTTCCAACACTTAGTTCACATTGGTCTTTGATTCTCTTGCTCCAAGTTGCGATAAAAACAAACCGTACTACAACTTCATCCGTTTCGATTTCCCCTTGTCCTTCACATTCATCACATTCTACTGTTCCATTTACATCACATTCCTCACATTTTACAACTCCTCTACCATAACATTCGTCACAATCGACCCTCTCTTCACCAAAACATTCATCACACTCATATGAATATACTTCAGGATTGCAATATTCACAATCTATTTCTCCCTCACCTTTACACTTTTTACAATTGATTTCATGGGTTCCACCACAATATAGACATTTCATCTCTCCATCTCCCTCACATTCTTCGCAAGTTTTCAAGTATTGTATCTCGAGTGGGTTCATCAATTCAGCAAATGATAAATTGTTTATCATTTTATCTCCCATATCAAAACCTTTCGTCATTTTGTATGAGTAAATGTATAAGGATAATTTAATTAAGTTGGCAGGGCCTAAATAAGAAAAATAATCTGACTGAGATATAGCAATTCTCTTCAACTTGAAATACAAGTCCTGTATCGAATCAAATTTTTTGATTGAGTCCTCGAGTTTTAGGGCAATTTTTTTTAATTTCTCGTTCATAAATTAATTATTATCAAGGTAGTGAACTAAGAAAGAAATAGTAAAAATATGTTTATCTTCAATCTTATAATCAATTTTATCGATAAAAGATTCGACCTCAACTTTCTGAGACAAAGATAATTTTTTTTCAGGTGTGATTGTAACTTTGGATACAATTTTTTCTATTTTTTCTATCATTATAGATATATCTCTAGCAAAGCCAGGCATCTGAGAATCGATTACCCCAAAGTAATCAAACTTAATGAATAATTGATAACCACTGTTTCCGTCATAAAAATCCACATCCAAATCAAATATTTCAAATTGTTGATTTGATTCTTGTTCTATTAAATATTTTAATTTTTCTGATAGTTTTTTTGTGTCAATCATATTGATAAATACATTTAGTTTTTCTTTTTATCTGATTATGTTTTGAATATAAAAAACATATTATGTCATTTCAAATCATTGTAACCGAAAAAGAAATTTTAGAAACCCCAAATTATTTTGAGTTGGGTAAGTTAGTAAACAACAAATATTGGCAAGCAAAGAGGGACTTAGAAGGTCCTCAATTTGATGATGAACACGTTGGTCTCACAATCAATGAAGATGGACTGGTGACCGCTATAAATCGTTCTGATGACTATGATACTTGTGTTGTGTGTGGAAAGATAACTCCATATCTCAAAAGTACAAATATTAATCTTCGCTACGGTTATATTGAAGGAGCTGGCCAAACTTGTCCTAACCCTGATAATTGTGGATAATTAATTTTTTCCAAAATCCTGATATATATGTAAAAATTACATGATATATTGATGAGAAAATTTAATCCTTACCACCAACATTTATTAGTTAGATGCTGGGCGACTAATCCACCTAAAAAGGTGGAAGAATTGAATGATTGGTTCATAAACTTAGTTGAAAAGGTGGGGATGAAAGTTGTCGCTGGACCAACAAGTGTATATGTATCGGATCCAGGTAATGAAGGTTTGACTGGTACTGTAACTTTGGCAACTTCACATGCATCCATACATATATGGGATAATTTAGAATTACCCATGGCACAATTCGACATTTATTCCTGTAAATCTTTTACTTTGGAACAAGTCATGGAATGTTTTAAATCATTCGGATTAGTTAAAGCGGAATGGATAATGATTGATAGAAATAATAAACCTCTCATCACCTCTGAGGGAACTTGGGAATAAAATTTATATCAAAACTTTTTTAACTTATTTATTTCATTTACCTTTGTAATCAACTAAAAAAAAGGAATATGAATAAATTTAAAAAATCGGAGTTAGCTCTCCTTGTAATTGTATTGAGTCTGATTGCTGTATCGGAATATTATTTCGTAGTTTTGGACGACCCTTTTAAGGCAATCTTTATTGGATTGTGGTGTCCTACAATCTTGCTTTTTGTGATAATCTTTAATCTTAAGGGTAGAAATGGAAAATCTTGATGTAATAATCTTATCTGCATTTGTTGCAATTGGATTTTTAATCTTTATTGTAGGTTGCTTTAGAGAATTCTCTAAGATGGGAAAAGAGGAATATAAGTCGTCAACTAATAGTAAAAAGTTTGGTAGAGACGCGATATATGATATGATGGAACGAATGTTTGATGATACTAAACAAACAAAAGAAGATAAGGCTAAACTAATCAAAACTCTTGATAGAACTATTGCTGATATGGAATCGGATGGTATGTATTTTTCTGATGAAGTAAAGGAAAAGTTGGAGAAAGAAAGAGAAGAATTGTTTTGTGAGTATAGTGGATTACCTTCACCTAAATCATATGGTACAAATCAAATGTAGATGAAAACAGAATAGTATGAGAATAGCATTGTTAGGAAGTCCGCGTACTGGATCACAATCTCTTTATGATTTTATTGCCAACCATCTTAGTTTTGATAATTACATAATGGAATCGGAACCATTTAATTATCATTGGAGACATGACGTGGGACTTGAACAACTAGATACAATTTTTTTTTCAAACCATAAAAATGTTTTTATAAAAACATTTATTGATGAAGTACACATTCCTTCAATATTTCAGAGTGATTTGAAATCTTATTGGGATTGGTTTTTTGGGTATTTTGACAAAATTATACTCTTAGATAGAATTGATAAAGTTTCACAAAGTGAGAGTTTTTTGTATCATAATAAACAATCTAATTTAAAAAGTTGGCACAAAAAAGAATATTACAATCTTTCGAATATCACGAAACTTGAAATAGAGGATTTAGTAAATAAACTATCAGTCGAATCTCAAAAATTATTTGAGTATTCACAAATTGGATATCCCTTATTCTTTTATGAAGACATTTACCTCCAAAAAAACAAAAATAAAATAATCGAAATGTTTGAATACATAGGTATTACTTTAGATGATGAGTTGTATAAAAAATATATTTTATCAAGTAAATTAAAAGTGAGGAAGACATTAATATAATTAAACTATAAATGAAAAAAGAAATAAAAGTTGAAAACAGAAAATCAACGTTTGTTGATTTGGAAGATTTTTGTCATCATTCATTAGGTGATAGAAAAGGTAAAGGTGATTTTTTGGAAGTCACTGAATGGTCAAATGGTGATGGGTATGATATACATATCGAGGACGTAAACGGTCCACTTCGATTTATGTTGACTTGGGGTCAGTTCGAAGCCATGAAAAAGTGTATTAAAGCAATTGACAAATCACATCACACCAAATAATATTTGGTTAAATACAACTATTTATTTAAGTAGTAAACAATAACAAAATATGAACGTAAGAAGATTAGAATCGGACACAAGAATGAGGTTTTTTTTGGCTAACAATCCACTGGGAGAATTTATTAAAGTTGTTACAAATAAGTGTAAAAAAATTGAAAGTAAAAGACGAAAAGACACTTCTCAATAAAATTACAATATTTCATAATATTTATACCTGATGAAAGTTTGTATCAAAATATCAAAATCAGGAGTTAGCAAGGAACAAGTGGAGGTTATCTCTTCATTTATCAAATTTTTACAAAGCCAACTTCCGTTGTCTTCAGATGTAGAAATAAAATTTGTGGATGACCAAAACCAAACTGGTACAACAGGTGTGAGAATGCCAGATAGTAAGATTAGCATTTTAGCTAAAGGTAGAATGTTAGTTGATATCTTAAGAACCTTATCGCATGAATGGGTTCATGAGTATCAGACTCAGGAAATGGGTGTTGACGAAAAAGAAAAAATACAAGACATTGGGGGACCTGAGGAGAACATGAGTAATGTCCTCTCAGGTATTTTTATTAAGAAGTTTGACAAACAAAATCCTGATTTCAAAGATAGACTTTACGAAGGTAAGAAAGAAGAAATCCAACTTGACAAGGAAATGGACGAGTTCCAAAGAGTTGTTCAAGACTTATCAAGAGATGAGGGTATTGATATTTCCGTAATAGACGTAATCAGAGCATTTAGAAATGCTGAAGAGACCTTACTTCCTGCCGAAGTTTGGGGTAAATTGGAAAATACCGAATCCAATCAAATAAAAAAAGGTGAAATGGATAAGGTTAAGGAGTTGGCAAAAAGATATCGTAAATCTAATCCAATCAAATTGGCTAAGAAACTTATTAGTGGTGAATATGACAGACCACTAATATTGAAGTTTGGTGACAGATATCATTTAGTTGCCGGAAACACAAGACTTTCAACCGCAGCGGCTTTAGGGATTACTCCAATAGTTTTGATTGGTGAAATTTAACTTTTTACTATTTTAAATTCTTCGTAAAACTCAGGATAACTTTCTAAATATCCTTCAAGTGTTTCATCATCATAATCAATATCCTCAGCATTCCAATACCAATATAGATTTTTATCAGGTTTAAATCCATAATACTCGTGATTATCGTATTGACGTTCACAAATTTCCTCGGCATACTTATGTTGACCAACACAGATGAAACCTGAAGTAACGTCTTTTATAATGTTAGACTCTCCATAAGGAATGTATCTATTGTTAATCCAATTCAACCGTTCAATTAATTTTTGATAAAACATATTGGCCGATCCCCATCTTACGGAGGAAAAAAATATAACACAATCTGACTCGAATAATTCTTTAGAAATTTTCCATAATTCATCGTCAGGGTTATGTAGAGAAGCCCAACATCTGTGATAACCTGAAGGATTTTTTTCTTTGTCTTTAAGTAATGCTTGTTTTATTCCACATTTATTTCCATCTTCTCTTGATACGTTTCCTTCACAGGGATGAATTACTAAATCAGGAACGTTAATAATTGTCACATTATCCAATTTTTTTAACATTACTTCTGCTAAAATGGTAGACTTAGGAGATTGGGTTTTTAGAATATTTTTGTATCTATTGGAGCAAGTCAAAAATAATACTTTATTGAATTTTTTTAGGGATAAAATTGTATCTACTAATTTTTTGTGATTTCCTTCCATATACGATAAATACTATGGTGTAATCCATTTTTCACCTTCCCAATATTCGCAACCTGTGATTTCTAATTTATATGGGAAATAATTTTCATAAGATTCATAAATGTATAATAAATTTTTACTTTGGATTTTTCCGTAATTACTTAATACTAAGATAGCATCTTTACCCAAAGAAAATTTAGGTATATTTTCGAGGAAAGCAGTTTCTAATCCTAAAAGAACTTTTTTGAACTCCCTGAAACGTGTTAAGGCAACTATTTCACCGTTGTGTCTAAGTTCAATAATTTTCAAATCCCCAAAATTTGAATTATTATCATAATAATCTAATAAATTGAATTTTTTTCTTTGGAAATACCTCTGAAAAAATAAGTTTACCTCCTCACTATTTTTTTCATAAGGGAATACTCTAACTTCGAGTTCCGATAATAATTTTCTTCGTTTGTAGGATAATTTGATTTTATCATTATTGATTCTACAACTCTTTGCTTGGTACCAATAAACTGGAGGTTGAATGTTCGGAAGAAACCCTAATTCCAAAAGTTCATCCTCTGTTTCTCCTTCAGGTAATGCAAACGCTTCACAAAAAACTCTATCATTTTTTACATGTCCGTGTAAATGATCAAAGATTATTTTCATTGGTATATTTTAAGTCTAACCTGTCGTATTCTTCAGACCTATCTTTGTTGGACTCACCCGATTCTAAGTCTGTATGGTCGTAATTGAATACATCTGTATCAGGGGTTACCCACCTTCCATTTCTTTCTGCAGTCCAAAGAGTTGTGTTATATTTTCTGTGTATAACAATATCTTGTTTCACTGTGAAAGATGGGTCATGCATTATCAAACGATTATTAGGTTGTATTGCGAAGTTACCATTATCCATTTGTATAAAATGCCCACATTTGTGTTGGGATGGGAATTCACTCAATCCAAAATCAGTATCTGACATATCAGTTGAACTCCCCCAATCTAATGTAAATAAATAACGACCTGAATATTGAACCCTTCTTCTTGAGGTAAATTTACAGGTTTTGTTTTTAAGGATTGGAAATGCTGTGACACCTACGTGATAAGTAAAAGAGTCCCATAAGACAAGTTCATCTAATTCTTGTTGAGGAGCATCCTCTTTCCAACAAAATGCGTGTATTGGCATTCTCCACCATATTCCACCATCTTCCATCATAAAATGAAAAAGTGGAGCTTGTGCAGGTATTGATGACATTCCAAAAATATAACAGGGAAATTTTTTATCGAAGGAATCTTCTTGATTTCTCAAAAAATTTCCTCGGATGTATGCTTCGACTATTGGTAAGGGTGTGTTCAAATATGACATAAATTGTTTTTTTCAAAAATACGAAAAATTAGTTAGTTTGTAAAATCTATTCAACTTCGTTTACTTCAAGTTTATATGTTTTTTTAAACCAATAATTAATTACGGTCAAAAGTATATTATCAATATATCCTTTACCAAATTTTTTATTCAAATCAAACTTAACCAAATCTGAAATATACATTGTCTTTGTTTTGATATCAAATAAGAAAAACTCATTTACCCATGTCTGTTCTTCTCGGCTATAATGAAGGTAAGGGAAACCGAATTTATCATCAATGTATTTCACAATATGTTTTTCGATGGTTGTCATATTAAAAAATATAACAAAAAAAAGATTGAAAAAATGATTTCAATTTCTTTATAATGAGATAATTTTTCTTATTTTTTTATTATGAATATAAATGCGTTTTTAGAGAAAGTTTCGTGGAAACTACATAGAGTTAGGTTTAAAGTTAATTTATTTACTGTTGGGTATTATGGAGACTCTTCGTCATTTAACTTCAGAGTTTTCACAATCCTCAATAAACTTAAAAAGAGGTCATTATTATCTTTTTCTTTCAGGTTACCAAATAAGACTAATGTAAAGAGGTTTGTTGTTGACCATTGGGATTTTTTATTTTTAAGAAATTACCTTTACAAGAAATACGAAAGTTTAATTGATAAAGCGTTATGGACCCGTGATGGTGCTACAAAGATGGACAACATCAAACTCAAATTTTTGTCAAAGTTATTTTGATAAGTTAAGTTATTAAGAAAATATTTTATGGCACTATATTGTTTCGGAGATAGTTATACGGAAGGATACAAAAAGGATATATTATTTCCTCCATATGTAGCATACAGAAAATCATTGGGAGTTGATGACCCTATGGATATGCCACCCATATGGTCAGAAATACTTGGTGAAAAATTAGGGGTAGAATCTTTTAACTATGCTAAAGGTGGCTCGTCAAATCATGAAACTCTTTTAAGGTTTTGTGAGCAGTCTTCAAAATTAAAAAAGGATGATATTGTTATAATAAATTGGACTTACATACAAAGGTGTCTTTGGGTAATGTCTGATGTTGAGGATGATAACCAAAACCATCTAACAAGTACTAGCCCTTATCATGGAGAACACTATGACCCTCATAAGATATATAAAAGTGCATATGATATAATTGCTGTTAATAGAACACATTTTTCATGGACATATGAGGTATTAAGATACCAACAACTCATTGATTCTTTAGCAAGTTCAGTCGGGTTTAAAGTATATTATTGGTTCACCGATGATTTTTTATTTAAAAACTTTTCTAAATTAGAATTCAACTTAAATCAAGAAAAGTATATAATACACGACTTGATTGAAAAATATGATTCAACGAAGTATAATTATAATTTTTGTTGTATTCCATTTAATATATTCAAAGAATATGGAGCAAAAACTGTTGTGGATGATTCCGATGGTACGGCTGATGATAATATGCACTTAGGAGGAACAGGTCACAAAGTACAGGCGGAAATTTTTTATTCGTACTTAACAAATACACCTTATCCAAAAAAACTTGAAGTTTACTCAAAATTGTTCTAATATCGGAAGTAATTCATTCTTGTGGTATTTATATACAATGAGAGACCTTATTAGAAAAATATTACACGAAGAAACTCGAAAAGATTTAACTCCATTGATTAGAAAACTGATTAACGGAATTATTGTTCGTCAGTACGAAAAAGAAATCTGTGATGTTGATATCGATGTAATAGAGGCTGGTGAATACAAAAGTTATTTAGTTACTGTGACTTTCGATATCGATCCGTTTCAAGTAATGGCGAATGCTTTTGGAGGTTCTTCAGTGCAAGAGGATATTATGAATGACATTTATATGTTGTTGGATAGTCATTTTGATATACAGCCAAATCTGAAAAGAAAGTACGTTAGAGGTTGTAAAAACGTAGATTCCTCTGATGAAGAATTATCAGAATACTCAAGAACATTAAAAAACGCAAGACAACAGGGTGTTGGATTAAGATTCCCTAAATCTGCAATAAAGTCCACTCCCATGAGATTTAGGCCATATAACAGATAATATTATGAAAAAAATAATTAAATTAACTGAATTAGAACTTTTAACAATAGTTAAAAAAGTGATTAATGAGTCTGACCCAAAAGTTGGTACTGGAAAAAAACCAAAAGATTCAGAAAGGAGATTATATACTGATGAAAATCCTAAAGATACTGTATCTGTAAAGTTCAGGACTAAACAAGATATTATCGATACGTTAAATAAGGATAGTTTTAAATCAAAATCACATCAAAGACAATCACAAATTATTAACTTAATTCATCAAAGATTGAGGGTAGCTTTAGAAAGAGCAAAAGACCCTGAAGTTAAAGAAAGATTGAAAACGGCTTTTGAGTATATCGAAACTCAAAAAGAAAAATCAAAAAAGAAAACTGAGGAGATGAAAGAGGGTGAAATCACAGAAAGATGTTGGAAGGGTTACACACAAAAAGGTATGAAAACTATGTTTGGAAAAAGATATCCAAACTGTGTTAAAAAAGAATCGGTGGGAGAGACAGATGAAGCGATAAATCCGGCACAACAGGATGCCATTACTATCAACATGAAGAAAAATGGTATCGAACCCAAAAATGAAACTTTGTATGAAGATGAATATGGGTCAGTCGAAGAGACAAACTTTGTTGTTGGAGACTTATTAACTGAAGCGGAATATCAAGGAAGAAAAGTTACTCTTAATAAACCATTTTTAACCCCAAAAGGCCCTAAAAAACGTTCAGTATATGTTAAAAACGATAAAGGAAACATTGTAAAAGTTAATTTTGGTGACCCAAATATGAGAATTAAAAAAAATATTCCGTCACGTCGTAAATCATTTAGGGCTAGACACCATTGTGAAAATCCAGGTCCTAAAGACCGTCCGAGATATTGGTCATGCAAAGCTTGGTAAATAATTAACCTTATTATAACGGTGGGGTTTTTTTATTTAATATTTTTTCTTATATTTGGATTACATCTAAAATAAAAATAATAATATGGGAAAGAAAAAGTTTACAATTATTGCGGAAAGAACATTTGTTCACGCGTGGACATATAGTGTTTTGGCTGAAAATTACGATGATGCATTAGAATTAGTTGAAAATTGTCCTGATGGAGAATGTGATGATATCTATCACCACGATGATGAAAATGTTTATACTGATTCATATGACATTGAATATTCATTAGATGATGAACAAGATTTGAATGAAGAAGAATTAAAAAAATTAGAAGAAAAATATAAAAAATAAAAATTATGGAACTACTACAAATTATCGGATGGACACTATCCGTAATCACAGCACTATTTTTAGGAAAAGGTGCAATCGATAAACTTATCGGAACACAAGAAATGGTGGGAAACTTCGCATTTATGAAGATAGAGAAGTATAGAGTTGTCACAGGATTAGGTGAATTATTAGGAGTTGTATTACTATTGATTCCAACCACATCATTATTCGGAGCAATTCTAATCGCATCATTCATGAGTGCTGCGGTCGTAATGCACTTGTCATTAATGGGTGGAGCAAAAACCTACATTCCAATTATGATTGGAGTAACGGGTCTCTTGGGACATTTTCTAAGAGTATTTTAATTAAGACCCTCACCCAAAAGGTGGGGGGTTTTATTATGCAGATATTTATTAAAATAAATCTACAAGAAGATATAAATAATGAGTTTTAAAATTTATGCGCCGAGTAAAATAGTATTGAATGAAATAATTAGTGACATTGAAAGAGATTTAATTGATGAATTTCTTTTTTGGTCACCAATGGAACATTATTTTCCTGGCGACGGACGTTTCAATGATAGTGGTGAGAGTTTCAATAAACTGATAACGTTAATAAATGAAAAAAACGTAACTTTTTTTGCGTTATTTGGTTCACCATTTGAGCAAAATTTTTATGATAACGACCGAAGTAATAATATCAAAATTTTAGGATGGCCAACATCATTGTTACATTATACTGACAGATGCATAAAAAATATAAACTCTAATGATGAATTCGAGAACTTATTTATATGTTTAAACAGAAGATCACACACACATAGATCGAAATTAATCGACTCACTTTTTAAAAATGATTTATTTCCCTATGGAAAAATATCTTGGAGACAAGTTGATACAATTTTAAATAATCATATTTTCGAGCATTGGAAAGAAACCAGAATGGAAATAAATGGATATGATGAAGACTTTTATTTTGACTCTAAATGTTTTTTAAACTTGGTTTCCGAATCTAATTCAGAAAGATTATTTTTTAGTGAGAAAACATTTAAACCAATTTTAGGTGAACAGGCATTTTTATGTTATGGATTTCCAAATCAAAATCTTTATTTAAAAAAATATGGTTTTGAACTATATGATGAAATATTCGATTATGAGTTTGATTCTGATCTATTAATAGAAAATAGAATTGACGGTATAATTAAAAATCTTAATAAGTTAAAAACTCGGAAACCTGAAGAACTGTATGATTTAGTTAAAGAAAAAATAAAATATAATAAAGATAATGCGATTTCTATATTGAAAAATGATTATTATATTTCTACAGAGATTCGTGAACTTTTTCATAAACATAAAGAACATTTTTTCGAATTCAAAAATAAAAATAGAGATATGATGATGGATATTTTGATTGATTTATTAATAAAATAACAAAAAGGGATGCTAGCAAAAGATTATTTAGGGTATTTTTACCATCATCACAACAATGATAAATGTTTGTTTATTGATAGATCAATAAATCATTCTGATTTAACATTAAGGCCAATAATTGATTTAGTTCTTGAAAAGAAACCAGAATGTATAATTTATAATTATCCAACAGAGATGCAGGTGGAGTGGTTGACTCGATGTTACACTTTGAATACAGGTTTCGCCATTCATCCTGAATTTTTTGAATTAGAAAATATATTACTACAAAATAATTGTAATTTTTATTTAGTACTTGGTGGCCATTACCCTGAATTATATAAACCGTTTGAAAATTCAATAAAGAATTTCAAAATTTTATATTGGCCAACTTATTTAATATCGCATACATATAACGGTTTAGAAGATTTTTGCCTTGGCCCGAGAGGATTAAAAGGACTATTAAATATCAAAGATTTATCAGTAAAAAATAGTTTTAGTAAATTGTATTTAAACCTTAACAACAAGTCGAGATATCATAGATGTTTAATGATTGACCAATTATATTATAATAATTTATTTGAATTCGGGATTAATTCTTGGAATCAAACAATAGCTGAATCTGGAATAACGGATTTATTAGTAAATGATGATTTTGTTTATAAATTAAAATATTGGGAAGAAAAACACATGAATGTAGATGGGTATGGGATAAAAGAATTTGGATTCACAGATGAATATACTGACATAATTACAAATCCAGACTGTTTTATGTCTTTAGTTGGTGAAACTTCTATGTATATACCGTTTGTAACCGAAAAAACTTATCGTCCAATTCTGTTAAAACATCCATTTCTTTGTTTTGGGGCAAAAAATCAAAATAAGGAAATTACCAAATATGGATTTGAATTATATGATGAAATATTTGATTATGAATTTGATTCAAAAGATAATATCAACGATAGAATATCAGGAATAATTGAAAACTTAAATAATTTGAAAGAAAAAAATTATTACGATTTATACAAAAAAATCGAACTTAAGTTAGAATACAATAAGAATCTTGCGCTCAAGATATGGGAAAATTGTGAAAATGATGAATTCAACCCATATGTAGAGTTTTATAAAAAATATTCAAATAGAGTTTAATTTTAAATATGAAGGGCAGACTTTTTACTTTTGGTTGTAGTTTTACAAATTATAAATGGCAAACGTGGGCTGATATTATTGGAACCCAATTTGAAGAATTTCAAAATTGGGGTAAGCCAGGTGCTGGTAATTTTTTCATATCAAGTGGCCTATATGAGTGTCACTCTATGAATAAGATTACTAAAGACGATGTGGTTTTGATTATGTTTTCATCCATAGATAGATTTGATTATATAAATCAAAATTCTGATTTTGAAACTAATGGTAGTATATATGGTGAGAGTCATAGTTTATATGGAGATTTTGTTTTTAATAAATGGAGTGAAGAATTTGGTTTATATAATAGTTGGTTTTCGATAACATCGGCAAAACAACTCTTAGATTCAATAGGTTGTGAGTATCAATTAATGAAATCTTTTAATTTCAATCAAATTGATGGTGCAAGAGAATATGAAAAACCAAATAACCCAAATTCAAAAGTGGATATTTGTTTGGACATAATAAATAAAATGATTATAGGGGAAAGTTTCGTTGAATTTCATACTAAAAAAAATCAACATTATTATTTTGATGATTTACCAAACAAAATTGACGGTCACCCACCAACTTCAACATATTTAGAATGGGTTAAACAAAACATGAAAAAATATTACGTAAAAGAAATGGATTTAATCTGTGAAAATTGGGAAAATAGTATTCCAAAAAAAATAATTGATTTAAAAAAAACAAATAACAGACATTTTGTCGATTTTAGTAAAAAAAATAAATTTATATAATGAAAGGATTAGTTTTTGCGGGTTGTTCCTTTACTTGGGGTCAAGGGTTATATTTTTACTCCGACCTTAATCACACTCCTAAATTTGATGATTGGGTGTATGACTACAGTTTAATGACGGATGCGTTAATTAAATTTAAGGACACAATTAGGTTTCCAAGACTAGTTGCAAATCATTTTAATACTTTCGACGTGTGTAAAGCAACAAATGGTGGCAGTGATGTAACAAGTTTAATGTTTTTAAAAAAAATATTCGATAAATATCAGCAAACCGCAAATCCTTTAATTAGAAGTTGTCCTTGGTTAAGTGAAGAAAATTATTATTTTGATGATATTGAATATGTTATTTTTCAAATGACACAACCATATAGATCTGGATTCAAGTTTATATATAAGGGAAAAAATTATATTGTGTATCCCACTCCTAAATTTAATAATGTGTCTATTATTCGTGAGATGTTAGAGGACGGTTTGGAGGAAAATGTTGAAAATGGTATTGATGATATTTTTCTTAAATGGTTAGATGAGAATAATTACACTATTCAAGACTACCTTGATTTACATATGAATCATTTTAATAATGAAATTAAAAATTATCTTAAATACTTAGAGGCCAACGGTATAAAAACTAAAGTATTGTTTTGGATGAATGAATCCTCAGTAGTGTTTGATGATGATTTCTATAAAGACAGACATATATTATTAGAACACGAGGGTAAAACCTATAAAACGATATGGGATTTACAAAATAGTTGCGAAGAAAGATTTGTTATTGCAAATGATAAAGAGGGATTTGGGGGGAAGATACCTGAAAATGCTTTGAGCGATATTCATCCGTCAAAATATTGTCATGAAGTAATTGCGAAAAATGTAATTAACTCAATCAGTAATGATTATAAAATTAAGAAATTAATTTGACTTTCTACGATAAAAAATAATTTATATATTTTTGGTTGTAGTTTTAGTTCACCGTCCTAATTCAAAACTATTTATTATAAAACAAAACTATGAAAAAATTATTTATCCTTGGTTTAATGACATTATTGGTATTCGGATGTCAACCAAAAACCGTCACGAATACAACGTATGATGTTACATTTGAAGAAGATTGGGTTAGTGATTGGTGTAATCCAACACTCGATCCTGTTATTACAGATTCAAGTGTTACATTTAATCCAGGTCGGGTTGTCTCAACTCATGGATATAAGAACATATCCAAAATCACTGCGACAATTGATTTATCAGGTTTAGAACCAAACAGTGTACAAAAAAACAATTGGTTAAATGCTTCTTTCTACATGGTTAACAATTCAGTTCAACCTAAAGGAACTAACTATTGTGACGCGGGAAACGCTGGATCACCTTATTGTAATGAAATTGATTTCTTGGAAACAAATGGTAATAGAATCTTTCAACAAACTATTCATTTGAACAATACCCAAAGATATGAATATTCATATACTGATGGGATATTAGATGATAATTGTTATACTCAGGCAAATTTGTCAAACGATTCATCTAAAGGTACACATAATTTGGTTGATGTATTAGATATTGATAAACCATTTGATATGATAATAGAGTTCAACTCTGATTATACTAATATGACAGTATCTGTTTCACAAAACGGAATGAGTGCTGTAATATATGATGTATTAGCAGATGGTGGAGCGGATGGTACAACAGTAGATATGTCCACACTAAAATCAAGTATGGAAAAAGGATGGTGGATAACACCATCATATTGGGAAGGATATTCACCTAAAGGACCGTCATCAACTCCGTGGTTCACGGGAAATTGTTACAGTGACCAACTATGTGATGCGGGATGGAAGTTATTAAACGTCAAAGTCACGGCAGAAAGTCAATTATAATAATGAAACCCTCACCCAAACGGTGGGGGTTTTTCATTTCAAAACTATTTATAATAAAACAAAACTATGAAAAAATTATTATTACTATTGGCGGTATTGGGGTTAGCAACAACAGTATTTGCCCAAAGACAACACAAAGACAAAGCATTAACAATTGTTGTAGGAAAGTTTGCATTCTGTGGAGCATCATCAGCAAAACCAACGGGAAAGGTAATAACCATAGAAGGCAGAAAGTTCTTCGAAGGTGTTTCCGTTTGTCCTGTAATGGATGGTCCTTCAGTTGCAAATACAATCTTGGTTCCTAATCCTTCAGTTACACCTGACGGTACAGATAAGACTGTATGGTCTTATTTTTGGTATTATGATAGTGTTCCTCAAGCACCAACTTGGAAGAACTTACCAACGGTGAGCAGAACATTTATTGTAGCAAAAGGTCCTGAGGGTGGAATGAGTAATATGTGGTGTATGCCATGTAATATATTACCAAATAAAGTTAATGGTGTAACAATCGCAGAATGTTATGGCCCACTTAATGAGTTAGCATTTCCAATGAGAAAAGCACTTAGAGCTCGTCCAGGTGAAACATCTGTAACACAAGCACCTGTAGGGTCAACATACTCAGTAGGAACAATCATTCCTGTAAATTTAATCAATGATATTAAGAAAAATAACTAATAGACAAACCCTCACTCAAAAGGTGGGGGTTTTTCATTTCCAATATATTTATCATTATGAATTTACGTGAAGACATAGAAAGGATTAAACAAGTAATGGGGATTAATGAATCTTCAAAAAATTGTTTACCAAAAACATATCGCAATGGTGATAAATTTGGGAGAGATGAATTGGCATCTATGTTTTCATGTTTTACAGGGGAACCGAAAAAATTTCCTGTAAGCGCGGTTAGAGAATGGTTGTTTCCGTTAATGCCAAATGGTTCGTTCATTCCACAAGATCCAATGAGATTAAATTTTGGTCAACCATATACTTTTACACTTGAGCAGATGGCGAAAGTTGAAAATAGAGATACGAGGAATATCACTATTGGTGTAAAAACAATTAATCCGAGTCAGTTTGCGGATAGAACTCAAAGTTGGTTTCAAATGAAAAAGAATACTCCAACATTCCAAAAAAGATTAGAATTTCAATTGAATAAAATAAGGGAGAATGGTTATGACACTACAGTTGTTACACCTGAAAATGAACCATTGGTTTTTGAATCTGTGAACAACAAACTATACCTTCAAGAAGGATGGCACAGAGTCATGGCAATATTGGAGTTATTAGAAAAAGGTGAAATAACTGAAGACCAAGCAAAAGCATTCATGGTAATTGTTTATAGAATACCAAGTTACAGAATGAATATAATTGAAAAACCGCCAGGTCTGTTTGAAAATATGAGAAATTATGAATAACAAATTAACCCTCACCCAAAAAGTAGGGGTTTTTCATTTCCTTTATATTTATCAATATGAATTTGAGTGAAGACATAAACAGGATTAAGGAAGTCATGGGGATTAACGAAAGTCGTGATACTTTCTTCAAGAGAAGACAAAATGAATTTCTTGATGTTCTCCTTAATTCTTTCGAATGGATGGATGAATTTATAGAAGAAATGGATAGTTTTGAAGAATATCTTAAGTTAATTTTAAGGCATTCAATAGATGGTTTCTTTGAATATAATAATACTCTCGTGACTTCTGAAGAAATAGATGAGTTACTCCCACTTGCTCTTCAATTATTACGTAATGATAAAAGATTATTTAGAAAAATCAAAGAAAACTACTATTCGCAAAAGTCTGATACAAGCGAGGGGATTAATGAATCTAAAGAACTACTTCTTGTTAAAAGAAGAATGGATGCTTTAATTGATTATATTGAACATTCATATGATTGGTTATCTCCACGTAGATTCAGAGACTTTGACCATTTTCTAAAAAGGGTTGTATTCATGGCAACAAGAGATTTCGTTCACGATGAAATAGGAGGGGAATACGAGGATCAGTTAAACATTCGTGAGGAGTTAGAGCCAATGATATTGGATTTAATCAAGAAACATTCGATACACGATGAGATTTATGACCACTATATCTCCAACATATAACCAAATGAATTTACAAGAAGACATAGATAGAATTAAAGAAGTGATGGGGATTAATGAAGGTAACGTAAATCCATACCTTAAAAGAAGATTGCCCGAACTCATCAATGCAGTTATTCAAGCCGCAGATTGGTACATACCATATTCCGTGCCCGACTTCGATACATACTTAGATAGAGCAATATACTCGGGGGTTGTAAGTGTAATACCTATGGACTATGCTGATACCCATGTTCCACAAATGAAAGAATTAGAAGACGGACTTCGTAATTTAATCAAAAATGATAAGAAGTTGTTTGAGAAGTTTGTGGATTTATATACACGTGGTGCTAGAAAATATGTTGGGTAGAAACCAATTACCCAGCCATGTGAACTTTCACATAAAATTCATTTTCGAACCAATTCGTAATGAATCTAACTGATTCCTTTCGACTAAGACCGAACATAGTTTCGAACTCATCCAAGAATTCACCCAATATGAACAGTTCTCTTTTTCTCGGAAAATATTGTAAATAATCCTCCTCATCGTCATACACGGCGATACCCGCTTGGTTATCAATAATATTCTTATTCAATAGGGATGAATTCAAATATTCTGTCATAATACCATCAAGTCGACTCTCGGAGATAATGTATTTCATATAGATAAATATAAGGAAATTAATAGGTGAATGGTTCATCAGGAAATAACAACCATACTGTCCTTGCTGGTGTATTATATTCATCCTGAAACCAATTCCTGATATAGTTCATACTTTCTTTTTGGGGTAATCCAAAAAGGTCTCTTACATCTCTAATTAAATCAGTACTAATATATAATCTCTCTTCTTCATTGCGGTAAGCCAGTACTTGACTATTGCCACGCATTATATCAAACCCATCAGCATCATCGTTTCCTTCTGTAAATCCCAAGTCATCTAAGTACTTGTTCACTATTCGTCCTAATCTTTGTTCAGATATGATATACTTCATAGTTATAAATATCATTAAAATAAAAAAGGGGGTTGGGGGATAATCGAACCCGGCATATGACAGTTACATCATTGTATGACATTTCTCAATCACTGGGGCAAGAACCCATTCCTCTTTCACTTGCACAAGAACTTGCTCGTCCATAGACTTTCTCACATATTTATACTTAGGTCGACAGTTTACCCAATCATTCAATACACTATCAGCGGTGATATAATTCACAGAGAACATCAACTCCAATCTCGAGATGATTTCCTTTCTCATGTCAAACCAACTATTTTTAGATCTACCGACTCTTCTATCGTCAAACCAATTGCCTTGTGGATCCTTATCAAAGGTCTCTACCACATCACCCAAGAAATCCAATTTCAACAGGTAAATTCCAGGATACATCGAATCCAAATACGATATCATAAGTCTCTTCATCTTCAGGGTATTCTTCATAGTTACAAAGGTACGGAATAAGAATGAGATTAACAAGATTGATTTAAGAATCAATCAATTTCCATTCATTATCCTGAGTAAGAACAAGAGCGGAGAAGTTCTCCACCCAATCACCTGAGTTGTAGTATTCTATGTTGTTAATAACCTTAGCGGAGGGGATATGAATATGTCCGCAGATAACACCATCACAACCAAGGGTCTTAGCATAATCACAGGCATTCACCTCGAAGTCGTTAATGAATGATACGGCATTCTTAAAGTTCTCCTTAATAACTTTAGAAATGCTATAATATGGTTTGCCTGTGAATTCTCTATACCTGTTGTACCATGTATTAAGACGAAGGGCGAGGTCATAACCAATGGAACCAATCTGAGTAAGCAATTTATATTTGGTTGTGATATCAATCTTATCACCATGGAATATGAGATACTTCTTGCCACCAGCAAAAAACATATATTCATCCATGAATTTAATATTCCCGAGGATGCTGTTATATAGATCCTTCACATCATTATCGTGGTTCCCTCTGATATAGATAATCTCTGTATGGCGGGACATATCCAATAACTTAATAAGAACCTTCATATGTTTATCTTTCCACTTACTACCACGACGAAGAGCATCAATATCAATAATATCTCCGTTAAGTATAAGGAGGTTTGTATCGATGGTATCAAGGAATTCAAGAATACGTTTAGGTTTACAGTCTTTCATTCCCAAGTGGAGGTCGGACATTATCACGACCTTATAGCCAGTAGTTGTGGTCATATTTGAAAAACGCGGGATTGTTTTTATTCATTATGGATAAAATGGCAACACGAACCATATAAAATAATCCCTTCTTCTGAAATCTTCTATCTGTGGTATATATCTTTTTATTTATAACCTTAAAAGATTCAGAGGGGATTTTACTACTAAGATGAAAGTCCTCAGCAAATTTATCTTCATCATCAAACCCTCCGACTCTTATAAAGGAATCATACTCAAACAACATAAAACCTCCAATAGCACATGGGGAATATCTAATCGATAAATCTCTAAAGAATTCAAAGATGGGGAAAACAAATGAATACCTACCTTCACATCTAAACTTACAGGTTAATAACTCCAATGATTCTTTCTGTATAATATCCATACACTCTTTTATGGTGGCATTATCAATTAAGTATATATCAGCGTCCAAGAATAAAATGTAAGGGGTTGTGGACATCATGGCACCCTTGTTTCTTGCAACACTCGGATACCCACCATCAATAATAGTAATGTTTAAATTACTATGGTCTCCTGATAATATAATATCTCTTGTAGAATCATCAGATGAATCAGCAATAATAACTTTTGTGCCTGATATATCTTTTTGTTTGTTTAATAAACTCAGAGTCAAATCAATTAACTCTGATTCATTCTTACAAGGTATAACGATTGTTAGTAAGTCTTTTATCATAACAATAAATAGAATAAAGAAACTCACACCATATTAAATAATTGTGATGATTATCCACGATATTTTTTCATAATTTTTGGATTAGTCGAATTTTTTTAGTTCCTTTGTGTTATGCGAAACGATAAAGGTCAATTTCTTAGTGGGGTTCATCATAATGAAATTTGGAATATAGATTCAATCTATTCCGAATTAAAAGATGCGGTTCAAATTACAGTGGATAAATTTGGATTCGCTCCTCCATTTGTGTACTTCAGAAATCATCCTGAGTATGGAAAAATAACTAGTGCAATTGCAAATAGAAAATTATCACGTTCTGAATGGTACAAAAAGGTTTTGGATGAACTCGGTTACGACTATCCTGAAAAAAAATCGGGTTATTATTTAGATGGTAATGTTTTCAGGGGGTTTTATGAATTTGTTGCCTTTTGTTTTATGAAAGCTTGGGGGGTAAACATTGACGGAAATCCAAAAGTGTTCGAAAATTACTTGGCTGATGGTTATTTAGTTGACTATAACATATATTGGGAACATTGGGGGGGATTGAATAAAAGAAATGATTATAAAAAAGAACAGTATTTAAAGTTAGGGTATAATTTAATATCAACATATGATGATGACTGTTCAAAAAAAGGGGTTGATTGGTTTTATACTCATTTGAAGGAACTACTATTAACAAATGGGGTAGATATTAAATTCAATGAGGGTAAAGATTTTTCTCCATTAGATTTAATTACAGGTAAAGTGTTAAAATTAGAGGATATCTATAATAATGTTAAAAGTTATTTTGGTAGTGAAAATCCAAGATACCATACATTAAGTCCAACTTTACGACATCAGGTAACACACTATTTTAGTAAGTTTTCTACTTTTGTTAAGTACTGTAATAAACATTTTAATGAGACGTGGGTATACGAGGAAAAAACTTTTGAATGTAACGATGTTAATTACTGCGTTAGGGTCATGAGTGATTTGATTAAGACACTTAATAGATTCCCAACTGTGGATGAAATGAGAAAAAACGGATTTCAAAATGTTGTAAATTTTTTACCTAAACATGGTGGAACAGAATCGTTCAAACGTAATTTGTACGAAGCAGGTGAGAATTATCACCTTATTCATGAAATATTGGGAGACTCCGCACCATATGATAAACTATATGATTTTTCTAATGAGGATGTTTTTAAATGGGCGGTTTCATATATAACTAAAAAGTTAGGTAAATTCCCTCAATATCAAAGGGAATTAAAAAAACATTCACACGACGATGTCTGTATGTTTTTTTATCTTTCTATCAGAAAAAACGGTAACTCTAAATATAAAACATGGGGAGAGTTCCAAGTAGACTATTTCGGAGACGACTCCTCATCTAAAAAGAAATTCTTAGGTTTAATTAGTTATGAAGATTATAAAAATATAAGACAACTCATAGAATCAGGGAACCACACTTTAACTGAAGTGATTAAGTTAACAAATTCAGGATGGGGTACTATAGGAAGAATAAAAAATAAACACCCAAGATTTAACGACTACTCAATTAAATATGAATGTAAATAACTCTCGGAGGATTCTTGTGGGTCATTAGTTTGGCATTCTAAATTTTACAACCCTCACTCAAAAGGTGGGGGTTTTTATATTATAGAGAATGTGTAATATAATTCACTCACTACATGGTCGGATGAGGAACACTGTCGTGTTCCCGACCATTTCATTCGTTCATTTATTCCACATTCTTATTACTGTATAATCCTCCAAAACTCATTTTTTAACACACATTTGGAGAGTTATACATGGGGACAAACTGTCCCCACCTAATATAGTGTCCCCCGCCAACTACAGGACATCAAATGACATGGTGATATTGTGTGAAGGTGAGATGTTAAATAAGCACCACCTATTCGGTGGGGATCCGAATTAACATATATTATTTCACATTACAATTCTATGGTGAGATAACATTAAAGATAAGACCTTCGGTAGTAATTAGATGTTATATTCATTAGTCCCACATTCTCCCACCATCTACGATATGTCGTTGAAGGGGAATGTAATGGTCTATATGAGGGGTCATCTAAGATACCCTAATGTTCGTTGAAGGGGGGTTAAAACTATGAGTGAATACTCATATAACACTCACTACGTTCGTTACACGCGACCTCTCACTTACTATTCCTTTTTTTGCTAGGAAACAAAGATAGTAAAAATATGGTCTTCACACTATCGTCAGGGGGAAAAAAGTGGTCATTACACTATAACCAGCCATGAATACACTACTAATGGTGGGGGAAAGTGGTAGAGAGTGGGGGAACCAAAACCCCCCAAAGGGATTATCCCCCATGCAAAGCTCCCCTGACATTTTGTCAAAGTCAAGTTTTTCCCCCTATTTATTTATCCACAAAGGAAAAAGTTTTCCACATGTTGCCCCCTACGGACAGAATGTCAGTGTGTGGATAACTTTATTTTTATATGTTCCGAGTGTATATTTATCCACATGGAAGATTTTGTTTATAAGATGGAGTTAATGGAGGAGGGAAGAATAAGGTTTATTATTTCTCTCAACGATGTTGAGGCAGGTTCCTTATATTTCGAGAAAGCAAAAAAGACCTTCCATCGAAAGCCTGTGAGTATGAACTCATGGGCTTGTGTCGATGCGAAGGTCGAAGGGTTGTATGAGATGACTGACTATGACATTACCCCCAAGGATATTGTGGGCAAGTGTCAATCACTCATACGTGAATATATGAATGGTTAGGGATTCTGTGGGGCTTGTGGTTTCTGTGATTTTTTATACCACTTAAACACGTTGTAAGCAAACCATCCCAAAAGCACGTAGAACAATATTTTTCTCATAATTACAAATGTAATATAAGTTTGGGGAAGTTCCAACTATTTTGGTATTTATAATAAACTAAATTTCAATGGGATATCAGTACAGTACGGAGAAATTGTATGACAATTATACATTCAAATTAATAAAGAGATCATTAACAAGGGAGTTCCCCTACATTAAGGATGTGTTTGTTAATCAATCTGACTTGGGGAAATACAATAGTATATTCCTTAACTTTGATTTTGACCCCGCCATTTGGGGAGAGATGTATGATGATGAAATGAAGGGTTGGTTAAAGGAGGAAACGGACTTGGGTAGTTATATTGATTTGTCATACCCCATTACAGCAACCGATATGACGTATGATGATTACCAATCAATTAAGAAAAGTATTGAGAAGGTTATGTCAGAGGTTGTCAATTCAGATGCTGTCCCCCCTGAGTTAAAGATACAAGGACAGCGTCCTGTTGCTATTGGAACATGGCATGTTAACCGTAAGGAGGGGAAACCTAAGTATACGTTCTAACCTCCCTGTGGTCGGGGACATTAGAGTCCACAAAACTTTTAAGGTGTGTCTAAACATTCCCCACATAATACAATAAAAGGTTGGGGGAGTTATAGAAGTATGTTACATAATCTGGATTATGTTAAGTAGAGCATACAAAACCAAGATATAATTGTACTATCATACAGAACATTCTTCGGTTACCCCTACGTGGTTTTGATTACTGTCCGCTTGTCATACCACTTATCCACAATATATTATTCTGTTTATGTCCACAAGTTATCCACACTAACAACTTGTGGATAACTCATAGGGGGTGGGGGATAAATAAATATACCTGATACCTCCCCTCTGGCATGGGGTACACCCCCCCATATGGGGCCCCTACCCCCCGTATCCCCCCTCCCCTCCTGTCAGAATGTCAGTTTTGGGGGGATAATCCCCAATATTGCGCAAAAAAATTTTTGGGAAAAAAAATGACCTTTTTTGGGTATTTATTAATATGAAAAAGATAGTAAGACTTACGGAATCTGAATTGGTTAAGATTGTACAAAAGGTTATTGAAGAAGGTCGGGGTATTGATATTATTGATGACTTGGAACCTTATATGGATTCGGGATGTGTGACGGTAAAATATGTGGGGAGTTATGTTGTGGTTGATGTGGAAAGTCCAGGTTATTTTGAATCGGAGGGGTTTGATAAGGATACAGGTATTAGGATTAAAGGTAAGTTGAGAAAAAATGGATTCATGAGTATGATGAGTATGGGTGTTGGTAAATACATAAAGAAGTTGAACTAATATTAACCCCTCCCTTCAACGAGGGGTTTTTTTATTTTCTGACTATTTATAATAAAACAATTTTTATATGAAAAAGGTAATAAGATTAACGGAATCAGATCTTGTCAGATTGGTAAAGAAGGCTATTAAAGAACAAGAAATGAATGAGGATTTTAAGGAAGGTCCAATGAGAAAGCCTGAGGGATTCTTTTCTAAGATAATGAAAGGAGCAAAGGATGCTATGGGTATTGAAAATTCTAAAGACCGTAAATCTTTGGAGACCATTTATCGAACATTGGAGATGGACCCCTCATATGAGATGGTAACTAATGTTAGGGAAATCAAACCTCGGGTCATGATAGCTCGGTTAAACGGTAAGAGTTTGGTTGTAGATTCAGAAACATCAGAAATTCTATGGGGAGGTAATTCTTTGGAGTTAAATGACATTCAAGGGGAGACAAGGTCACTTTTCCGTAAGCTTATTCCATTTGCAACTCAAAGTCGAATGTCAAAATCAAATGATGACAGTGATAGATTCTAAGTTATATAAGTAATTTTTAATGAACCCCTCCCGATAGAGGGGTTTTTTTATTCTCCATGATATTTATAATAAACATTAATATTATGATACAAGAAACAATTGTAGATTCATTTGGAAGCACTATCGAACTTATTTATGATGTGGACAATGATGTTGTTAGATCTAAACATTTGTCAATAGATTCAGATTTTCGTGAAGTTAAAAGACTGAGTATGTTTAACCCTGATATAGTTATTGGATTGGAAACTCCAAATGGTATGGACGATAGATGGGAAGATTATACTGATCAAGCATCTAGATCTCGTATAAGACAATTTTGGGAAACTAATAAAGTAAATAAAGATTAATTAAATGACCCCTCCACTAAGAGGGGTTTTTTATTTTATGGGTATTTATTAGTATGAAATATATTATAAGTGAAGATAGACTTTTAAGATTGGTTGATGAGTATATTACTTCAGTGGTGGGGGAACTTATTCATAGAGAGTCAAGTCATCAACTTGGGGATGAAAAGGACTTCGACATTGTTGATGAAAATGGAAATATGGTATTTCAGTATTTTGGTAAACACTTGGGAGTTAGTAAGAATTTGTTTGTAACAATAAGTGAATTGTTCGGGAGGAATTTTTCTGAGACTGAAAAATTAATTCAACGATGGTTTGAGAAAAAATATCCTGATGAACCCATTTATGATGTTTATTATTCAATATATTTTTAACCCCCATTCATAAGAGTGGGGTTTTTATTTCCCCTCCTGTCTATTTATATGTTATGGAATATGTCATAACGGAAAGTCAATTATTTAAAACGATGGGTAAATTGTTTGATATTCTATATCCAAGAACAAGATACAAAAAGACTAAAACCAAGTGGTATGTTTATCATGGGGATAAGTTAAGTGCTAATTATGATTATAGTAATAATAGACACAAGGACCCATCGGTGATAATGGAATATTATCCAAACAAGGATTTACTATATGTTACCTATCATGTGTATTGGGAAATGTTTAGGTATTATCCTGCTTTGACTGAAAGTGAATATACCATTAAGTTTTTTGAAAAATGGTTTACCGATAATTTTGGGATAACACCTAAAGATGTAAGAATAAATGACAAGTCATATATGGATAAGTTTGTAAGGACCAATTCATAATATGGGGTAGTCATTTCTATAAACATAACCTCCCTTCTGAAATAGACCCCAAATCCTAAAAAAAATTTTTGGAAAAATTTTGGGGAATATGTATCTTTGTAAAAAAAGGAAACTATGAATACATATCAATTTAATGGGGTTAGGGTTTATACGGAGTTTATTACCGTTGAGTTGGAGTGTGAGAGTTTGGAGGAGGCACAATCAATAATTGATGGGGGGAAATTTGAGCATGGAATTGTGAAACGTTCGGGTCATGAGGATATTGATTTGCAGTATGTTGGTATTGAGAATTACATGTCATTGGATGACCCGAGATTTCTTTTTGATACGGAAGATGTAATTAATGATATTTTCTCAAAAGAATAAGATTGGGGATATTCGTATACCGCGTTCTCCCTTCGGTCGTGGGAATCCCCGACCCCTTTTTTGAATTGGGGTTTTTTATTATATTTATGATATGAAAAAACAACTTAATGATTTGGAAGACCGAATTGAGAAATTGAATAAGATGTTGGTGTCTGCTATTAGGTATGGTGAGGAGGATATACAACGGATGATAAGATATAAGATTGAAGGTTTGGAGAGGGAGATGAAGATATTAAAGAATAAGATGTCTTGATGGATTAAGATATTTATTGATATGATTACACTGCTGATAACGATTGGATTTATTTCTTTATTTTTTATATTGATGTCCGTGAGACTGATATTTCTTAAAGGTGGGGAGTTTAAGGGAACTTGCGCTTCACAGGGAAATGTTTGTGAGGTATGTGGAAAGAAGGGGAATGATATTGTCTGTGATAAATGATGGATATTCGTATACGGCCGTCCGTTCTCCCTTCGGTCGTGGGAATCCCCAGCCCCTTTTTTGGAATAATGGATATTTATTGTCAATGAAAATTTTATTAATAAGTAACGGTAGAACTGGATCATATAGTATCTGTAAATGGTTATCTAACGAATTAAACATAAAATTTATAACCGAAATAGACCACTCTTTAAATTATAAAGTTGAGGATAATTTTATTTTAAAAAGGACATTGTCTAATAATGATTTCGATTTGAAAGATATAATATTTTTTAATAAAATTATTATACTATACAGAAAAAATACATTAAAGCAAGCCGAAAGTGGTTTATATGCTATATTAAGAAAAAAATGGCACCACTATTCTGATAGTATTATTGATGGTTATTATGAAATTGATGAAGATTTTTTAATAAATAATCATGAAACCATTTGGAATTCAAAATGTCAGTTGGATGAGGAAAAAAATAAAATGTTAAATTTAAAATTTGGTTTTAAGATAAGTTATGAAGAAATTTTTGAGGATAAAATAGGACAAGAATTAATATCAGATTATGTTGGATTTACCCCTAAAACAAATTTAGATTTTAAATTAAAAATGAGAATAAATGATAATCCATAAAAATTAATATGATAAAGGTTAATTAAATGACCCCACCCCATAAAGGTGGGGGTTTTTTATTGTTGTTCGTATACCGCGTTCTCCCTTCGGTCGTTCTAATCCCCATCCCCTTTTTTGAATGTTTGAGTATTTATTGACATGAAAATTATTGTTACGGAAGACCGTTTGGGAAAACTTGTTTTAAGGTTTTTGGAAGAGAAAGACTTTATTGATGATGCCCAAATAGAGGATGGAAAGGTAATTATTTATTTGAAACGTCCCTTTCAAGTTGATGAGATTAAAGCTTTGGCTAATTCAGTAAAAACGATGTTTGATTATCACGGTGAAATATATAAACCATCTCGCACTAAAGGGAATTATATAATGATTTATAATTTTTAATTATGAAATATATTATAACAGAAGACCAATATAGAAAACTTAACAGGAGTAGCCAGTCTATTAGCAACGCTATTGTCAAATATATAAATCAATATATTGATGGTGGCAAACGTAAGGTCACTCCGAAGGCACGTAATTACGGAAATCTTCGTGAGGATTGGTGTGTTGATGGAAAAGAAGTAATTACCGCAGTTTATTATTTTGAGGATGGCAGATTTGACCAAGGTTATTTGATGATATCCAAAAGTTTTGTTGATGTTCTTACAACCGCATTGAGTTTAAGAAAATCATATGTTCTACATGTAATTCTTGAATGGTATGATGAGACGATGGTTCCTAAGTTTGAACAAATCGTTGGAGAGTCAGGGTTATCTATTGAAGACATTGGTACATTGGATAGAGACTATGAGTGTACTCCTGAACCCAAAAAACCTGAAGGAATCACAGATGAAGAAATGATTGACTTTATTGTTAGAAACACTCTTTATAAAAAGGAAGATGTTATTGAAAAAATTAAATCAGGTGAAGACCTTGAAGATATATATTTGCACATCGTAGATATTCAAGACAGAGAAAGAATTTTAAGATTTTAATTATGTATATTTATTGATATGAGATACGAAGAGGGAAATACGGTATTTGGTGCTGACGAAGGATTAATGACATATTTTGGAGATGAAAATTGGATTCATCGTTATTTCGAAAAATTGGCACGACAAATGGCTCTTGATAAAATTAATGAATACCGAGATAATTAAATTATACAGTATAGATATTTATTAGAAATACAAAATTATGAATAGAAGTTTTAGCAAAATCAGGCATATTCAAGAAGCCAACCAAAGATTGGAGAAAAGATTAGTTGAGAATGTAATTACCGAAACTGGTACTGACTCCAAAGTAAGATTCTTAAAATTGGACAAAAAACTTAAAGAGAAATATTACAATGATGTTTGTAAGTTAGGAAAACTAGTTCCAAAAGATTCCGAAGTTGAAGAATATCAAGAAGTACATAATCAGATAAAATCTCCTCTCCTCAAGATTGATGGATTATTGAGAGGTGCAACTAAAAAAGTTTTTTGTACTGTAAATCATAAATTATAAAAAAAAAATAAAATGAAAAAAACAATAAGATTAACCGAATCCGATTTGGTTAAATTGGTAAAACGAGTTATTAAGGAACAAGGTGACTTGAATATTGAGCTTGACCCCACAAAAAAAGTCCCTTCAGAACCAAAAAAAGGGCAATCTATCAATCCAAATAAAGAAGCTTTCGAAAAAGTTAAAACAGAATTGATGGCATTCAAAAAACCCACTAGATTTGATGAATACGAAGTTGAGGGGGTGCCAGAGACTGGTTTAAACTATAATGATGCGGTGTGGGTTCAAGGTAAAGGTGCTAAAGCTACATATTATCTTTCGATTAATGACAATGGAAGCGTAATCTTTATGTACGAGACACCTGAGACAAAACAAATAGGGATAGAAAATGGATTAGCCCCTCTAGGTCGAAATTCTTTAAGCATGATGTGGAATGAGGGAGATTTATCCTCAAATATTCAAAAGATAAAAAATATCTTGAGGAATCCAAAAATACGAGTTGCTTACAATTATGAACTCAAGTAAAATAATATAATATGAATTATTAAAACCTCACCCTTTAATAGGTGGGGTTTTTTTATTATATTTTTTAATATGAAAAAGATTATTTTTATTGTAATGATGTTATTGGGTTTGGGAGTTAATGCTCAAACAATGGAAAAAAGTTATTTGAATCATTTGCTGGATTCAGAAAAAATGGTAAATAAGAAATATGATATGTTTCCTAAGGCTACAAAGGTTATTGTTCGTCGTAGACATGTGGTTGTTGTCTTTGATAGAAATGATTGGGAACGTATGAGATTGATTGGTCGAGGTAGAACGGGTCGAAGAAGATTTCTTCAGTAAGATAATCCCAACCCCTTTTCTCAGGATAGCATATTTATTGATATATGAAAATTATTATTACGGAGTCTCAAAAAAAAATGTTAATAGAATCGATTAACCCCGATTTAATATATATTAAACAAATACCAAACAAAGGGTATGGTGTTATTACTAAAGGTAAAATTGGCAAAGGGGAAGAGATTGGAATGATACTATCAAAGGAGCAAGGAATGATTGGAAGAAAAATAAAAAAGAACGCCTATGAGACCGATGTATTGGGAAGATTTTGTAATCATTCATCTAATCCAAATACAAAATTTGATATGAGGGACGGGGAGGTTTATTTGATTTCAACAAAGGACATTGGGGATGGTGAAGAAATTACACATAATTATGGTGAACTTGAAAAGTTGTTGGGGTTCCCAAAAGGGAGTTTTTTGACCGTTAATGATGTCAACTTTATTGACTAAAGTTTAAGTATCTTATTACACTTGTTTTATTCGTATATTTATTGATATGAAGTACATTATAACTGAAAGTAGATTAGAAAATCTGATATTTCAATATTTGGATGATAAATTAGATGGTATTAAAGCCATGAAGGGAAAATATTCAAATATTGTTTTCGGTTTTCCTGGTGAAACCTTGGGAGTGATGGGATTTGAGGACCCCTATGGGTTGTTCATTGATAGTGAATTATTTATGGAGATTAAACTTATGTTTTCCATGGATAGTGGTAATACCCTTGATTTAATTAAGAGGTACGCTGAAAGTAGATATAATTTGGAGATTAACTCCGTTTTGTTTGGAGATGACCAACGAATGATTAAGTAAATAAGAGTATTTGGGTATTTATATAATATGAAACAAATTTTATCGGAAGAGCTAAAAAGAATCCATGAAATAACTTATGGAAAAAAGATTATTGAGGAACAAGATTTTTTAAATAATATATTGAAGTGGTTTTTCCCCAAAAAAGATGACCCCAAAAAGAGTGATTTGGTTTCCTCAAATGTAGATGATTTGTTTAATACCTTGGAGACAGCTTCTAATCAAGGCGGGATAACACTACAAGACAAAGGTTCCAATACATTTCAAAAAGAAGTTGAATCACTACAAATTGGATTGAGTCTTCTTGGTTACGAATTACCGAAAAACGGTATTGATGGCGTATTTGGTCCTGAAACTTCAGAAATGGCCACGAAGTTTATGGAAAAAAACTTTGGAAATAAATTCAACAGTTCTAAAGTAGATGAGGTAACACCTGAAATGTTGAACAAGATGGTTGAACTGTTGAAACAAAAAAATATCACCTCTGAAGATTTAAAAGAACTTATTGATAAACGAATTGTTAGTGGAGCGTCAACCGTTTCACTTTCAGGAGATTGGATAAATATTTCTAAAGATTTGATTAAAAAATGGGAATCGTTTACTGACAAAGCTTCTTGGGATGAGAATAAATATAGAGGTGGTTATGGATCTAGTAAAAAATTAGAAAACGGACGTTTGGTTGATGTTACTAAAAATACAACTTGGACACAGGCTGAAGCTGAGAATACCTTAGAACATGAATTGAAAAATTTTTATGGACCAACAATTGCAAATCAACTTGGAATGGGTAATTGGAACAAATTAAATGACAGACAAAAGGCTTCCTTAGTTAGTTTGGGATATAACGCTGGTCCATATTTTGTTTCTGCTCGAGAATATGGTAAAAAAATAAAAAATGCAATCGAAAATGATGACATGGAGCTAGCGGCATCTTATATTCAGGGAGGACCAACGACTGGAGCTGTGAGCGGTAAATTTTACAGCGGGTTACAAAGAAGAAGAAATGAAGAATCTCAGATATTTTTGTCGTAATTACCAAGGTCATGACTATTTATATATAAATTAATTAATATGAACAAAAATTTCAATTTAACGGAATCTGAAAAATCACAAATTCTCAAAATGCATGAAAAACGTGGTTATAATAAATCAATAAATGAATCACCTGAGAATAAGCCAAAAGATGAAATGAAGGAGAGCTTTTGGAATAGTATCTTTGGTAATCCAACCGTAGGTGACGCGGCTAACACTCAATTAAAAGGACAAGGATATAGCTATAGCGGTAAAGACGATGAAGAAAGACCTGACGAAAACTATTTGGTTTTTCAGGGACAAAAATTTTTTCCAGAACAAATTCAATATGCCGATTATCAAGACACTGGAAACTTACCAAGAGTTGAAGATGGTATGTTAATGATTGCAAATCCTAGTTGGAGTATGTAATTTACATAATGAAAACTTGAACCTCCATTTATATTTTTAAATGGAGGTTTTTTTTGTTTATAATTAGTTTTGAATTTAAAAGGTAATTTATTATTTTTGTAAAAAAAAGATATGGGAATTACAATTGATAAAGAAAACTATATGGTTGTTAAGACATCCTATGGTTATTATACTGATAATCATGGGTTTATGTACCCTTTTTCTGTGGAAGTCAATGAGACTGCCGGAGAACAAAAATGGATTGAGATTTCTTGGGATGATGATAGGCCAGGAAATATTGATGACGTTGAAAATGAACTTCTTGAGATGTTTTGTGTTAATTGATAATTATAAAGAAATATGTGGTATATTAAATTAAATCAATGAGTGGAATAATTTTTGCCGGATGTTCATTTACACATGGACATGGTCTATGGTTTTATAATAAAGATTTATATCGTCAATATGAAGGTGATTCATCGTTCGATTTAATAGTTAGAGATAGGCCAATACATCATTTAAAATATAAAGATATTTTAAGATTTCCAAGATTAGTATCTCAGGAACTGGAAATGTTTGAAATAACAAGAGAGGATTATTCGGGATGTGATGAGGAGAGTATTGAATTTATAAACCAAATTTTTGGTCTTTATCACTTAAATCCACGATGGTCAAAACATAATTACAAATATGATGAAGTAAAATATATTGTTTTTCAAACATCAATGCCCGAAAGATGTCATTATATTACTCCCGACGGTAGTAAATTCAGATTAAGTGATTATGATGAAAACAAATCTTATAAAATTTTAGAAAAGTATAATTTTATTAATTATGATGATTATAACCAAAAATTGTCTGAACAACTTTTTAACAAAATAAAAGAAACTTTTATTTATTATGAAAATAAAGGTATAATACCTTTAATTTTTAATTGGTCTAATCATTATAACGAATTAATAGAAAATGATGATTATATGAATCAAAGAAAAATTTATATAAAATATAATAATAAAGAATTTAACTCTTTGTGCAATGTTATGGATATTGATAAAAATTTAACAATCCATAAGGATTATGAATTCTTTGGTAAAAACCCACCTATTGATTATCACCCTTCAAAAAAATTTCACAGAATAATTGCTGACAGCATTATCGAGAAAATACGTTTTATTGAAAAAAATACTCTTACGAACCCTTATCTTTGATATTTATTACTTATGAAGGTAATAATTACAGAATCGAGACTGATTGACTTGGGGGCATATTTTTTGAATGATACCTATAATAATTTGAATTCGTTTTCAGGTGGAAAATTATATAAAGAATGGGATTTCGCATTAAAAGATGGGGAAATTGTTTTCATGTGGTCAAAACCTGAAGATAAAATAGTCTTTGACAGAGCAAAAATTTCGGATCCATTAGTAGATATGTTTTCACTTGACTATGAACAAAAAAAAGAGTCAATCAGAAAATGGTTCTCCGATTACCTTGGCATCGAACCACCAACAAAGATTTATTTTGGAACCTTTAATCATATCGATTTAGATGAAATATCAAATTAACCAATCAAGATTACAGACAATTGCGACACAATACCTACTCGACAAATTAGGTGAGTTGAAACGTGATGAGATTATCCCCAATTTGGAAATTTTTTTCAAAAATGGGTATGAAACTGCACTGTTATCCTATTCACCTGAACTAAACGCGTATTACTTCAGTATTGATGAAAATATTTTCGGTTCAATTATGGACTTATTTTTACTCAGTGACAAAGAAGTCCAGCAAATAATAAGAAAACTTGTATATGATTTAACTGGTGTAGAAGTTTCCGAATTAAGTGTTTTTTAATATAGTTAAATATAAAATTTTATTATGGTAAATGTTACAGAACGGGCAATAAATCAACTTGTTGATTTGATGGCAAATGAAGGGTTCACTCCTAAGACTCATAACTTAAGAGTAGGAGTTATTGGTGGAGGTTGTAGTGGGTTGTCATATCAAATGAAATTTGATGATAAGATTGATCCGAACGATACTGTTGTTGATTTAGAATCTATTAAGGTTTGTATTAATAAATTATCTCTCTTGTACTTGGCTGGAACTGAGTTAGATTACCGAGATGGATTGAATGGAAAAGGGTTTGAATGGATTAATCCAAACGCCACAAGAACCTGCGGTTGTGGAGAAAGTTTTAGTCTATAAACAGATTTAGGGAGTTGCTACGCCTCTTTTGGATACTACAATTGATGCCATTTGGTTTGCAAATGTTATTGATTCTGAAATATTTTTTGTTTCATAATATTTCAAACTAAAAAACGCTGTGAATGTATCTCCAGCGCCACTTACGTCTATGGTTTGTTTTGGTGATGGAGATGAAAAAATTGTATCATTATGTTTTGCTCCGTTCATTCCTAATGTAATTATAAACTTATCTTTGTTTTTATCAGAAATGTTTTTATTTCTTTGATATTCGTGTTCATTTAACTTAATAAATGTAAATGAATCAATTAAATTATTAGAAATAGTTTTTTTGGTATCAATAACGGATAGTTTTGACAACTTTCCAATTTGAATCAAGGTTTCTTCACTCAAAAATCCTTTGTTGTAATCACTAACAATCACCAAATTGGATTCTGATATATCTTCAATTTTTTCTGGTGTAAGTATTAATGAATCAATATTATCTTCACCTTCATCGACTCTAAGAAACATATGGTTTGTCTTGTCATCGTGGTATCTTGTTTTCTTGATTGGGTTGTTTTGATTGATTAATGAGATTTTTAATGAGGGATTATGTGCCAATAGATTTTCTTTGACGTTGCCTGCCATTCCAAAATTCGTTTCAGTATAAACATCGGTCAAGACTGGAACTGGTGCTTCGGGGCATAATCTTGTGACATTTCCATAGATGAAAACATCATGACATAATTCACCTATTATTGTTATTTTCATAACTTAAAATATCTGTGGTTGAAAATTTATCTAATCTGTTGAAGATTACAACTTGCTTTACAAACTCTTGTCCGATTATTTCTTTTCCAATATAATCTGATCCGATGAAAAATTTATCAGGTTTATAACGTTCAAGAAGTTCTCTTAACTTTTCATCAGAATCAAACACCATTACGATATCAACTCCTTTGATTTGTTTAAGGTTGAATGCTCTTTCACTTTCAGAATGGAATGGTCTTCCTTCTCCTTTTAGTTTTTTAACTCGTTCATCAGAATCGATTCCGATTATTAATTCACCACCGAATGATGCTGCGTGTTGTATTAATTTGAAGTGCCCGTGATGTAGGACATCAAAACAACCATTTAACCAAATCTTCATAGTGTATCCCCCTTCCATACTCTATATGAATCCGAATCGAAGTGTTCTGTTGACACTTCAAAGACCACACCTTTGGTTAGAGCCTCGAGTTGATGTGGTTGTCCTGGTCGTTGTCTTACGACATCTCCGACATTAAGGATTTGTTCATTGACTTGCGCTGTTTCTGTATCAATCCATCTATAAATGAATTGACCTTCATCAACATACCAAGTTTCATCTTTAATCATGTGGTAGTGCATTGAGAATTTCGCACCTTCCTTGAAACACAATAATTTACCACAATACAATTCATTATTTGTGATAATGATTTCTTCACCCCATCCTTTTGGAATTTTACATGAGGGGCATTCCGTTACATTATGAACTTTAGGGTTTTCCATACTAAAAATATAATAAAAAAATATAAAACCTCCACAATAAACTATAATAATGAGTTCTTATATTTATAATAATAAAGAACCTTGAGATGAAAAAAGTTATAAGATTAACAGAGTCAGATTTAACAAGATTGGTTAAAAAAGTGATGATGGAAGCCTCTTCTGTTAATCAACCTAAAAGTGAGGAGATGGATAAGGTTGCGTCAATATTTAATCAGAAGGTTGGAGAGAATATATCATCGGAAGATTTCCAAAATATCCTTGGTTGTACAAACCCTAATGCCCCTGTTGATGTTAACCTTAGTAGTGTCCCAAAGGAAGAACAAGGTGAGGCGAAACAGAAGATTAACGAATTACAGGAAAAGATGAAATCTGCCTCATTATCAGAATTAATAAAGTTGAAAAGACAATTCAAGGATTTCAGAAAACAAGAAAGACAACAGAACGAACAAGTCATGTCGACTGCGGTGTTTATGGGGGTTGCGATGCCACCCGCTGTGGCTGCGGTGGCAACATTTGCTTTGGGAGGATTATTACTATTTTTTATTATAAAGAAATTATTTCCAAAACTTTATTCGGCATGTTTCAGGTCGTCAAGGAATTTCAAGTGGTACTATTGAGTTCAATAAAATATCGATTTCTGTAAGTGATTCGTTCAGGTCTGGTATGGTTCTGGTTACTTTGTATGATAATACTTCATCCACCGAATCGTGTGCTGGGGTGTCCAAAGGAGTTGCAGATTCAACTTCATATATTAATTCATGAACAAGAATTTGTTGTATTAATTCATTTTGTTCATTTGCATGTGAAATTGAAACTACCTTATGATTGAGAACTTTTTCCAGCGTAATATTATCTAACAACTCTCCTCCATCTATTTCGTTAATCTCACGATTAAGGACTGCTTCCACAAATGATGGGTCGATATCGGGACTTTGTAAGGTTGAAACCACCTTGTGATTGAGTACCTCTTCTAAATCACAACTTGGGATAATGCCACAGTATTCTGTTATAGCCACCTTATGATTGAGCACCTCATCTACTTTACGAGATCCTTTTCTGTATCCATGATTGAGGATACCTTCCACAGTGCTATGAAGCCTGTGCCCGGATCTCGTAGTCATGTTTACATTACTATCAAAAATCTTTTCCACCGTGGCAATTCTTTCCATGCCAAGGTCTCCGGTTGCAGATACCCCACGATTGAGTATTCCCTCCACCACGATATATGGTCTATATGATAAGGAAGTCGTTGCAGATACCCCACGATTGAGTATTCCCTCCACCCATTCAGAGAGTATAGGTTGAAAATCATTAATTTCGAGAGAAAAAAGAATAAAAAAATCGGTGAAAAATTCATACCTCCACCATAATTTACCTGATTTTTCCAATTCAAAATACCAATACTTATTTGCACGGTCGATGAACCAAATGGATTTATTTTCGGAAACAATTATTTCAACCTTGGATAAATCATCATTTAACTTACTGAACATGATTTTTTTGAGACGTGGATTCATAGCATCGATTATAACACCAAATATATTGTTTTTTTTTCAATATAACAATCCTATTTTATAATAGAGTGGATTTTGTTTTTATTGGGTATTTATAGATATGAAAGTAATTTTGGAAGTACGACCGTTGAAATGGGACATGGATTCAGTTAAGAAGTATATTGAGAGATTCAATACTGTGGACGAATTTCGTAAAGATCCAGAATACATTAGTATATCACGATGGATTGGAAACACAAAAACTAAAACTGGTGACCAAAATCTTTCTATGCAAAATCTATTGTCTGATTTGAAAGAAAAAGAAAATAAACAAATCACTGAAGAACTAAAACAAAAATTCCCTCAATATAATTTTGAAAATGTTGCCTATGGTAGAAATGAAAACAGTAACAAAACCATCAAGGGAATAATATGTGAAAAAACAGACTCAGAAGGAGTAGTTCATGGAGAGATAGATGAGACTAGATTAGATATTTTAACACAATATTCCTGTAAAAAATGTTATTTAGAGCATCGTAACATAAGATTTCCACAAAGTAAGGAGGGTAAGATTGGTGTGTTTATGACTAGGGTTCCTAAAGACTTGCCCCTTGATTTTACAGATGCCGAATTTGACTTAATTCCACGAGGTGACGGATCTAATCAAACTAGATTGGTCGTAAAAAATATCAAGTGTGTTAGTGATAATCATGAAAACCCAGTAACACTTTTCCCCGATTGGGCCCGAGCAAACGAGATTAACTTCGAATTTGCTTGTCCTATCTGCAATAAAAATAAAGGAGTTGATTGGAAGGGAGAATCTAAAATGTTAGATTCATTAAAATCTTTGGGATATAAGATTGAAAAAAATAAAAGAATCGGGGCTTACAGTATAAAAGGGATAGGACTAAGAAACAGGTTAAAAGCGGATGCTTTATTTGTTAAGGAAGATGGAACGAAAGTGATTGCGGAATTTGACGGGGAACCACATTTCTTCCCCAAAGAAGGACGATTCAAAGGTTTAGTGGCATTCAATGAAAGAGTAGAAAACGATTTGGCAAAAAACAAATTTTGTTTGGATAACGGAATTAAACTGATAAGAATTGGTTTTAGAGATTTTGGAACTATAGAATCTGAACTCGTAAATGCTCTTTCTATGGAACCGATGAAAGATATTTATTTAAGTTCAAAGTATCCTTTACTGGGTTGGAACGATCCAAAACGCACAATACCAACACAATCTTCAGAATCAAAAATCAAAAAAGATTATATTTTAACAGAATCTCAACTCAAAAGGATTGTTGAACAAACATCCGACTTTATGATAAAGTTGAGAAGAAGGTTTAATAAGAAGACCATGCAGGATTTTATATATCATGCCGAAACAGAGTTTCCAAAGTTGTGTGATCAATTTGATAATGAGTTTGAATATGCGGACGCTGTTATAAATAAAGCAATAGATGATTTTATCTTTCAAGAAGAATTGGAGCCGTATGTGTATTCAGGTGATTGGAACTTTCATGAACAAATTGGTTTGATGACCATGGTGTGTAAAGATTGGTTCGAAGACGGATTATTGGGACATCACCAAACAACATGTCAAGATGAATTTGATGATGAAGATTTTGATATGATGAACGAGGACTTCGAGATTGCATCAGACAAAGTCATCGTAAGATTGTTCAAATTATTTAATGAATACAAGAAAACCGCCAAAACCAAAAAAGAATTACTGAATATCATAAAGGAATATCTCCCTTTGTTTGGAATTCGTAAGGAATATGCAACTTATATGTTGGAACTTTACCTCCTTAACTACAGAGAGGATGGTGATTATTCTGGATTAACGAAAGAAACTTTTATTGACCCAAGAAACAAACGTGGTCAAAAAACTCCCAACTACCAATCTGGTGATTTTACAAAAGCTCAACTTCCGTTCGAAGGGTCAAACTTGCAAGGATATTGGACAAAAGATAGAAACGGTGTTAAATATTATGTTGTGAAATCTTATGGATGGTACCCTGTTTACATTTACAAAGAGGGTAAGTGGTATGAAAATTTTGATAGATATAGCAATAGCACAAGCAAACAAATGCTCAGATCCTCACCGTACACATACAATAATGAGATAGACACCAAAGTTTACCTGATGTCAAAAAGGGAAATGGAGTTGTTGGAAAGTGGATTTTCTCATGAGTATGTCATGAAGAAAAAGAAAGAATCATTCCGAGACGTTAACCCCTCCCCAAAAATTTCAACCACAAAATCTTTATATGGTGAAGTTCCTAACACAAGCATCAAGTTCAAAATTTCTTCCGTAGAGGAAACTGATGATGTTAATATTGTCAATGTGGATATCTATGATGTTTTGAAAACACGAGCGGGAGTACAAATTGATACACCCGAAAATTACCTCAAAGGAGAAATACCAAATGTAACACCTGAGAAGGTTGAAAAGGAAATCGAAACAAAACTACGACAAAACTTCAGACAATATCTCGGTCCTAAGTTGGGAAATCAGGATGAAGAGTTAATAACATTCAGATTTAACCATTTGAAAAAGTAAATTTATGTTGTATCAAAGTATTTATATTAAATAAAAAATATAATGAATAATAAATCTAATATATTTGAAGAACTAAATAAGATGAAAGGTCTTATTCATGCCAAGGCGGGAACCGTGATATCGGAACAATTGTTGAATTCGGCAGGTCAGCCTCAAACCAAACAAGACGGCCTTGCGGCTTACATGAATACAGTGGGGGCCGCTACTCCGAGACAAAAAAATATCAATTTTAATTATTGTAGTGTAAAGAATGGTAAAATAGAAAATGCAAAATTAGCATTCAATGGAAAAACTTTCGATGAATACGTAAGTTCCTATACAATTACTCCCGAAGAAATTGCCGCAGCGAAGACAACTTGTCCAAATGTCGTTGTTCCAGATGTTGCATCACCTGCTGGATATAAGTTTGGAGACGATTTATCAAAGGCACTTGAAATAAAAAAGACAGATAATACTCAAAAAGGTGGTACTAATGTTGTGAATACTAGATTTGCAAAATCTGCAACTGACTTAGGTGTTAAATCTGATAAAATGGATTTACAAACTTTACAATCAATATTAGCTAAGTTGCAAGATGACGGTTCACAATCAACTGTAACACAATCTACCAGTACTACAACACAACAAACACCTGATTTAACACAACTAACAACATTATTAAATCAACTCAAAGCATAATAAAATATATCATGAAACATTTAGTAAACGAAGAATTAAATAAAATGAAATACCTTTTGGGATATCAAAGAGGTATGGTTATTTCAGAACAAGATGCCCCTGCAGCAACAGTTGAGGATGTTATTAAACAAATTCAAAGAATATTGGTAGATAAATACAAGGTTGATTTAGGAAAAACAGGTTCCACAGGAGATGGTGTTGACGGAGATTGGGGTAAATTAACTCAAGATGCGTTAGAAAAGGTTGTTGCCACGAAGAATGCAAGAAAAGAACAGAGTCAACAAGCGACATCTGATGCGAAAAATGTAATGCCTTCTACAGAGATTTCATCAGCGGCAACTGCAGCAGCACCTACTCCAGGAGGACAATATGGTGGAACACCATCGGCAGCAACGATAACAACAGCTCCATCTGCGGCATCTGCTGCGGCACCCGTGGCAACAACACCAGCCGCAGGAACTACACCAGCAGCAGGAACTACACCAGCAGCAGGAACTACACCTGCAACCGCAGAGTCGCCTTCAGACCTTTATAATAGATTAGTTAAGGGTGGTTTAATCGTAGGTAGATTAAACGGTAAAAGAGCGGTTTATAAAGGACCTGATTTATCTCAACAAGATAGTCAGAAACTTCAATCTTATTTATCACAACAGGGTTACCGACTTTCAACAGTAAAGAATGACTACAGTGAGGCAAGTGATAAACTCGTCTTTAAAAAAGATTAATATTTGAATCATATAACCCCATTCATTTAGAGTGGGGTTTTTTTATTGAAAAAATTTATTATATTTTGAATATGAAAAATATAAATTTAATTAAAATCGATGGTAACAAGATTCTCTTAAAATACCCCAATGAAGTTTTGACGTTTGAACCCTTAAAAAACCCTGTTTACGAAGTTGGTTGTGAATTCTTTGACATTAAAAAAATACGGTATTTTTTAACAAAAAGAAAACCTGAAGTAAAACACTCATAATGTAATTTATTATCTATTTTTTGATTGGTGGATATAATTGACAACGTAAAACTAAAGAAATTCATTTCTAAACGACTTTTTGAACTATTATCGGATAAAATTTACTATCCGTATGGTAAAGAGTTATGGATTCTTGATTTGGATGAACGAAATTGGTATTTTCAATACAATAGTGAGGGTAAATTACACTATAATCCGAAGATTTTTGATGATTTTTTCTATATTTTCTCTTTGGAACAAAAACAATATCAGATTTTACTAAAAAAGTGGTTTGAAAGCAGTTTTGGATACTCAATTAACCAAATATCACGTAGAAGTATAGACGTTTCCTACTATATTGACGGAATTACGAGAGGAAATGTGAAAAAATGGGAACTTAGTGAGAGATATGGGTTCTCATATGGTGTTGTAAAGCAATTTTTAGACCTAAAAAGACATTTTTCAGACGAAAACATCAAATTAGAACATTTTTTACATGAAATTGAAGTTTATTAAGTTTCTAATCAAGTGGATTGCATCAAATTTATCAATTCCATTCTGGATTGTTGGTCATGTACACCTAACAACGAACATTTACCAAGATTTACATGAAATTTTGATGTCTTTTGGTATGAATGTCATTGTTGCGACAGGTTTTTGGTTAGAATGGAAGGAAAAATCGTCCAAAAAACCAAAAAAACCTTAATTTTCTCTGTTTTGAACCCTACTTCTTGTTGGTTGAGTTGTAACAGGTGTATTTTGACGTTGTTGAACCCTTGAAGGTGTTTCTGACCGACTTGGAGTGTTATTTTGAACCCTACTTGGTTGAGACCTTTGTGGATATACATTATCTACACGACTTGGTTGAGACCTTTGTGGATATACATTATCTACACGACTTGGTTGAGGATTTCTCTGAATTTGTGGTATGGAAGGTCTTTTCTCGTATATTATAGGCTCATTTTGTTGTAATCTACTTGGTCTGGCACCAATAGATTGTCTTCTTTCGTATCTTGAAGGTTGTGATGGTGGAATTCTATTAGGGTAGATGTAATGTCTTGGAATATGCTGATATGGAGAGTAATTCCATGAATTCCAACGATTCCAACCCCAATAAGTGTCGTTTAACCCCCAATAAGGGTTATTATTCCATCCAAAACCAAATGTTGTGGTGTCACAATCGCAGTCTCTATAAACTACTCGTTGTTGAGTTAAACAAGATGTCATAATAACTAATGACAAAACGAAGAATAATTTTATAATTTGTCTCATATCCATACTTTTATGTATTTATAAATATAATTAAGATTATGTTAAAAGTCATTATTACCGAAAATCAGTATAAAAAATTAGTTGAATCAGGTTCCAATACTGTTGCTATGGATTTGGATATCTATACACAACCTATGCGAACAGATACTGACAATGGTAATTTGGATGTAATAGATGCGAGTGAAGAAGTAATTGATAGTTTGGAAGAGTTAATATCCATGTTCAAGGGAGGAAAGAAAACTCGTCCTGAAGTTAAGGATTTAATCTATAAAGGATTGGACGGTATTAAGAAAGCTCACTCCGAAATCAAATACGAAAAATAATTTACAATTATCAATCCCGCAATATATTTATAAAAAAAGACTATGGGTTACTTAACAAACGATGAAAAAGGAAAACTTTACAACGACATGTTGTTCAGATACGAAAGAATGTCCGAACAAATAAGACAAATTAAAGCCAAAAATTTTGAAGTATCATTAGAAGACCAAAAACAAATTAATCTTTTGGAAGAAAACATGAGACGACTTTATTTGGATACACAAAGATTATATAAATAAATTTTAGACCCCTTACATTAGGGGTTTTTTTATGGAATAGTTAAAATCTTTTGGCTCTAAATGCGATGTTGGATATCTACCATCATAATCCGTATGATGCGGTGTTGGAACTGCTACAAAAATTATTTGTTTATCTAAACATACATCTTTTAATGTTTCAACCATTTTAAAATTAGTTGGTGTAACATTATTTATATCGTACCCTTCAACATAGTGATATTCAGCCATTACTTCGGCAGCATCTTTACCTAATTTACCTACTCCTATAAAACCTATTTTCATATTAATTTTTTATTAGTTATAATTATTTGACTATTAATATCTGCGTTAGTATTGGATGCAAGTAATTTAAATAAATTAAAAATATCATCATCCGATAGCATATGATTAAAATTATGTACTAATACTTCTTCCATTTCCTGTGTTATTCTAAAACACTCATCCAAACTCCAACTAGATATTTCTTCTAATATGGTAACTATTTTTTCTAATCGTTTAGAGAATTGGGTTTCCTCATCATAACTTTCATCCCACCATTTATCAAATGTTCTGAATCCCATAGATTGTAACATTTTAATAGAATTGGGATTACCAAATAAAATAAATGGTTGAGCTCCAAATATTGGTTTATAAATTTTTTCAGAAAAAAAGATAGAATCGGTATCGATTAACGATTCGGATACTATATTGACAAATGATTCGGTATGTGCTTTTTTATTAAATGTACCTGCTTTATTATTTTCCAAATCAGGCTCATCATAAATTGTATGTTTTGTTGAATCGTAGTTTTCAAAAAACAATACCACTCTATCTTTAGAATGCATATAATCGTTATCTATAAATGAACGCATTAACATATGGTATTCAAGCGGATTATTATTATTAACTCTTCCTAATGTAGTAATTGATGTATTTTTTAATTTATCATTTGATTTAAATTCCCCAAATAAAGCAATTCTATGCAATTTTGGTTCTCTATTGAAATTTAAAAAATGACGAACTTTATTGGTATTTCTATTTGAATTTAAACAATTTTCAAACACATCTCTCATTGTTTGTTTAGTATGTACATTTAATTTATGACCATTATGAAACCAAATACTATTTCCAAAATATGAATATGGATATATTGCAAAAGAATCTGTAATAGTACCATCTTTAACTAGCCCATTATATTTTTCTTTGGCTATCATATTTGAAGTTATTATTACTACTGATTCTTTTGTTAGATTGTATTTTTTACACAAACTATCTATCCATATAAAATTATCGTTTTGCTGGCCAAAAAATCCCTCCGTAGGTTGAATAAATACCAATTTACCATACCCATTGTGTATTGCCTCAACCAGTAATTTATCCAATTGTAGTGTCGTATATTTATGAAATAAACCATTGTTGTACATCACAATTGGGTATATAAAGGATTCTTTTTTAGAATAAAATTCCTCTATTGTTCCTTTTCTAAATGTATCGTAAGTATTATCCAATATATTTTCAATATTTTGACTTGCAAATTGAAACAGCTCATGTCTTAGATGGTGAGTATCATTTGATTTAATTCTATATGGAAACTTTATGCCTAATTTTTTTTCTGTTTCTTCTAAAGGTATAGATGTTATTGTATGCCAAGGATGTATATCATAATTAGCTACATTTGATGTAGCATATAATGGTACGCCATTTTCATCATAAACTAATATTTTATTATAAGCTACATTTATTTTAATTGATTTTATATTATCCATTTTTTATTGTTTGTATGTATATGTGATTGTTATTAGATGTATAATCAAATATTTTAAATTTAGTAATGTTTTCAAAGTCATATAAACCCAATAATCCATATTTATTCCTTATGTTACACAAATTAAAAATGACCGTGAGAGGTTGGTTGGCTAAACAACCAACAAAAAAATTAACTTATAATGTTAAAGATTATAAGATGGGAAAAAGATGGGCGAAGTCTCAACCTCACCCATATCTTAAAAATAAAACCTTATGGGAACATGTCTACGATAAAAGAGAATCTACTTATACCTTGGACAATATCAACAAGTATTTGTTTAGCGAAATGTAAAACCAGTTAAGGATGTGATGTCCTTGAGGGTAACTTCGTTGTTTTTGAATCCGTCAGGGTTTGACGTATTGTTTTCAAACAAGTACGCTACCCACTTATTTTCCTTTTTGATATGGATTACCTTCCAACAATATTTTGGGACGGACACACCACCTATTTTCTTAATTTCACCAACATTTCCTGCCCAAACGTGAATTGAATCTTTTAATTTGGATTCATCTCTTGTGAATGTCTCCAATGATTTCCAATCTCCGGCATTTAGCCTATGTGTCTGAGCAGCCATATTAGAAAAATAAAAACTTTCATCTTGAATTTGTTGTGTCTGACATAGATTGTCTGCTGCGGGCATCATATGTCCTCTATCATATCCACTTCCGACATAATCCTTTGCGATGTCTGTGTGTTGTGGTAATAATGGATCTGGTTTGAAATTATCTTTTCGTTTGAGAGGTGTTGGACAACTTACCATCGCTTTGGTTACCCACCATTCAACCATCACAGGATATTTTTTGGAAATACTGAATGTTGATGTGTAATTTGTGTGTTTTAGGACAACTTCATTTTTATTTTGAGATGAACTTACAAATAAAAGGGATAGTAAAACAATTGCGACTGAATATAAAAATCTTTTCATATATATTTTAAGAATAAATAGATTGTCAATTTGTAATGATTGATATATTTATTGGTATGAGCAAAAGATTTGTACTTACGGAAGACGAAAAAGATTCAATCAAGAAATTATACATGATTGAACAATCAGAAGAAAAAGAGGATAGAAAATTCTGCCACGGTGGAAATGTGAAGACTCTTGAAGATATTGTTGGTTCAGACGAACTTGAAGATTACATCGAGGGAGTTCAACTTAGAAAGAACGGTGTTGGAGGTCTTACAGATAGACTTGAGTTATTAAAGACCTTAAGAATTCACCCGAATGTTTCTGATGGTGGAGAACACATTGCATATAATATTATGAATCACTTGAAAGAGTTCAAACCTTACAACTATTTCGATGAGACAAAAAAAGAATGTAATAAGGCGATGGATAAAATTATCGAGTTATACAAGGAAAACGAACACGGAGAAGAACTTGTAAAAGACATTGAGAAAGTTTATGCATTATCAAATGTTTCACAGAGAGCAAAAGAATTTTTGAAGCATGGATTGGCAATGATTAAAGGAGAATAATATGAAAACTGAAAAATTATTTAGATTCCCAAAGAAAGGATACATCGGTGGTGTGTGTCATGGATTAGGTGAACACACAGGAATAGACCCAATACTATGGAGAATCCTTGTATTTTTTGGTGGGTTTTTACCGGCATATCTTGTATTATGGATTTTCCTGAAAAAAGGAGAATAATTTGAATCCAACAAAAATTTAATTATATTTAACCTCGGTATATCCGAGGTTTTTTTATGTCAACACAATCCCACATCGATAAAGTTAATTTGACCCCAAATTTGATGGAATACCCTCATCATGTTGGGGCACCGAAGATTGTGCCTACCGATTTGACACCATTCAAACAAAACGGGACCGACAAAGCCAACAAGATATTCAATCGAAGGTATGAAGAACTTATAAAAGAGGTTAAAACCCTCCAAGAATCGTTTGTTATTACTCAAGAGGTCTACGACTCATCTTATAGATTTGAACCGATTATAGGTCATATTTACCACCTCTACGAGGATAAGAATGGTAATAAGTTCCTTTCCTTAATTGAACCTTCCTCTTGGAACCAAAAATTTCTTTATTCTACAGTATTGAACAGTGATATGACATGGTCTAAAACAGAATAATAATAATTATTATTACCATTTTGAGTAAAAGATTTTTTTTTACATATTTATTATGAAAAAACCGCAAAATGGAGGAACAAAGTATTTGGACGGCAGTAATAACATTAGTTACAGTTTTAGGTGGAACATCTGCTTGGAGATTTTACGAAAAAAGAGCTCTAAAAAGAGAAAAAGATGAAGACTTTATCCGTCACGACTGTAAAGATAGAATCTCCAAATTGGAAGCCCTACTTGAAAATTCGTCTAGAGAAAAAGATGAAATGAGATTGACTATATTAAAACTTACTGAACAAGTTGCGGCTCTTTCAGTTAAAGTTGAATTTTTACAAAATAAAAATCTAACAGGTCTTTAATATTAAACATCAAACCTAACCATACAACTTATTTTTTTAACTTCAGGATAGAAGTATATTAAGGCATCTTCCAATAGTACTTCTGCTAAGTTTGTATCGATTACAGATTCGTTAATTGTATCTCCCAAAACGACAATCAATTCAAATATGAAGGTGTCTCCCTTTTCATTATGTGTCCAATTATGAACTTTGATTTTTGACCCGTTGCCATACATGAGTTCCAAATCCTCCTTACGAGAATCATTCATATAGGTTTCCAAAAGGCGATAGAACCTCTGTTTCTTATCGGACATGATAAGAATATATTAAAAAAATAAAAAAAGTCTTGAGTTACCTTCCCTGACCTTGGTATTTTTTAGGTTTCTGATCGTATTTGGAAAAACCTTTCTTAGCAACTCCTGATTTTTTCTTTCCGAAAGAGATTTTACGAGATGGAGATGATCCTCCTTTTGTGCCTTTTGCCATTTTTTTGTGATAAATAGTTTACGATTGTTTTTATGAATTATTTATCCAAATATAGAAAAAATATTTCAGTTAAAAAATTAATTCATAAAAAAAAAGAGAACGGTAGCGAATCGTTCTCTTAAATTGTCCCATAACTGGAACGGTCCTAAACGCCCCATTACGGGGAGGCTTTTTTTCATAAATAGTTTGACAGTTCAAAAAGAATTTTCTATATTTGTAAAGGGTTTGGGACTAATAGATATTCGGTTCCAAACCCCGAGAAACAATATGGTTGTGGTAGCTCAGGAGTTCTTCGGAATTCATGGTAGAGCAGTCGGGTGAACTCCGATGAGCCAGTGGTTCGAACCCACTCCCGGCCACCAAATGGATAGCGGAATATTTTATCATGGTGTTTTCCCATACTCACCTTAACAATTTCTTCTCCGCTTTATAAATTAGAAAAACGTAGAATCAGGTATGGGAGGTTAGAAGTTGTTGTTTCCGGTATCTTTGACCTTGAAAAAAGATAGAATTAAACACGTCACTATTGGATGTTTTGAGACGATAAATAAAACAAAGGAGCATCCATCCTTGGGGTTATGTGATCAGCCCAATCCAAAAAGACACGTTATATTTTCTCGACGGAGAAAATTGGGAGGTACGACGGTATCTCCTTTTTTTTATGCCCGTATATTTATATATAAAAATATAAATGGCATTCGCAAGACCTTTCTCATATAATCCAGGAACTTCAATACCGGGAACAGAACAAGTTGGTAGTTTATCAGTAGTATCACCTACAGTAACTCCTTGGAATTATTGTTATAGTTTAAATGGATCATTTAATAACCAACCCCAACAGGTAATTGAATCCGAAGATGGGAAACTTATAATCGGAGGAATTTTTACCACCTATAGCGGTCAATCTTATAATAGAATAGTTAGACTTAATAGTGACGCAACCATTGATAATACATTCAATGTAGGGACAGGATTCGATAATGATGTTTATGCAGTAGCCATTCAATCAGATGGAAAAATTTTGGTTGGAGGATTTTTTGACACATATAATGGTACTCCTGCAGGAAAAATTATAAGATTGAATAGTAATGGGTCTGTTGACAATACGTTTGATACTGGTACTGGATTTAGTTTTTCTGTTTTTGCAATTACGATACAATCTGACGACAAAATACTTGTTGGTGGAGGATTCGCAACCTATAATGGACAAAACCTACGTAAAATAGTTAGATTGAATACGGATGGAACACTTGATAATACATTCAATACCAACACGGGAATGAATAATATTGTTTATAACATTTATGAAACTAATGATAATAAAATATTTGTATTAGGATCATTCACGGTGTATAGTGGTGTTACATCTAATAATTTTATTAAACTAAATAGTGATGGTACAATAGACAATACTTTTAATATTGGAAATGGATTTAATAATCAAACTTACTCCGCAGTATTTGAGAATGATGGAAAAATTTTGGTTGTTGGATTGTTTACTAGTTTTGACGGACAATCATCTAATCAAATTGTAAGAGTAAATTCAGATGGGTCTTTTGATAATACATTCAATTTTGGTTCAGGATTCAGTAGGATTTCAGGATTATCATCCGCAGATACCGTAGTAAAATATAACGACAAATATTTTATAGCTGGTGATTTTAATTCTTATAATGGCATTTCTGCAAATGGATTAATAAGGTTAAATTATGATGGTACAAAAGATAATTCATTTGATTATGGTACAGGTTTAACTTATCTCGAAGGAACATTTAACCTTGGGTATGTGTTAAATAATGGGACTTATCTTGTTGCGGGACAATTCTTGGAGTACAATGGGTATCAAGTCGGTGACATTGTTTTCTTAAATGGTATTCCATTAGGGACTTTATTGAATTGTCCAATTTCAACAACTTAGTGTAATTAAAAACAATTATTAGTTTATAAGACATTTAGATAACATGGCATTCGCAAGACCTTTCTCATACAATCCAGGAACTCCAATACCGGGAACAGAACAAGTTGGTAGTTTATCAATTGGTGCCCCTACATCAGGATTTACAAATAATCCTCAATATTGGAACGGACCTGATGAAGAGTTAGGATATGTTATTACTCAATCAGTATCAGGAAATACACAACCGACCGAGATACCAGGTGTTTTTGCTTCTGTAGGATTTTATAGAACCAACACATTTGATGATAATGAATTCGTTCAGTTGGCAAATACAGTTAGTAATTCAAATTATACAACAGCTTCAGAAGCATCTTTAGGTTTAACCGCAAATGGTTATTGGAATTCATTTATACCAATACCTGAAACTCCAACACCAACACCAACTAACACTCAAACACCAACTAACACTCAAACACCAACTAACACTCAAACACCAACTCCAACAATAACACCAACTAATACTCAAACACCATCAGTTACTCCATCCGTAAGTCCGACAACAACAACGACACCTACGCCAACAAGAACTTCATCAACACCAACTCCAACAGCAACTCTAACACAAACTCCAAGTCCTACTCCATATACAACACTAGCAGGTAGTTTACTATTCAACGGTAGTAATCAAACATTAGGATTAAGCCCTGGTGTAACTTTTGGGGCGGGAACATTCACATTGGAAGGATGGTTCTATAACACTTCAGATTTTACAAACAGAGGTATAATAGGTTCTCCTGTCAGTAGCCCTATAGGATGTATGAATTTATATTTTGCAAATAATACAACAATTACTTCTGACAGAAATGGTGGAGGAGGTTCATTTAGCTATACAATGGCGACACCAATTAGTTTGAATCAATGGCATTATTTTATTTATAATAGAAACGCTGACGGAACCACTGCGGTTTATATTGATGGAGTAAGATGTACAGCAACTTCTCTTGACACACTTAATTATACCACTGCAACTGACACTATTGGTAGATTCTACGGTGGATATTGGCCAGGTTATTGGACTAATATGAGAATGACTATTGGAACTGCAGTGTATAATTCAACTTTAACAACTCAAGCAACACCAAGAGGTCCATTAACATCGTTGGCAAACACCAAATATTTGATGTTAGGTGCGGTAGTAACAACGGATAGTTCAGGAACTCAAACTGTGACAAATAATAATGGTGTAACACAAACAAGTGTGAAACCATTTATAATAGACCCAACCCCAACTCCAACATCAACACCAACTGTAACTCCAACAAATACCGCAACACCAACCAATACACCAACAGGAACACCGACAGAAACGTCATCTCCAACACCAACTCCATCAGTTACACCAACATTAACACCAACACCATCGACAAGTCCAGTACCAGTAACAGGATATGGATATAATTTGATTGCCCTACCATATGGCTTCCCAGAATTAGGAAATTCTATTATGAACGATCCAGGTGGTAGTGGTTCAGGAAGCACTGAAATCAATCTTCTATCATCAACGGGCAGAGGTTTTTACTTTAACTCGTTTGATTCAAGTAGCGCTGATACAAGAAATTATTTCTCAGGATTTACGGGTCAAAGTGTTACAATAACATTCTCACAAACAGGTAATACTGCAATATATTCAGGTGATACAAATTCGTTCAAATATTGGGAATCGTCTCCAACAGATAATGGATTTGTCTTCGGAACTGGTATAGGAGCTCCACCTACAAATATTCCTTCAGGAACTGCAGTGTTGATACAATCTGCAACAACTAACTATACAATTGGATTCCCAGTTTATGTAAGTTTGTTGGTCAATTAAAAATTTTTAGATATTTATTGGTAAGTAAATTACCAATATACTATGAAAAAATTCTTATCTCAGTTGTTTGATGACAACAACACAATCAATGAAAAAAGCGTCGTAGGATTTATGGCGTTTGTAATGATGACAGGATTCGCTATTGCGGATATTGTAACCGGAACTTTAGGCAAAGACCTAGTGATAAACGAATTCATCTTTAATGCCTTCTTATGGTTAGTTCTTGGTTCCTTCGGAATCGGGTCAGTCGACAAATGGATTAACAAAGGAAAGTCAGACCAAATCGAAGAGTAAATTAACTAATCCCCACCCGAAAAAGTGGGGATTTTTTATTTAGAAAAAATTAAGTATATTTGTCATATGAAAACATCAGGAACTACAAAGTGGGAAATTACTTATGAGGATGAGGAATCAGTGTCGGTATTCAAGTACAATTCCGATATTTACAAAAATGGACCAATATCGGTAGAATTTAGATACAAACCAGGATTCAAACACCCGACAGAACAGAAAAAGAAAACTTTGGGTGACTTGGCAAAAGAATCAAGAAAACAGACTCGAGTTAAAAAATAAAAAGATGGATTTCTCCATCTTTTTTTTATACAGTGAATTTTGTAATTCTTCTTTCACAGGTTTCGGGTAATCCACAACTTTTTAAATAATTGTTAATCAAACTCATCATATTTTCTCTACCTGGAGGATTAGATGAATGAATGTAAACCTGAGGTAAAGAAATGTTTGTGTTCATACTTTCCTCAACCAAGAACTTACAACAGTCCATTCCAGTTTTTTCCAATATGTTGTCATAATTTAACATATTGTTTGGTTTGGCGTTTGCGTAATATTCTGCGATGGCTGAATCGTCCAAATCATGATCCAAAGAAATTACTTCGATATTATCTAATCCCAACCTTCGGATTATTTCTACGAATTGGTCATAATTTCTTGCAATTTCCCAATCATTTTCTATTGGCGTACGAATGTCATCGAGATAGATACGATAAGAGATTAAATTTTTTCCCATAGTTCAAATATAAGTAATTTCTTTTGTTTCTGTATCATACTCCACAACAATAGGTTTGTGAGCATATTCGTATCTATCGTTAAGAACAGATGCATTTAGAAATTCAATTCCACCCATTGTCTTTTGACCGTAACCATCATGGATGTGACCACAAACGTGAATTTTTGGTTTAACCTCCACGATTTTACGATATAATTCTTCACAACCGACACGACCTCCGATCGGAGCGTAATCCAAAATACCGTATGCTGGCCCGTGAGTGATTAGGATGTCGACATCATCGGGAATTTTTTCCCATTTTGCTGCCAATTCTTCTCCTCTTGGAAGATTGAACGCCCAATTATGAAATTCAGGTTGCCAAGGACTACCATAAAATTTGATTCCATCAATAGTAACATCATTATCAAAAAGATAAGTTACCCCCTTATCTTTGTATTCTTGTTCGATATCGGTTTGTTGTTCAAAACCAAAATCGTGATTTCCGGCAATAAAGATTTTATGTTTGAAATCAGTATCTGAAAACCAATCTAAAAACCCATTGATTTCATGTTTGTATCCCATACTTGTGCAGTCACCGGCATGGACAAGAATATCACCATTACCCAATATGTTTCCCATCCCCTTACTTGTAAGGTGTTTGTGTTTGTTGTGAGTGTCAGAGATGAATGTTATTTTCTTTTTCATAATCTTATTGTTAATTCCCATTTTAACCAACCAATAATTAGTTCTAAATCACCATTGAGTTTTTTGGTATGGGTTATTTTTACAAATGGAAAAATATAGATTTGTCCGTAAATTTCGTATATTTTCATATCAATCCCACCAGTAACGAATATTGTGCCCTATAAATTTCCAAACTAATTCTTCGGCTTTCTTTTGTTTTGCTTCCCCTTTACTAATCAGGTCGAGTTTCACTTGTCTGATTTCTTCGGCGTTATCCCAACTTTCATACTTCCATCTGTGATAAGATAACCCACTTCCTTGACTTGTTTCTTCCCAATCCCAATTTAATACATCATCCCCGTATTTCTCTCTGAGTATATCAGGCCATTCTGTGGAATATTCTTCATCATAAACTTTATCCATCAAACGGATTGCGGTTCTGATTCTTGACGCATCTTGTTTTGACCTATCTGAATATGATTTACCTGATTCAAAGAATTTTGCTTGTCTTTCCAATTGTTTCTTGAAAAGTTGAATGGAATAGATGTAGTCAAAATCAAATCCATTCCAAATAATCGGTAAAAAGTCGATTACTCGTTTGATTTGTTGGTATTTTCTTCGGATTGGATAAGTGAGGCTTTGCCAGTTCATAGTCTTTAGATTTAATATACAAATATAGTAAAAAAAATAAGACCCACCAAAAAATGTGGGTCTTAAATAAAGGGATATATGAGAACACTCACTTTGTGAGCGATTGTGTTAATAAATATATGAATTTTCAAAAAAATTCGGTTCACAGTATCCACAGAGTAATTTTTTCTACTTTACTAAGATTTCAAATCTTGAATTTTTATTTTTGAAAAAACACCAAAATTGATATCTCATATACTTTACTGCGTCAGCATCCGCATCAGTGAGTATTTCTTTGGTGTGCTTGTTTTCCCAAAGATTAAAACACCGAAGTGTTGTATCCAAATGTTCTTTACTTTTTGAAGATTTGAGTAGTTTGATTACCCACTTGAAATCTTTGATTGCGGAAGTCATATTCATTGTCATCATGGTTATTTATTTACAACAAAGATACAATAAAAATTTACTCTGCGAAACCCACAAGAATAAATAATTAAAATTGTTGTGGTTTATTTTTGACTTCCTTATTTCAACAATCCAAAATATTCTTTGAAGTGTTTGATTCTATCTGCAAGTCCAATTGTACCACCATTAACTCTTTTTGTTACAGCCGTTACAGTTGCGTCATCCGCTCCTTTGTCACAAATGTCCCACAATTTATTTGAGTCAAAGAAAAACGCTGCAGACGCCAAAGGATATTTTGTTGCAACTAAATCAGGATTTCCAACTGTATCTTCACCAATAAATTTAGCGAATTTTGTATAGTTGTCTTTACCTGTCAATTGTATGAAACCACGACCTCTAAACTTGAAACCTTCTTTGGTTGTTTCATCACCATTACCCATTCTACTTCCATAAACTTTTGAAGCAATTTTTTCTGGATTTTTAGCGTAGCCTTCTGCCAAGTTTCCAGGAAAATATTTAGGAAATATTTTTTTCAAACCATCGGCAGAATAGTTAAGATTTTCTTGAACTGCTTTGAATCCGGCACTTTCATGACTCGCTTGTGCCAAAAAGTGTGCCAATCTTAGTGGATTTGAAATGTTGAATTTTTTTGCTGCGTCAGGAATCTGTGCGATTACCGCATCAGGAATGTGACCCTTAAGGTTTTCTAACTTCAAAGGACCTGCATTAACGATTGGAGTCGATGGTTCTGTAATTAGTTGTTTCGATCCGAACATCTTTGTCCAAGTACCCTCACCAACAACACCGTCAGCGGTTAATCCATTAGCGGCTTGCCATTTTTTAACCGCAGTTTCTGTACCAGAACCGAATACACCATCGGCTCCCAAACCTAATTTTGATTGAAGTTGTTTTACTTCTTCACCTTTGGAACCTTTTTTAAGTAACATAAATTAATTTTTTAAAGAAATATTTTTATTTTGAAAATTGGACATACATCATTTATATACCGAGAGAAACGAATACTGTAACAAAAAAAGATATTACTGCAAGACCAAATAAATGTCTAACTTCCCTTTTATGATCTTCTTCAGCGTTCGTATAAAGTTGTTTGTTAAGAAGATAGAGATTTTTGATACTGTCCGCCTCCGCTCTTATTTGTTTGTGATTGTTTAATTCGAGGTTATAATCGGAATAAACTTTTTGTAAACGCCGCCCGTTTTCTAACCTGTATTTATCGAAGCTTACATTAACTTTTTTGATACTATCATTCAGTAAAATAAATCTTTGGTTAATGTCTTCGCCTTGTTTTACAGTCATAATAACAACAGTATCTTTACCTATTGTCTTTACCGTTGGATACTGGGAGTAGCTTGAAAGGCTGACCAACATCAGTAGCATCGTCAAGCTTATTTTTAAGATTTTCATTTTCTTTTTTTAATTTTGTGTTCTCTTCTTTTAAAGACGAGATTTGTTTAACCGTTTTTTCTACTTTTCCTGTGATGGTAGAATCAGTTCTTTTAATTGTTGAATCAAGTCCAACAAGGGTTTTTTTACTTTGATTAATGATTGAATCAATTGATGAATATGTTTCATTATTTTCGATTTTAGTTTCCGTTGGTGATGTACATCCCAACACTATTAATAGAAGTAGTATCGAGTATTTCATCTTATTTTATTTTACCTAGTTCTTGTAGAACTGAAATTTTTGATGCCAATGAGGCGGAAGTACTATCAGATTTACGAATTTGGTCCACAAGTACTGTTACCTTACCTTCCAAAGATTCGATTTTAGTATCTTGTTTACTAACGATTTCTTTGTTTGATAGTTTGATATCTACATAGAGGTATCCAATTGCGATTAACACAATGAATAGGAGACCTTTAACAGGGTCTTTCGAGAATTCCTTAAATGTAATTGGTGGTTTTACTGTTGAAACAGCAGAGTCTAATACGGTTTTTCTTGTCGCCATTTTTATTTTTTTTGATTAATCCCATTTATTAAATCTAAGACGTTGGAAAATCATCCAGATAGTATCTTGGTATAAATAAATATATCAAAGATAAAGTTATGTGGTATTTATAATAAAATTAATATAGCAATACAGTTCCCAATTGGTGGTCAAAATTAAATAATTAGAATAGTATGGAAGAGTCAGATAAGTTGTGGGATAGAATAAATAAATTTTTGGAGAATCATACCTTTCAACTATTTGCCGAGGACAATTTCAATTTTGAAACTGATTTCAAAGTAAAACTTACAGGAATAGACTACTATATCACTTTTGGAGAAAAGAAAGAGTATATTGAATATACTTTGTATGTCTTACCATCTAATGAACAATCAGATAGATTTTGGGGAACACTCAAAAAATATTTTGGAGAAGAAACTCCAATTACATCAACATCCGATCCACATCTTGAAGTTAGGTATAAAATACAAGAGTTATTGTCAAATTTTCTGAATGTTTTTGGACTTGACTATTCTGTAACTTGTAAAAAAATTGTTAATTTGGTTGACGTTAAAGATTAACTTACTTTAATTTTTCTAAAACTTTCTTAACTGTTTCGATTAAAGCCTGAGAACTCATCAATACAACACCTGACGCAATCAATCTTTCCGCAATCAAAATTGCCGCCTCATCAATATCTTGTGTTTCCATAAGGACAGATTGAATATCTGTAATGATAGGTATCATGAAACTGTATGCTATCGTGTCAATAAAAGCGACAGAACCCGCTCCCACAGAGGACATAAAGTTTAAGAAGGCATTTTTTAATTGTGTTCCTTTTCTTAACCCAACTTTGAAAATTTCTTCCAGTCCTTCTTCTTTAATCACTGAAAATAATTTCATTGTTGGTCTTCTTGTCTCAAAAAATAATGAAAATGCTAAACCAGCTAAAACCAACATTCTTTGGTCTTCGGTTAAATTGAAATTTTGGTCTCTTAGAAATTGGTCTAATGGAAGTACCAATCCACCTACTGCAGTACCCCAAGTTAGAAGCATCCTTAAATTAATCCCGTATGATTTGAACGCCCGATTTACAATTTGTTTTGTAAATGTATTTAATCGTTTCATATAGGTTCCAAGCATCGATTTCTCTTCTTCTGTAAGAAGTGCCCTTAATTGAGATTCTGTAATTAAAAATTCCATATGATTATAAATATATTACTTATATTTATTGTTATGAAAGGGACGTTAAATCCACCGTTAAAAGTCGGAGATAAAATTATATGTTATCACATGGAGGGAGAACTTGGAGTTCCTCCTGGTACATCAGGTCAAGTTACTGGTGTTGCAAGAGACCCATTCGAGTTTGATTCAGATGAACAAATTATTAATGTTGATTGGGATAATGGTAATAAACTAAGTTTGATTAGTTCTACCGACGCTTGGAAAAAGGTTCCTTCAGAAAAAATAGATGAACAACGTAATCCAAGTTGGGAATTTTTAACTCAAAACTCTGACTTATTAAATAACTTTGATTGGAGATGGTTTAGAAAATATCTAACAACAATTAGAGACTCGGGAATTGTTAATATGTTTGGAGCAGCTCCATTATTATATGCGGGTAAATCACATATTGAAAGATACTATGGAGAAAATATGGAAGATGATGAAAACTTCCAAGAAGTTTTGGATAATGTTGAGGAATCCAAAAATAAAATTATAGAGGGTGTAATTAAGTATATGGAATCAAACCAAAAGGACGTAGATGATATGGATTTGGTTAACAGATATGCTAAAACATTTTCCCAAAAATTACTACAACTG